GCTCTACCTTTGCCATTTTCAGTTACCTGCCATAAATGATTATCCGCGCATTCTATATATGTCCTATCAGAAAAAGTTATTCTGTAAACAGGTAATTTACCTTGTGGATATATATGCGTAACCTCTGTTTCATACCCTTTTCCATTTATAACTTTAGTGCCTATCTGTATATCTCCCATTTTTATATAACCATTAGCTGTAAAAACTTTTGATCTTAATGGACTTGCTTTACCTGTTCCTGTACTTCCTGTAATAGCCCACTGATCGCAAAAAGTTGCAGGATTATGAACATATGCTAATTCTTTTTTCCATGTTTCATAAATATCTTTACCATGATTTGTGTAATTACCTAAATATAAATCATTACTTAAAAAAGTTTCAAGATCTACAGGTATTTCTTCATAATCATCGTAATATAAATTATCTAATTCTTTAGATTTACCCTTATCTGATATTTGTGCTAATATCTCTTTGACTTTTAATTTTTCCTCATTAGTCAAAGTAGATAGTACATCTAAATTTTGGTTTTTATCTTCTTTCAATATTTCTACCTCCAAGATATCTTCTTATTAATATTTTACCAAAAATAAAAAGAGAGTCTAAATTGACTCTCTTTGTTATATAATTAAGCATTAACTCTATTTTTTGTAGAATCTATCATAGAATTTCCTAATGTTCCGATATATGCTTGTGATGAAGAATTTGTATAAGCAGCACTTGTTTTATCTGATGAATTAACATTCCATTTAGGATATTCTGGTGTTCCAAATGGTGTAGGTTTATCATAATAAATTGTTGTACTAAATTGTCTTAATTCAGGATTGTTTCTTGAGAATTGACCTTGATTATATTCATTAATCCAACATCCCCATAATTTCCAAGATATTTGTCTTGTTCCATTAGGAGCCCATTTATATAATAAACCATCTTGTGCATAATATTCTTTAAATCCTATTTTATCATTTTGAATATTATGAGCCATTGAATACCAAGCAAGTAATATATTTTCTGTTCTCATACCTATATAATCTGTAAAAGATATAGGTGAGTTACCAACTGAAGGTACTCCTGCATAATTAACTGTTCCATTACCTGTTTTAATAGAAATAGGTTCAATTGCTAATTGAGGTCCTGTATAATCTCTTAAAGATAATGCTAAAGCTTCTGTAGCTTCATCTGCATATGCAACTAAGTTACCATCCATATCATATAAATCTCTAGTAAACTTAATTTTTAATATGAAGTCTGAAGATCTACCTGGTTCGAAATCTTCTTTATGATTTAAAATATAGCTTGTTCCTAAGTAATTAACATTACTATTTTGTAGTTGTTGAAGATCATTATTTTCAAATATTTGACCCATTATTCTTCACCTCCCATTGTTAATTCTATGTTTCCATAAGCAACGTTAAGATAAATTTGAATTCTTTTAATTGTAGGTGCTACATAAACATCTAATTTAATTTTTAATGTTCTAGGATCAGCATTTGTACTTATGTTTTCAATTACATAATCCATAACAGCTCCGTTACTTTCCATTGTATCTAAGAAGTTTGATGTTCTTAATGCAAATGTTTCAAAAGCATCAGCTGAATTATATTGATATTGTAATTCTGTAGCTAAGTTATAAACAAATCTTCTTATTTCAATTATAGCTAAATCAGCACTTGATTCTGAAAATGCATTTTCTTCACCTAAAGCTGAATCAGGCATTAACAATGTACTATTTCCAGCTATTACATATCTTCCACCTTGCAATTTCATAATTGGGTTTATATTAACAGCTGTATCTGATTGCCATTGTTCTGAAAGATCAGCTCCTATTTCAAACTCAGGTCTTATAATATTAGCTACTTGTCCTGTTGTAATACCTGCTTTTGGTGTATAAGGTTTTCCCCCTTTACTTAAAGAACTTCCCATAACTGTTAAATATACATATGATGGCGGCATCCATAATTGAGATGTACCAACTTGCATATATTGCCATGGAGCACATATACTAGCACTAGGAATAGCTTGATCATCACTTAATTGTTGATAAGCAACTGTTTGTGCCAATGATTGTTGTTCTTCTGCAGGGGTTCCAATAGGTAGATCTATTAAAGCTCTACAATCTTGTCTTTTTAATGATAAGTTTATCATAGCTGATGCAATATCAGTAGCTGATGTCATATCAGGATCTGTATATCCACCAGATGTTAAGAATTTAGGTTGATATAATATTTTATCTGTTATAAATTCATAACTCTTTGGAATCTCAGCTGCTACTAAACTTTCATCAAAGTCAGTTCCTCCTGATAAATATTTTCCTGTAACTGTTTGTAAATCAAACTTAGCTGGATCTTTGATTAATACTTCTACATCTATTCTTTCAAAAGAAGCATTTGTTAAAGCATCAATTAATTTTTGATTTATTTCTAATTGAGAATCTTTAGTTGTTATAGTAATTAGTTTTTGTCTTTCTAAAAGTGTATATTTTAGATATACATCTAAATAAATAGCTACACCTGTATTTCTTATAGTAATGTTCAAATCATTACCAAATGTACCACCGTATTTTTCTGTTACTTTAACATCATTAACATCTGCTTGAGTATCAGCATCAAAATGTGTTAAGTAAGTTTCTGCTTTAGTAACCCCTAAAGTTTCAGATGCTGTATCTTGTCCGGTACAAGCTATTCTTCTGAATAAAACAGGTATTCCAGCATTTAATAATCCGCTTACATATTCAAATGTAATAGATCCTTCAGGACCTCTAGTTCCGCAAGTATTTTTGAAATCATCAAGAGATTCAAAAGCATAAATTCTTTTATAATCACCTGTAATTGCAGTACCAGGAACGTAAGCCCAGTTATCGATGTATGTAGTAGCATTTCTAAGTTCTCTAGATAAATTATTTGTATAAATATCGATAAAAGCCATTTAAATTAATCTCCTTTCATTAATTATTCTTCTACTTTTGCAGTAGCTTGTTTAAAATATTTACATTCTAAGATGTTTTCTTTATTTGTAAATGTAACCATAGATGATCTTGTAAATTCTTTAGATTCTAGTTTTAATCCAGATGGTTTTGCAATTTCATATTTAGTGAATGCTTTACCTTTTTGTATCATTTTTCCTTCTAAACAAATACTTTTACTATTATTTTGACTTAAAACTTCACCATAAATTCTAATAGCTGATTCATTTTTTAACACTTTATTTAATTTAAAGGAATCTATAGTTTCATCTAATTCTTTTAAAAATCCTTCAACTACTGTTTTAAAAGAATTAGCATTAAATTTATTTTTAGACTCTGTTTTAATTTCTTTGTTATCACAATCACAATTCTCTTTATTGCAGTTTTCACAAGAATCTTTAGATTCTTCTTTTATTTCATCAGCTACAGCTAATTGAACAGCTGCCCATACAGATAATGTTTCTTCTTCTGATACAAATTCTCTTCCATCTTTTAATATAGTTTTAACTTTACAATTTTTCCATCCTGGATATTTATCTGTAAGAGGTTCTTCTATAGTTGTTATAGGTTTTTCAGATTCTATTCTTTTAACATCTTGAAGTTCTTTCTCTAATTCTTCTATTGTATCAGATTCTTCATCAAAAGCATGTTCATATTTTCTATCTTCGCATATTTCTATTATTTGTCTAGGACTATAGAAATAATTATAATCACCATTGTCATCTTCAGGTTTTATTGATTCATTTAATTCTTTAGATTCAAATAAATTACTATTTTCTATGATAATATCTTCTACATTATCTAATATAGTATTCATTTGTATATCGTATTTATCGGCTAATTTTATAGCTCCATCCCCTAAATTAGATACTACATCTTCATGAACACCTATTCTTGATATTTTTTCATCTTCAGTTTTTACTTCTTTAGATTCTTGAAGTTCATCTACTGAAGTGTCAGTTGATTGTAATTTTGCTTTCCAATCAGGATATTGAGAATTAATTTTTTCAATTAAAGAATTAACTCTATTTTCAAGATCAAAACTTATACTATTACAAGTTTTTTGACCTAAAGGTGTTTGTCTATTATTACCTCTTGTATAAGAAGGATAAATAGTTGTACCATCTTTTAATTTTTTAAATGGAACATCTCCATCATTAAACCATCTGTAATATTTATTAGATAAGTTAATATAGTCTTCTACAACTTTATCAGGTAAAACATCTGGAATAGTAGGAGTTGTACCTGTTGCAGGTATTAATTTATTTAGCATATCTACATCTTCTTGATACTTACCATTTCCACTCCAATAAGTTCCATCTTCAGGAAATTCTTCAGAAGTTAAATCTTCTTCTAAAGACTTACTTTCTTCTATAGTATCTTCTTCAACTTCTTCAGGTTCAGTACTAACTTCTTCTGTAGGTACTTCTTCATCTACTATTTCATCTATTGAAGGTACTTCATCTTCAACTTCTTCAGGTTCTACAACTTCTTCAGGAATAATTGTCTCATCACCTTCTACAGGTACTTCAATAGTTTCAGGTTCTGTTTCAGTAGCACTAGATTCACTATTTTTTTCAATTGTAATTGTAGCTTCTTCACTATCAATAATAGTTTTATCAGTACCTAAAGTTACTTCAACATCATCTGTTTCAACTTCAATATCTTCAGTCTTTATTTCTTTTTCTTCTTCAAGAATTAATTTACCTTGCATTGCTAACATAGTAGCTTCTACTAAACTAGCTTTATTGATATTTAGTTTTTTCTTATTTTTCATTATACCTTAATTTACCCCTTTCTTTAAAATTTTAAATTAATTTAATACTGTAAATATATCTTTATTATCATCTAAAAATTGTCTAACAGATTGGATTTCTGCATTTCCTTCTGCTAATAATTGGTCACCATCTAATTGAAATTTAGATGAACTTGATTTATATTTACTACGTATTCTACCTAATATAACTTTACACATACCTAAAGCTAATTTCCTAAGTTGAGTATCCCAATATTGTTCTCTTATATCTTCCACTGAATAATATTCTGGTTTAAAATTAATAGTAACTTTACTAGGTGCATTAGGATTAGCTGTTATATATAATTTTTGATTAGGTTTATCCCATACAAAATCCATATCTGTAGATAAGATATTTAAATTTCTTTTTATTAATAAGGCATTTGTATAATCTTCAATGTTATACATACCTGTAACATTCATTAAATTCATTGCAGGAATTGTAAAAGGAATTCCTGTCATTATACTATCTTGAGCTCTCATAACTGATTCTACATTATCTATATTATATTTAGATAAATCTATACAATTAGAATAAGGAACTGTAACAGTATAAGTATCAGTCATATAATGAACTATTTCCTCAAAAGCTTGCTCAACTATTTGTTTAATCTGCTCAGGAGTTAATTCAAGATCTAATACTTGACCACCTAATTGATTTTCTATATATTGAACAATTCTTTTCATTCTTTTCTTCATACGAGGGTAAGTACGGGGTTTTGTTAAAGCATTATCTTTATATATAGGATCTAAATTTTCATTCTCTTCCATATATTACCTCCATACTATTTTTATTAAGATGTAATGGCAGTATCGAGGAGGTAGAATCTCGACTTACCATTACATATATTAAGTTTATATTATTTTATACTTAATACCTTAAATTAATTAAGCAACTTTTACTTCTAATCCAACTGTAGCATCTGCTAAAGCTAAATAGTAAGCTGCTTCTTCACTTGATGCAGCTGTTAAAACAACTTCATCAGCAGGTTGTAAAACTTCTACAAAGTTTACTCTGAAATATCTAAATCCAACTTCTTCAGTTCCAACATTTTTAAGTGTAACTGTTTTTGGTGTAGTTAAATCTTTCTTCATTGCACATACCTCCTTTAAATAATAATATTGGTTTTGAGTCCAATTTTCCTCTTTATTTTCTGATTAGTCTTTCGACAAAAGATATATAAAGAGATAAGTTTTTATTAAAATATTATCTACCTCAAGATATTTCTATCTTGATAATATTTTACTAACTTAAAATAGAAAATCTGCTAAACTTTCAGGTTTTACAACTTTTGTAACCTCTTTAGCTTTCTCATTTTCAACTTTAGGTTCTTCAACTTTTGGTTGTTCTACTTTAGGTTCTTCAACTTTAGTAGTTTTTTCTACAACCTCTTCATTTTTATTTTCTTCTGTCTCAACTTTAGATTTACCAAATTTAGCCATTTATAATTCCTCCTTTATAAAAATTATGCTTTTATTTCGCACATAAATCGATTTTAAACGATTTTTATTTGAAAAATGATAAATTATATATCACTTAAAAATAGAAGCTTAATTTAAAAGATATAAAAACAAATCAATATCTTTGATTAGCTTCTAATATTATTTTACCTAAAGAATTATAATTTTTGCATAAAAATAAAGAGATATATTAAAATATCTCTTTTATTATTTATAATATATTGGTGCAGATAGTCGGACTTGAACCGACAAGAGTTTTACCTCGCAGGATTTTAAGTCCTGTGTGTTTGCCAATTTCACCACATCTGCATATTATGGCGTCAAGAGTGAGATTCGAACTCACGGAAGCTTACACTTCGGTTGTTTAGTAGACAACTGGTTTAAACCAACTCACCCATCTTGACATATAAAATATAGGCAATCAGTAACGATCTGATTTTTTACAGTTCCAACATTATTACTCTGAGTCGAACAGAACAGGATATATCTATCAGTCCAAAACACCTATATAGATTATATTAATTGCTGATACATTTTATAAGCACTATAGGCTTCTTTATTAGTATCATAATATTTAATAATTTTTTGATTATAAGCACAGTTAAAAATAATAAAGGTTGAAATAGATTCATTTAACATAGCTATATTTTTTATATAATTCTTTTTTATGGTAATAGTATCATAAATTTTCCCAAGTTTATACCTAGTATTATCCCCTATCCATGCATATAAAGATTCAAAAGTTGTATTATAATTGATTATATTGTTAAATATTTTATTATTGCTAATAATAATTATATCTTTAAGTTCAATAGTATTATTCAATTGATTACCTCCAAATGATAATATTTATTTTGTACTTTCATAAACAATTAACTTTCAAGTACAATAGAGTGGACATTACCTTCGTATAGAATACTCTGTACTAACTCACTTCTATACATATCTATAAAGTTTTTTAGGAGATTAAACTGTTAGTATATAAGTTCTCCAATTATTTTAATTGATTTGTGTATTTTCTGTTATGTACTCAATACACTAAAGCACTTTTTCAGGTCTTAATGGAATCGAACCATTATCTATCTACATTACGTAGTATGTTTTACCATTAAACTATATGACCATAGATTAAGATTTTTTGAACTTATCTCTTATATCATCTATCCAAGCCCATAAATATACAAATGGTATGAATGGAAGTTCTATAAGTAGCATTATAAATAAAATAAATGCTTTTAATCCTTTATTCTTCCAATCACTATTTACATATTTTGGTAATTTTTCTTTATTATTCATTTTCTAGCTCTTCCTCTTCCAAACAATCTTCACAATAGCCCTCTACACTATTATTATATTCCCAATAGTCAATTGGTTGACCACATCTATTACAGAAATATTCTTCTTTAGATAGACATTCAGGACATTCACCTACAGGAGCTTTACCTTTACTGGTATATATCTTACCACACATAATACATTGTTTATCATATAAATTTTCTTCCATATTATCACTCACTTTATTAAATTGTAAGGGGATGGAATTTAAGTTTCACCTATTATCCATATCAAGTAATAAGGCTTGCAATTGATATAGTTTCTTATTACCACTATTATATTTAATCTATATATCCGGATTATATAGTATAATAGTTATAGTTTATCAGACTATTCGTTTTATTTAAACTACCCCTCCATATATTTTTTAACATTGTCTTATAATAGCATTTGTATATCTTGATAAAAGATCAGTCATATTCTTTCTACCAACAGGATTACTTGTATGAATTCTATATTCATCACAAGGGATATTATTTTCTATAATGTATTTACAAACATCATATCCTGTTTTTTCTTCTCCCAAATCATGATCTAAACAAATTATATTATATCTAAATCTATGTAATTCATGGATAGCTTCATTATAAGATCTAGCTGTAACTATATGATAATTATCAATATAATGATTTGGTATAGGTCTTAAATCATCTATCCATAATAAATACTTTTTAGGTTCTTTTCTTTTATCTAGTTGTTTTTGAAACCAATCAAATGCAAATTTATCCATTGTAATATCTCCTTTTATAATAATCAGTTAAAGCACTATTATAATGTACGAGGTTTTAATTTTATTTTCAACGGAGGTGCCTCGTCTTTATACTCGCGCATATCTGGGAGCTACCCAGCCTCTGGTAGTTCCTATTGGAATCGAACCAATTGATTTTAAATTATTAAAGTTTTAGGTGTATATAAATTATAAAATGTTTTACCATATTTAGATTTCACATAATCTAAATATAATTTCATATCTTCCTTAAATAATACTTTTATCTTATAAGGAAATTGGTCAATTTTAGCTTTATCTTTTTCAGTAAAGTAACCTTTTATTTCAATGTATATATCATCAAGTATAAAATCAGGTTTTACAACAGAACATTTACCTTTATGACTATTAAGACCATTTTGTGTTAAAAACTCTCTATTACATATACATTTAAACATACTTTATTCCTCTTAATAATTTAAAAACACAGCGCTCTAACCTACTGAGCTAAGGAACTATATTGGTTGGGGTACTAAGATTCGAACTTAGGAAATCATGGGATCAAAACCCATTGCCTTACCGCTTGGCTATACCTCAATATAGTAGCGGGAGTTTCACCCACTAAATTTTATTCTTCTTCTTTATTATTATCTTTTTGATTATTACCTAATTTACCAACAGCATAACCTGCAATTATTGATTTTAAATCAATACCTAAACTATCTTGAGCTACTTTTAAAATTTTATCAATTTTTTGTGTATTGTTTTCCACAAGTTGGGTTGATTGATCACCATACATTGTAATACTATCAATATTAGATAAAGGAGTTGATACTTCTTTAGCAATATCAGGTAATTTATTAATAATCATTTCTACTACTGATGCTTGTTGCATTTTTGCTTGAGCTTCAGCCTTCTTTTCAATACCTTTTGCTTCTGCTATACCTTTTGCTTCTATACCAGCAGCTTCAGCTTCTAATTTAGCTTTTATTCCTTCAGCTTCAGCTAATGCTTTTGCTTTAATTGCTTCAGCCTCTAGAGTTGCTGCTTCTTTATTAGCTTTTGCGATTTCTATCTTAGCTTGAGCCTCTTGTTTAGCTTTTTCTAATTCAGCTTGAGCTCTTTGTATTGTTACTTGCTTTTGAGCTTCAGCTTCTACTTCAGCTTTATATTTTTCCGCATCAGCTGTTTTTCTAACTTCTGCATCTAATTGTTTTTCTCTTAAAGCAACTTGTTTTTCTTTTAATTCAGTTTCTTTTTCAGTTTTAGCAACTTCTGCAAGTACTGTATTTTCATTAATTAGTTTTTGTCTCTCAGCTTTTTGGATTTCATATATTGTATCAGCTTCAGCTTTTTTCTTATCTTGTTCAATTTGATACTCATATTGTTTTAAAGCTAAATCTTTATTTTGTTTTGCTATTTCAGCTTTAGCTTGTGCATCAGCTTCATTTCCTTCTTTAGCCGCTTTAGCTTGTGCAACTTGAACATCTCTATCAGCTTCAGCTTTTGCAATTTTTGCATCTTTTTGGATTTTAGATAAATTATCTATACCTAAATCATTTATAGCATTATTTTCATCAGTACAGCTTTGAACATTTAAGTTAACAATTTCTAATCCTATATTATTGATATCATCTTTTGCATTTTCTTGAATTTTTTGAGAAAATAATTGTTTATTATTAACTAATTCTTTTAAATTCATTTGTCCAATTATTTCCCTCATATTTCCTTCTAATACTTGTTGTACATTTCTAGCTATATAATTTGAATCTTGATTCAAAAAATGTCTAGCTGCAACTTGTATTAATTCAGGATTGTTAGGAATTCTAACATTTGCTACAGCATCTACATCTACATTAATGAAATCAGCTGTAGGTACTCTTGACGTTTTTACATCTATTTGTATTAACTCAAGAGTTAGTTTATCCACTCTTTCAAAAAATGGAACTCTTAAAGCAGCTTTTCCTATTATAACTCTAGGTTCTTTCTTTAGACCTGATATTAAATAAACCATATCTGGTGGACATTTAACATAGCTCATAAATAAGAATATTGTAAGAATTATAATCACTGCTACAACAATGATTAAGGTTATCATTTATCTCTACCTCCGAATAAATAATATTTTGCTAGTCTCTCCTAGCAGTCACGTTGCTTCTTAATGTACTTCTTGCTCAACACAACGTTTACGCGAGACAAAGTTGCCGTGTACACCTGACCTACAGTTATGACCTCACAAATTCCTGTAGGGTACCTAAAGAGTGAGGCGGTACGAACTGGGCCGAGGCGTCTATATCGGTGTCATATATAAGATCTTTTTTCATCCGTTACGAAGGAACAATGCTAGCATTTTGCACTTCATTGCAACAGATATAACCGAACCCCAGTGGTAGCGATAATTGGATTCGAACCAATGATCTTGGCGGTATGAACGCCCTGCATTAGCCAACTATGCTATATCGCTATATAAAGTTTTGATATTATATAATAAGCACTAGAAACAAATTATATAATATCTATATTCTTCTTCATCTTCTCTCATTTTTCCAGAAAGGAGGTGAGTCCTTCTTATAGGTAAAATGAACAATCAATTACATACAGTGAAAAGATCTTCTCTAGTAAAAGATCTTTGGCACAGGTTTATGGATTTGAACCATAACTGTTGATTTTGGAGATCAAAGTGCTGCCGTTACACTAAACCTGCATAAATTATTTCTTTCTTATTTTATTTCTTTCTTTTACTTCTTTTCTATATTTTCTAGAATATTTATATAATATATCATGGACAACTTCACAATTTGCTTGAATATTAGGCATAGGATTAACTATATAATAATCTTCTCCTAATAAATATTTTTCTAAAAATGATAAAGCTTCTTGAGGTTCTAAACAAGGTGGAAACATATTATCTTTTTCCCAATTTTTATCTAACCATTCTGTATATGTCATATATTCTACCTCCAAATTATTAATGAAGAAAGAAGATAATATATTTGGTATCTTTATTCCTATTTCAAATTGACTATATCTGGCCAGTCTCACAATTATTATTAATAGGTTTGCTTAAAGGCTTGCAATTACCTTAAATCTAATTATCTTCTTTCAGTGGTGGTGGAGATAAGATTTGAACTTATGAACTCGTATGAGAATAGTTTTACAGACTACCACCTTTAACCACTCGGCCACTCCACCATATTATATAATATATAACATGTTAATAATAAAAGTCTAATATTTTTATAATTCTTTACAATCTAATTCTCTAATAGAAGGAAGTTTAGGATATTGATCATAAGCTTCAATCTCTTCTCCAATTAAACTAGTTAGAAAATTTATAACTTTTACATTAACAGGAGTTATTAAATTAATACAAGAGTTTTCTATAGTTGAAATTTTGTTCTCTTTATCAAGATATATAGTACAAAGATTACCATAGAAATCTTCTAATTTATCTCCATTTTCTAAATCTATAGGAGAAGTATAATCAACAAACTCAATTTTATTTTCATATAAATAAGCTTTTAATGTTTCATCTACTATAAATTCTCTTTTTAAATCTTTCATTAATTGTTCTAAACTAATCATTTTAATTACTCCTTTGGATTTAATGTTATTATTTGACTTTGTAGTTCTTTATTTTTTCCTTTAATATAAGAATTAATAAATACAGTTTTACCATTACTATAATGTCTATAATGTCCATGTACTTGAAAAGAATGTGAATATGTCCATCCTTTTCTTTTCTTAATTAGACTTTCAACTTTAACTTTCTTAATCTTATTAAAATCATAAATAGGTGTATTTATAGTCTTGTGTTTAGATATTGATTTTATAGATTTTTCATTAGCTGAATATGTATATCTAGGTCTATTTTCTTCATAATAGTATTTAGTAGTCTTTGTTGTAGTAGCTATATACCATAAACTAGATGTTAGTAATATTACACAGTAAAAATTAAATTCATTTAATAAATCATCCCAGTTAGTAAATTCATCTATATATCTATCAGCAACTAAACTATTTTCTCCTTCTTGCACTTGAAATGATATTTTAGATACAATAGTATTGTCTTTACCATATAACCAAATCTGTATATTATTATCAGCATATTTAAAATACATAGTAACTTTTTCAAGACCTTCTATAAAATATTTTAAACGATTTTCAACTTGACGATATGTACCATTTAACTGTTTTGCTAAACTTTTAATATATTCAGACTGTTTACTAATATCAATTTGAATTATATCATTTTCAATAATTAAATAACCTTCATTATAAGCTTCAGGTAAAGTACCTAATAATCTTAGATCATTATTATACCAATCTATAAACATTCCTATTTTAGATTGAGGTAATATGATTTGAGGTAATTTATTATCTATTCTTAATATTTTATCTTTATCTTCAACAGTTAGTTCATTTTGACTACTGCTATATTCTTGTTCTTTTAAATTGATCCCACTCAAATGATAACTCCTTTAATATTTATTCTGGCGACACAAGTAGGATTTGAACCTACGAGCCGTTTCCGACTGCCAGTTTTCAAGACTGGTGCATTAAACCAAACTCTGCCATTGTGTCATTTAATTATTTCTTTTCAAAAGTTTTAAACTTTCTATGACCACATTTTATACAAGGTAAACAGCTGAATGATTTCCATATTGATCTACAAAAGGGTTCATTATACCATCTCCATAAATATGATCACAAAATAGTTGTTTTATAAAATAAATTAGTTTTTTCATTATTAAGCTCCTTTATTTATTAATAACATCTTATGTCTTATTAAGATCTGTTCTTTGTTATTTTCATTAATCCCATAAATTCCAGAAATATTTTTTAATTAGATCAAATGCTTCATCTTTCATTTTATTTCTATATTCAAATATTTCTTGTTCTCTATTAAAATATTTTTCTTTAAGTTCTTCAGGAGGTTCATTTGTTTTTAGTTCATAGCAAGTAGGTTTACCTTGGGAATCAAACTTACAAGGTACCATATGATCTAAAAAAGATCCATCTCCCCAAACAACTCGGTCAAATTCTTCTCTATATTCATTATCAATAATAGTTATTTCATCATTAGCTTGTTTTAAACAATAAGCTATTCTTGTTAATATAATATACCATTTAGTGAATATATTTATTTCATATGTATATCCTTCTTTAATTTGTTTTTCTTTATAAATAGCTAATTCTTTATCTAACCATTCTGCAGGTAATGTATTATATTCTTCAAATTCTAACTCAGGTGCACCATGTTTCATATCACGAAGATTTAATATCATGTCTGCAAATGTATCACTAAGCCAATAATGCATTCCCCAACAGTCACAATCAGCGAATTTTTTCTTTTTTCTCTGATTAGCCATTTTTCTTTCAAAATTCCAATCTTTTAATTTCCTAAACATAACTTTTAACTTCCTCCCTTCTATATTATATTGCTAGATTTTTGGTCTGAGAGGTGAGATTCGAACTCACGAGTTCTCCAGCTCCCAAAGCTGGCGGGGTGACCAACTCCCCAACTCCCAGGTAAATAAAAAGATATATTCTAGTAATTAGAATATATCTTCCCAGTAATCTGTTTTCTATCTATGTGTGGAATATAAGATAGCTTAGTATTTTAGTTGAGTTTTCTAATTACTATTATTTAACATTATTAATTAAGCATGATGAATAAACGATACTATATTGTACCGGCCACATAAAGCTAATTAATTCTTGTAATGTGTTAAATAATTTCATAGTAATTCAAACTCCTTTCTTATTATTATTTTACATAATAAGATTTAAAAAATTAATATATGCATTATAGAATATATTATTTATATCTACTTGGCAATAGGTTTTAAATATATTCTATAATACTGAAAGTGTGGTGGTGATTATTATAATATAAATATAATGGTTTACAAAATATAGATATCATATAAATTCAATTAAGTATCACCTACCTAAATTATACTATAGGTTTTTAAAAAATACAACGGGTTTTATTCATTTTCTTGCAAATAATCTAATAGTTGATTAATTTTCAAAACTATATCAAATAAGATTTCTTTAGATGGATCTTTTGATAATAATAAATCCCAATTAAATTTAACATGATCAAAAACTGCTTTCTTTTTGGATTCTTTTTGTTGATATAAACTTACACTCTATCATTTGAGTATTTATATTATTATTAATTATGTCTTTATATTTATTGTTAAAGAGAAATAAAAATTTACCTGTATCTCCCTCTTTTATATATTTATTAATATTAGTTATTGCTTTATCTACTTTATAGACGTTACAATTAAAGCAAGCTAATGTAGTTGTATTATAAATACAATCCTCACATTCTTTTAACATAAAATATTGCCTCTATAGATATTTCTGTATAGCCTTAATCCAGTCGTCCATTATTTTAATAGATATAATAGGATTATCTTTAGCTGGATATTTAGCTTCTAATTGATCGTTAACTTCTTGAAATAATTTATTCTGTATAGATAAATAGCCAAGTAATTCTAATTCATTCATTTCTTCATATTTCTTTAAACTTTTTTGATAAGGTTCAAAGTTTATAATTTGATCATATAATGTAGATGAATTGGGATCATAACAAATAGCTCTATCATCAATATAAACTAAAGCTGGAGGTTTCTCTTTACAGACTTTATCTACTACTATACCATTATCAAATAACCAATTACGAATAGCATCAATTCCTTCTTCTGTAGAGCATCTTGTAGAGACTACTACCACTTCATAATTATTTGCTCTTAACTTTTTAATTGTTTCTTTAATGTTTTCATTAGGTTTATCATAAATAGAGCCATCTTGCCAACCTTTACTATATTTATGAATTACACCATCAAAATCAAAAACTATTGTCTTCTTCATTTAAAGCTCCTTTCTTGATTATATAATATTTCAGGTCCTTGATCAGGATGTCTATAAGGACTTGAAGAATCTTCTATAACTATCCAACCCTTACCTAGACAACCATGACAAGTTCTTTGTGAAAAAGCTCCAGTAGTATTAACATAATCATAATATTCTTTATATATTCCAGTACCTTTACAAACAGGACAGATTTCACTATGCTTCATTTTTCTTCAACTCCTCTAAAGCTTTTTTATATTGTTCAATTTCATCTTCATATTCCTTTATTATTTCTTCTCTAGATCCAAATGTATAATAATCATCAGGTTTATGTTTGTGATCTCTAATAGCTTTTAAACATGAAGCTATTTTATTTTCATAATAAGATTCGTTTGCATATAATATTTCTAAAGGAGATCTATATCCATAAGAAACAATCAAATGATCTTTACCTATCCACATAGTTGTTTTACAAGGAAAGTTATTTTCACTTATACCAGATTCTTGAGCAGCTTCATATAAATCTCTACAAGGTCCATAATCTACAGATAATATATAGTCTCTATCATATACTAAATTTTCATATATTTTATTTTGAATTATTTGCTTAAATTTATTTAGCTGTTCTTGATTAGTATCTTTAACTAACATCTTACTCATTATCATAGATATAGCTCCTGTTTGAGACGTATCTCCATTATCAAATTTAGGATCTTGAATTACATCTATCCACCAATTAGTAGCTAAATCTATTATCTTATCAATCTCATTCATAATCTCTCCCCTGTTTCAATAACATAACCTATTTCTTTGCAATTAGGACATTCTAATTCTTTTAATAAAACTCTTGTTGGTATTATACCTATCCAACGATGTAAGCATTTAATACATATAACCTCAGAAACCTTATGTTCTAAATTAGCTTCAATATCAATTATTTTTCCCATCTAAATCTTCCTTTCAGTAAAACCTGTTTGATTATTAAATACTTCAACATCATTATTCATAATACTAAGTACAGGTAGATAACGATCATTAAGACCATTAATAACATCCATATAGATTTTTTGTTTAGCTTCAGCTGAAAGATTACTATCTATCTGTATTTTAATAATAACATCATCTTGATTCATATTATATACCCTCCTTTATTTATAATAACAACTTTATTAAATAAAAAAGATTAATAAATTACAAAATTTATTAATCTTCACTTATATTATATTATTAAGTCAAAAATATTTCAACTAATCTAAATTCATCTCTAGATAATCATTAATATAATCTACTATATGGTCTAAATTCATTTCTAGTTGATGATATGCATCTATCTTTTCAAAGTTTTCTGGATACTTACTATGTAGTCCACCAACAGCTATTTCATATTCAGAGCGTGACCAATAATGATACATCATTTTAGATTTAATATACTCTTTCAATTCTAACTTATTATTAATTTTCTTTTTTCTATATTCTTTATATAAATTTTCTTTAAATTCATCACTAAACACATTATATGTTATTATTTTATCTGAATTAAAATCATGTAATAAAACATTCCATACAAGCTTTTTATTTTTTATTTTCATCTATTTCACTCCTTTTTAAATATTCAAATTGATTTTCATTCCAAAATAAATATGACTTATCACCATATTCAGAACCATCTTTATAAGTAGAGTGAGTATCTATAAAATAGGTTGTATAGTTCTCACTAGATAAAGCAGTAATTGTTTCAACAGGTGTATGTCCTACAATTTGATAAGGGATTGTAGGTTCTTCAAATCTATTTAGATATTCATGTTCTCTTTTATCACACCATAAAAAAGAACTAAATTCATTATACCCTCCTCTAAGATAAGAACACATAGTAGTTAAATATAAATTAGCTAACTTATCTTTATTTAATTTTTTAAGCTCTTCTCTCCAATCACCTTGTAATACATGTTTAACATAGTCGTTATTAATTCCAGCATGGGTACAAACATAGTCAGTATCTCCTAAAGTGACTATTGTATATAAATCAAAACAATCAATATTATCTTTTAACTTCATATTCATAATATCATCTAGTTCATACCTATGTCCTGAACAAGGATAACCTAAATAACTTAATTCATGGTTACCTATACAAAATGTATATTTTTCAGGATTACTTCTTTTTAAGTTAATTACAGTTTCTAAAGTTTCTAATGATTGATGATTATCAGTTATCCAATCATCTACATAATCACCTGTAAATATTATTCTATCAAAGTGATATTTATCATCTAATTTTTTAATATCCTCAAATATATAAGAATGATTATGTACATCACCTACAAATAAAGCACGCATATTATTTCCTCCTCATATATTTTATAACAATTTATTAATTTAATCAATTTTACTAAATTGATCTTCGCTAAAAATCACAAATATCTTATCTTCTATATTAATTCCATCATAACCTCTAGATATTAAATAAGAGGTTACTTTCTTAGGATCAATTGTATTCTTGGAATATATATCAGCTACTTCATAAGGGTTTTCTCTACGAATAGCATATTCTAAAGTTTCTTGATAACCAATATAAAATGGATTTTCTATATTAATATACCCTTTAAGTATTGTTCCACTTTTGGTATATTTTTTAGCATAATCTAAATCAGATGTAAAATAAATTCCATTTCCATACATTTTACCATTATTAGTTCTATGTGTTACATCAAATTTATCAAATTGATTATTAGTTCCATGATAAACTATACTATCAATTTTACTATTTGGAAATACTTCAGATTCTCTTAATTTAATATATATTTCTTGTAGATTCATATTATATCTCCTTACCAAGCATGTTTTTCAAAATTTTTTAATATATTATTTAAACCAGTTAAATATTCTATAGTATCATCATTAAGAATAAAATTACTAGGTTTGATTTTACAAATACCATTAGAATTTAAATAACCTTTAATTATAGAACCATTAGATAAACCAACAGTAAAATTAACCTCAAAAGTACCATTTTGTTTAGAATCTACACTATAATTAGGTTTAAATTCTATATCATGATTTAATTCTTCTATCATACTACATACTTTATAGAATTTTGGAGCTCTTTCTTTAAATTGAGCTAATAATTCTTCATCACCTTTAAATGATTCTGTTATTAAGTTAATTGTTATATCTTGTATATCTTTCACATTTATTCTCCTTTAAATTAATCTATTAATATTTTACCTAAGATTAAAGGAATAGATTTATACTATTCCTTTCTCCAAATAAAAGTTAATTGACCACAGTCATATATAGGTAACCAACCGTTTTCTAACATTAATTCTTCATTAGAAGTTCCCTTACCATAATTTGTATTAAATAATTGATCATATCCTCTTTGTCTTAATAAATTATCTGTTATATGCTGAGCTCCTTTAACCCAATGTTTAGAAGGTATAGCTATTCCCTGTTTTTTAAATCCTAATCTATTATATACTTCTCCAGTAAATTTACTAAAATCACAATAAGATATAATAGATTCAGGAGAAATAATATCTACAAAATGTTTAAATAATTTTTCAGCCCCTCCTACAACTTTATAATCTTTATGAGTACATAATCTTAATAATTCCCATTCATAATTTTTATTATATCTAGGTTTACCAAATGTCATTATTTGTATTAAAGTATCTTTATAATATAACCCAAATCTAATAGTTTGATCTCTACAAGTGTTTTGTAAATGATAATTATTTAAGAATTCATCACATTCATTTATAGTCACACTTTTTATAGTTAATTGTCTAGCATATAAAGATTGTTTATCTTGCAATAAATAAGATATTTTATCTATATCATCCCAATCAAATATATGAATACAATCAAAATTATTATCTAGAGCGTATTGAGTTTTATCTCTATGATATTCTTTAGATTTTGGAGCACTACCATACCAAGTACTCTGTAAACAATTATGTGTATAAGTAGGATCTATTTCAATTAAAGTATTCTCTTTTTTAAGATCATAACTATATCTACCTAGTTGAAACTCGAATTCATTTATATCTAAGTGTGAAGCTATATCTTTATTTAATTTAGAAATTACATTTATGGAATTATTAGGATGATTAAATACTTTTTGAAATATTTTAGCTTTATCAGCTTCTGAAGTTTCATCCCATCGAATTTTTTGTGATTGTGATTGCTTGATTGAGATTTCCAATTTTTTACTTAAAGTCATTTCATTATGTGCTTTAGTATTAGCAACTGAAAGCTTATTTTTAATAATTTGTTTTTCTTCTTCAGATTTATTTTTCCAAGTATTACTAACTTTTTTACCAACTTCAGGCCTAGGAGCATAAATATTAAATCCATTTTCTTTCATTGTTTCAAACATTTTCTTTCTATTATTATAATTAGAGTCTCCATATTTTTCTAACTTAGTTTCTTTTGCTTTTTTCTTAAATACCTCTGCTTGAAATGGATTTTCAACTCCATATCTTTCTAGATTGGTTTGTTTAGCTTTAGTTGTTCGAGCTGCTATATATTCTTTATCTTTAGCTAATTTAGATACTTTCTTAGATCTCTCTTCATAATCTACTTTAGTACTACCATAAGATATAGCATGACCTTTACAACAAAAGAAGTTGGCTTCAGGATCTTTATTATATCTGGTAAATTGATCTCTAGATGGTTCAAACTCTTTTCCACAATAAGCACACTTTAATATAGGCCTTTTTTGTATTTTAGATAGAGCTATTCCTTTATTTCTACAAGAGAAACTACAATACAATTTAGCATTTTCATCTTTTTTCTTTCTTCTAATTTGATCTTTACTTAATTCAAATTCTTTTTTACAAATTGGACAAATATCTTTCATCTCAATTACCCTCCCTTAATATAATTATAACATATAATCAATATATTATCAAGCCATTAAATCCACAAAAGTTACTGGTGGTGTATAAGATATTAAAAAAGAGATACATTTCTGTATCTCTTTGTTTATATATAATTTTATTTCTAAAATTAAACTGTAATTCTTCCTCTGATATATAGGTTAGCATTAACCATTTTCTTACCATAGATAGAAACCCATCCTTGTTGAGTAGTATAATCAGCTAATGTAACTGGTGTTGTATAAGTAATAGGCATATAATCACCTACAACATATCCTGATTGCCAGAAGTCATTTCCGATTGCTCCTAGGAAGAAGTCATTTGTTCCAATAGCAGGTGTTTGATATACTGTTAAAGTACCTAATTTACCAGCTACGAAAGATCCACCATTTTTTGGAGCTTCGTTTGCTTCAAATACTTTTGATTTAGCTAAGTAAGCTATAACGTTTGCACCAGCAACTATAAAGTTTGGTTGTAAGTTACCATTTGTTCTGTTGTAGATTGTAGCAGCAGCTAAGTTAATAGCTATTGGTAAACTTTCTACATGTTCAGAATCACTTACACCTGGTCTTGGTGTAGCTGACCAAATTACTGAATTTCCACCAGCAGCTTGAGCGAAGATATCTCCCATTACGATTCTTTCTCTCTCTTTGTTCATTTCGTTAGCTACTTGTTTTTCAAATTCTAATGGCATATTTACACCATATTCTTTATTGATTCTGTATGCAGCTGTTAAAGCGTATACAGCTTTGATTTTGTGTTCTTCAGCTTCGATTAGAACTGGGTTAATTCCCATTGTGATATCTCCAACTGTTGTTGGTACATCAGCATTGTTATATGTATAGCTCATTAATGCATCAGCATCTAATGCTGTATTTAATGTTACTGTACCATTTGCATAATCAATTTTTCCACCGTCTGTTAAATTTCCATTTCCGTCATCTGTGATAACAGTTGTTCCTTTAACTACTTTGAAAGATCCAGCATCAACTGGTGTGAAAGGAATTACGATATCTTTTGTTCCTGATGTTAATTTTTGATTTTCAACAACTTTAGAATCATAATTTTTATCTGTTCTTCCCATACCTGTTGAATCTAATACTAGATCACCTTCTGTAACAGCACCTTTAGTTGTTCCATATCTAATTTCTAGTAATGGTAATAATTGAGCTGCTGTACTCATTGGTTGTACAGATACGATTTCTGGTAATATTGTATTTTGGATTGCTAATGATACAATATTGAAAGCATCTCTTTTAAAGTTCATTTATCTTACAAATAAGTCGTTTCCACTTATTTTCTTAATATTTCTATTAAGTTGAGACTATATCTTCAACCTATTTTCTTTAACCGTTAATAAGTTGCATCGCACTTCGGAATTACTAATTCCTACTCTACTCACTTCCTTGTATAAATTTTTCTTCTATACAAGTGTTTTCGATAGTCGTTGAACTACATATTTTACATTTATCTTTATACATACCTCTGTGGTAACCATTTAATAAATAATTATCTAATTGATATTCATAAATTCGAGTTTTTACATTATCTTTGTGAACCCAAATTCTATTTTTAGACCAAGTATTTCTACTTTTTAATGCTTGACTAATTTTATGTTTAACTTCGTCAGATGTCTTTCTTCCTTTATTATGACCATATATATTACATAATTGATTCTTTGTTAACTTTTTATTTCTATTTATTGCTATTATAGACATTTTATTTCTTTGTTCCTGACTTACAGGTTTACGACCTTTTATAAAACCTTTATTTTTATATTTTTCAAATTCTGAAGCATCAACTAACTTTTCTTTTATATTGTCAGTTATCCAAAAACGATGTTTATTTTTAAGTGTAACTGCTATTTGACGTTTGCTCTTAAGTGTTCTAACTTTATTTGAGTTAGCAATACTTATTTTTCTTTTACATTCTTCAGAATGTTTATAAGTACCCTTACCTGCATGACCTTCGTTGCCATAAGATAAGTTATAAAACATATCATTGTTTACTGCATTATAATATTGTATCCAGTATACTTCTCGTTCAATGAGTTGCTGTCTTGAATTACATTCTTCAATTAACTTTACTTGAAAATTGCTTTCGCCGTATTTATTTACAGCTTTTTTGAGAAGTACTCCTGATCCTAGATATTTTGTACCTAAGAATTCATTAGATATTCTTTTGCCTATATATTGCTTATTATTTATTAAATTAGTTGTAATATAGATATAACCTATCATAATAATTAAAACCTTTCTAATATGTATTTAATTATTATAATATTATACTATATGTAGCTGCTGATTGTCCATTGTTACATATTAAGAATTATTACTTTATGTCAAGTATCTTAATCTTTAGGAGTTTCCAGCAATTCACGATGTTTAGCGTGAGCCGCTTTAAAAAAGATTTATTAACCCACGTTTGAAGGTTGTGTATATCCTTCATAAAGATTTCCTTTTTGAATATTTTCAAATAATTGTCCTGCATAATATTTTTCAAATGTGCTCATTGGTTTTGCACCAACAGCTTTTCTTGCAGATTCTAAAAGACCAATTCTTTTAGCATATTTTTGTGCAACTGGATTAGCTGCGATTTCTCTGTTTAAAGCCTCTTTTGTCATTCCTGGCATAATAATTCACTCCTTTTAAAATTTTTTGAATTTTAACTAATTTTTAATAATTAGCATATTATTATTTAATCATAATATATAATGTTGGTTTTTATACTAACTCCCTAGTTGTCCATAATATCTTTAAAAGACTATATAATTATTATCCATCAAATATCTTTTAGATGATTTAATTATTATCTAATATTATTTTACACAAGCTGTTTCAATTTTTTAAAAAATTACTGATTTGTTAAAGCTTTAAATAAATCTATTTCATCTTGTGAGTAATCTCCTGTACCAAAGTTTTCAGCAACTGCTTTAACAGTACCAATTGGATTAAAAGCTAATTTTGAAAATCTGCTTTCAGCTTCTTCCATTTTAGCTTTACTTTCAGTTAATTCTTTTATTTGTTTCTCTAACTCTAATACTTTTCTAGCCTCAGCTTGCTTACTTTCAGTTAATTTTTTAGCATTATTTTGTTTATCAGCTTCTAGAGATTCTACTTTTTGTTTTAGTTCTTGGTTCTCTATTAATATTTTACTACTACTTTCAATATTTTTACTTAATTCTCTGTTTGATTCAAGTAATCTATTAAATTTATCCTCTGACATTGTTTTAGCTTCTTCTAATTTTTCTATTTCTTCTTGATGAATTTTATTTAATTGTTCTATTTTTCTAGTTTGCACTTCTTTTAATTTATTAAGATTATCTTCATGTCTTTTAGCTTCTTCTAATTTTTCTTCATTTAATTTATTTATTTCAGCTTTTGCTTGTTCTAATTCTTCTTGTAATTTAGAAACTTCATCAGTTACAGAGCATTTAGCTTCTTTTAGTTTAGATTTTAATAAATCTTTAGAATCTTTATAATAGTTATTTTCTTCTATTAATTTTGTATTCTCTTCAGCAAGAGCTGTATTAGCTTCTAATGATTCATCTAATTGAGCTTTTGTTTCTGTATATTTCTTTTTAATTAAATCTAAAGCAATTTGTCTATTAGCTTCAGTTAACTTATCATTAATTTTTATATTGTTAACTTTACGTAATTTAGTTTCTATTAAATTCAATACATCTTCTTTATTAGATATTGAAGTACATTCAGCAACTGTTTTTATTTGATTTAATTGATTAGCTGTTTCAGCTTCATCTATTTCTTTTTGTAAACTCTCTGTTAATTTACTTATATGTTTACTTTCAGTCAAAGCAACTCTAGCTTTTGTGTTTGCAGGAGTTACAACAACATCAAATGTTATAAAATCATATGTTTCAGGGTCTATTATATTTTTTCCTTCTTGATATATTTCTTCACCCATACCTCTTGAAGATATTCCTAATTTAGCTCCACTATCTGCCAATGCTTTTACTATTCTACCTGTTGGTGTATCTAATATTTCAGCTTCACCATATATAACACCTTCTTCAGGTCTTTTTTCTAATTTAGTAATTGTTATAGCAGCATTTTTAGCTAATGTTTCACATCTATCACCTTCAGGATGATCTAATTCACCAAATAATGTTTTTGTTTCTAAAGCTTCCATTACATCTTCAGAACCAAATACTCTATTATCCCATAACTCTTCTGTATATAATCTATCTGCATTTCTTGTTCCATGTTTATAATCAGCAAATATACCTTTAAGTTTACCAAGGATACCTTTAGATTTTCCTTCTTCATATACAGTATTTGAGTTTTGAGCTTCTATAATTGTAGCTTTTCCCATATCCTTAATTCCTCTTTTCTTTCTATTATAATAAACAGAGCCATAGTATTTGCTATTTCTCTAATAATATTTTACACAAAGAGTTTTTAAAATATTAAAATGGGCATAAAAATAGTAGGTATTACTACCTACTAAAAGAATACTTATATTAAAGCTAAAAAATGACAAGTAGATGTTTTTCATGGATTATAACAGACTAAATTTGAAAGACTTAAAATAAATACTAATAAAATAAAAATAAGTTATAGTTTTTCAAACGCCAATCCGAACACTATAACTTACCAATTAAAGCAAATAACAATAATTGAATACTGTTCAGTACTCTATTTATTATTGCTATGTTTATTTTATTATAACTCAAAAATTTAAAAAAATCAACATAAATTTAAATTTTAGTATCTTTTTTATATTTATCCTAAAGATTTTTCAAATCCTATTAAAGTATCTATAAGAATAATTTTTAAGATTCCTTTGAATTTTCTTTAGCCATTTTATATATTTTTCTCATAACAGCTTCAGCTGCTTGTTCTCTTAGATTATATTCAGCTGCTACTTCTGCTACATTATCTTTAACAAAATCCCACTCATCTTTGTAATTATCTACTACATTTATATAATAATCATCATATTCAAAAACTTCTTGGGCGATTTTATCTAAATTAGGTCTCCCTTTTCTTCTTTCTGCTTCATATTGATCTTCTGTTTTAACTTCTTTTGATTCATCAACTATATTTGATTCGTATCCAGTTTTATTTATTAGATCTTGCCATTTATTAGCATAATCATTCATTACATTAAAGTCTTTATCAGATATTCTATTCATTTTCTTCAAATCATTAATAAATTCAATTAATTCACTAGGATTCATTTTGTTAATTCCATACAAGTTATTAAATGATTGATATAAATTAAAGAATTTATCTTCCTCTAAAGTTGTTTTTTCTTCAACTCCTTCTTCAACTCCTTCTTCAATTTTTTGAACTTGATTTTTATCATAGTTAAATGATCTACCATTATCTAACTTGACTGTTATAATATCATCATCTATGTATGTAACTTCACCTTGTTTATTATTATGAAGCTCATTTGAATTTAATATTTTAACTTTATCTCCAATATTTACTGATTCTGTTAAAGTGGCTTCTGCTTCTTCATCAGATCCAGGTTCGATACCTAAATCTTCTTTAGCTCCTTCTTCTAATGATTTAGATTCAGTTTTTATTTCAGGTTCATCAACAGGTCCTTGTTGTGATATAGGTTTCTTTTTTAATTCATTAACAAATGCTTGAGCTTCTTCTATTGTAAGAAAATGTCCTTTACTTGTAGAATGTTTATTATCTTTTTTATCTATGTAAGTCCAATGTACTCTATAACTTTCTTCAATTTTATTATCTTCATCTACTTCTTGTTTGTAATTATTTTCAAGTTCTTTCATTTTTTCTACATAAGCTTTGTCAACTAATAACCATTTAGTTTCTGTTTGGGCTGTTCTATTTTCTACTTTTACACAATATGTATCATTATCATTTCTTAATACTTTATCATATTCAGCTAAATGATAAGATATATCATATGCTTCTTCTACTGTATCTTGTTTCATTTCTTTTTCATAATTTTCTATATCTTCCATAGATAGCCATTCTGGTTTTTCTTCTAAGCTATTCCATAATTCTTTCATTTTAGCTATTTGATCATCTACATTTCCTGCCCATAAATGTTTTTCATTTCTATTTCCAGCTTTTAAGAAATATTCGCAATCTGATTTTAATCTATCTAATAATTGGTATTTAAATTCAGGAGAATCAGCTTCTTCTCTCAATTGTTCTTCTGATAATATAGTTCCTTCATTTTTTAGTTTAGATTGTGTATCTAATATAGAATAATATTTTTCTACAGCATCTTTAAAAGTTTCATCTTTACCATCCCATAAATCCATCTTTTTAAGGTTATCTATTAAAGATACAAATTCAGTTGCACTTAATTCATTTTTAGGCTCATTATTAATACTTTCATTCAATTCACTAGATATAACTTTCTTATAATGATTATCCTTTAATAAATCTCTCATAAAAGTACAAGAAAACTTACCAGTTCCTTCTTCGTTTGTATTAGTATTAATAATTTTGAAATTATATTCATCTGTCTCAGTTGGTTCTAACATAACTATTTTAGATCCTGAATCATTAATGAATTCATCACCAGGTTTAATATCATCAAATTCATTTTCGTTATTCTCTTTAATTACATGAGGAGTTACTATGACATTTTCTGTTTTCTTTTCTTTTTCAAGTTCTTCTTGTAAATCCTTTTTTGGTTTAAATTCTTCTCCTTCTAAGATATAATTTTTAGATTGAAGAAATAATTCTTTAGCTGCATCTTCCCAAAGCTTTTGATCTTCACAGTCTCCAAAATCTTGTTTACATTTCATTGTTATAACATCTTTATATAAAGTTTTAAACTCTTCAAAAGATTGTTTATCATCTTTTTCTACTTTATCTAATTCTTTGGGAACATCAGTAGAAACAGCTACTGTAACATTTTCATCATCAATATTTTGAATATTTCCTTCAGTTAAACTAACTTTATTAGAAATTCCATTCATTAGCAAATACCCCCTTTATTTAAATTATTTATATAATCATCAATACTTATAATAGGCTCATTTTCATTAAATTCAGCCAAATCACATAATTGATTTAGACACTCTTTAAACTCATCTAATGAATCAACTTTAGTTAAAATATAAACTTTTTGGTCATCTGTTAAATTATTATCAAAAGAACTTATCATTATTTCATTAGGAGTTAAAACTTTTTGTGTAAATTCAGTGGATGGAAAGTCTATTTGCACACTTTCATTAACTCCTGTTAATTGATCTACTTTATCAACTAATTCATTTTGAAGTTCCTGTAATTCATCTATTTGCTCAATATTTTTTTCAATATCTTGTTTTGCTTTATCAGTATCAATTACATCTCCTTGACTATTTTGAAGCTCATAACCTTCTTTAAATAATTCTTTTACAAATTGAGTTAAACTAGTTTTAGAAAAATTAATAGATTCTACTAAATTATTATTTAGATACTTTTCTATTTTTCCTTCATCATTTAGTTTAACTTCATAAATGGATTCTTTATTTGTTAAAACCAATTTACTTTCAGTTACTAATTTTTTATCAATATCTATTAGAAGAGATTCTTGTTTATTTTCTTGATGTTCTATTTTTATGTCAGCTTTTTTAGGGTCTCCTGTAACTTTCATGTATACATTTCTATCTACATCATCTTTATCAATAACTAGAGCCGAATCCAAATTATCTAATATGCCTTCTAGTAATGATTCCATATCTTCCTTTAAGATATTTTCATTAACCTCTTTTTTAGCATCATTTAAGGAAATTCCTACTTTTATTTCTAAATCAGTATCTAAATCATTTTCCAATATACCATATTGAGTTCCTAACCCTAATTCATCAAAAGGATATTGCATCCAATCTTCATTTTTTAGTAAATTAATTACTTGTTTTTCAAAATAATAATCTCCTTCATGTTTGTTAGCTTTTTCGAAATCTTCATATTCAGCCTCTCTATTACCTATCATAAATTTAATAGGCATTTTAGCTGTCAATATGTAATCATAATGAACTTTATCTTTATACATATTAAAAGGAGCACTACTATCAGCTTCTGTCCAAAAATTATTCATTATTCCACCTCTTTTTCATTGTCTAAAATATAACAATAATCTACTTTCCAGCCATTAGAACCACCCTGTTCTTCTTTCATATAAGATTCTAATCTAACTCCATCATCAGAACCATCTAAAGCAGATCCATATAAAGAATACCCTAAAGCATCTGGTTTAAATACTTTATTATCACTACTTACCTCATAACTTCTTGATTCTAAAGAATATGGTTTATCAAAAGAATCTTCTGTAAATACAATAACTCCATATTTATCAGGTTCTTTATTCTTATTTATATTTGTAAATATTTCTTTTAATTCTTTATAAGTTATTTTGTTAGGTCTATTTTCTACTTTTTTAGATTCAGCAAAACTACCTTTAATTTCTCTATCTTTTAATTCTGGGTATTCTTTTTTAGCTTTTTCTATAGCATCTTTTATTGTTTTACTAGCATTTGTTGAGCACCAATATTCTCCATCAACATATAAGTCTATTTTCTTATAATTTTTTCCACCATCTGTTCTAGGAGTTTGTTTTAATTTAGGTAATTCTTTTGCTTCTTTTAATGAATCATCCTCTAATCCCCAAAATTCTTGTTCTTCCTTTTGAAAATAATCACTTAATTGATTAAGTTGAGCATCAGTAAAATCAAAATGATTTTTAGCTGTACTATATAAAGTATCAGCATTAATCTCACTACCTTTATAAATTGTTTCTGCCATACTATATATATCAGCAGCCGCTTGCATTAATTCTTCTTGATTATTAAATTCCATATAATTTTATCTCCTTTCAATAAATATATTATATAATAGTTTTCAAAAAATAGAAAGAGATTTCTATTTAATTTAAACTTAAATTATCACTTCTTAATTCATAATATCTATCACGTAAATCTGAAAGCATATTCATATTTCTTAATTCTTTAAATATTAAGTTACCTTTACTAGCTTCTCCCTCTTCAGCCAATCCTAATTTTCTCATCATATATAAATCATTTATAAATACTCTTATCTGTTCAGCATCATTAGATTGAAGCATATTCTCACATTTCTCTAAATAAGTCTGTAAATCTTGAGAAATATCAGGTATATCATAATTTATTGGTTCTGGAAATAATAACCACTCACTTTTTAAGATACTATACCTTCCATTTGTAGCATTACCATCTTTCACATCTTCGATATATAGTTCTACTGGTATATTATGAACTGATATATCATATTTATCATTGAAAGAAGATTTTTTAGCATTATAAAATTGTTGTAATAATTCTTTATCCATGAAATTAACTTCACTATTTACAATAATATGTAAATCAATATCACTATTTTCATTATAATTATAAGAAGCGTTAGATCCTACAACTTCTATATCTACTATATTAAGTGGTATTTCAGTATTATCTATAAACTCATTAGCTATATCTAATAATTTGGTTTCTACTTCAGGTTTCATAGTAGTATCTTCATTCCATATTTTAGGATTTAATTTATCATGAACTTCTATAGCTTCTAATAATATCATAATTCATTACTCCTTATTTGTTTTCTTTTTAGATTTAGATTTAGGTTTAGTAGATTTAGTTTTAACTTCTTCTACAGTTTCTGTTAAAACAGTTTCTATATTATTAGTTACTTCTTCTATAGGCTCTGGAATATCATTTATTTCTTCAATTTCAGTAACTAATGCAAAACCTAATCTTTCTTGTATATTTATTCTATTTTTTATATCAGGTGTAATCATACTGTCAACCCAGGTAAATGAATCCTTAGGTAGAATTTGAATACCTGCTATAAATATTGATCGTTTGCTTTTATTAAAAACTTTTATCATCTCTTTCACCTCTATCAATAATTATTTTACAGAAAATAAAAAGATCTATTAAGATCTTTTTATTTATGTATGCACTTAATATTATATTTCTCTATATTTCTCTATATTTTCTTTCTATTGTTTAAATTCATAAGGAGATGTATTATCAATATTAGCCCCATATTTTAAACTACCTTCTGAAGGATTACCATAATTAAAATATAAATTTGGTTCAATTTCAACAAGTTGCTCATAATTAGCTCTCCACAAGTAAGCATCATCTGTATAGAAAGTCATATCTTGTCTAAAATATGTTCCATTATTATTAAAATTAGCAATATCTGAATTATCTTCAATTCCAGAATTAAAGTAAATATTAAACTTATGAGCTATATTTAGTCCATGACCTACATATACCATTAGAGAAGGCCTTAGATGGTAATAAAATAATAATTCTCTCACTAGAGCATCATTTGTAACTCTATCCTTAGACCATACACTTAATCTATAATTAATTGTTATAGGAATAACTTGTGCTCTAACATTTATAGGTTTATCATCAGGTCCAATTCTTTGATATACTCTATCTCCTATAAATGTTTGGAATCCTTGTCTATCAAGATTTAATTGCCAGTCTAATCTTTGTAATCCTATAAAAGGCATAATAACATTATCATTATCCAACTGACCAATAATATTAAACATTTGATCAGGAGATCCTATTTGTACATTAGGATTAACTTCACTATCCACTATTGATTTTTTAAAACGAGCTCTAAAATCTTCTACAATTGCTTTATCATAAGCATATACAGAAACATCTTGCTCATTAATTTTTTGATTTACCAATTCTTTTTGATTTACATCTTTACTTGACATACTTCACCTTCTAATCTGTAATAATTTTTACATCAGATAAATAAGTACCTAATTCATATGATTTATATATTCTCCATAAGGTATTTAATTTTGATGCATCATAATGTTTTTTCAAACCTGTAAACATTCCAGTTCCTCTTTGGTGTTGATCTCCAAACTCAATAAAACGAATTAATCTATCTATTAAAGTATTAGATTCAGGAATTAAAACTTTACTATTTGTTTGAATCTTCCAAATATTATTTCTATATTCTTCATAACTAAAAGATTTATTTATAGCGTCCATAATTTCAGATACTCCAATATATTTATTTTTCTTCCATTCTATCCAAGGAACTTGATATATATAATTAAGTCGTAATTGAATTTTTCTTCTATTTATTTTATTATCTATATAACTATACATTTGCTGACAAAGCCATTCACAGAAATCAGGTATAATTTCTAACTCTTCCTCAGTAATGTTAATAAATTGAAATTGTCTAATTAGCATAAGCATTACCCACTATATGGACTATTAGAATCATCAATATAAGTAAAATTATTTTCCCACTCTATATGTTCTTTTGGAGTGGTATCAATATCATGCTCTCCTGTTATATATTTTGATGGTTGATCTTTTGATGTACGTTTTGATTCATCTTGACTAATCTTCTCAGTATTAACTAGAGTATATTGATTCTTTTGAGTGTATTGATCAAATACAGGAACTAAAGCACAAGTATAAGCATCTGGAAATTCTAGATCTGATTGTATTTTTGTTATTCTAAATACTCTAGGTCTAGCTACACCATCTATACTTTCTACTATGATTCTAGCATTAACAGATAAGTTAGGTGTATTATAAGGAAGATTTGCAATGATAGGTTTTTGATCATTTAATTCACTTACCCAACCTATTTTATTTAATGTATCTATATTTGGATTTTCATCAAATAGAATATCTATTCTTATAGGCATAGATAATTCACTATTATCTTCAGAATGAATAGTTAATTCTTTTTTAGTTACATATTGATATCCTACAGATATACCAATTAATTTACACATTTCATTAAAATAACCTCTAAAAATTTTAGAGTCTTGTCTGTTAAGTAATCCCATATGAGCTCCTTTCTTTATTATTCTATATCCAATAATACTTTAGCTTTTTCATAATTATTATATAAACCAATTACTTTACCAATTGATCTTATTGTGAATTGTGTTTCATCTTGATCATATCTAATAGCAACAGCTTTACCTGGTTTATTACTAATAGTTAATTTATCTCCAATACAAATGATACCTTCTACATTTACATCAATAATACCTGTATTTGCGACATAAATCATGTTATTTTCAATTTTTTCACAGATACCTATAACTTGTTCATCTTTTTTATTAATTCTGTTAAAACTTAATTTAACACGATTTGCAATAGGATCTAAACTAATTATATCTCCTACTTCAATATTTTCTTCTTCATATAATTTTTTATAAGGATTAACACATTCACATCTTTTCATATTTTTATTATTCTCCTTCTTGTGATAGCATTTTATTTTGTTCTATTAAATCTTTACCATGTTTTAATCTTTGATTAAATTCTTTTCTTCTTGTTGTATATATTTTGTATAAGAATATATCAATATCATCTTCAGGAACTTGAGTAAGATTAAAATTCATATATTCTCCATCTGAATATATAAGTTCCTGTTTCTAAGGATCTAGCATAACTCATAATTATATCTTCTCCTCAACTAATTTAAATTTATTAACAGATCCATTTTTTAAATGTTTTTCTATAAATAAGTTACCTTCTTCATCAGCACTAATATAATCAATTTCTGTTACACTATCATCTTCAGATATTACTTTATAAAAAGCTTTAGTTGGATATAGTTGAATCATATATAATCTACCTCCATTTATTGTTTATAGTTCATAAACATGTAATATACTTTCATCAAAGTGTGCTAATATATTAGCTCTTTGATATATAGGGCATACATTAAATGAACTTTTTTCTTTAAATTCAAATCCAGCATCTATTAAATTCTGTTCAGATACATTTGGAATTAAATATTCTAATCCAAATTTATTATCTAATCTTGCTTTTGTATTTGATGTAGTTTCTATTAATTTAACAATATCTATTAGATTAAATTTAGTTTTCATAGTTATTTATACCTCCTATTAATATTTTACATAAAAATAAAGATAGAAATTTAAGTTCTATCTTTATTTTTTATATTTATTTTGTATTATAGTATTACTCAATTTTTAGACATAATATGCTTAGTTATTCTGATTCTTTTTAATTACTATTAATATCCTGTAGTCCATCCAGCTGCTGTAAATGCTTCATAGTTTGATAATGATTGACATCTTGTTGCTTGGTCTGATGTCAAACCGATTCGGCTTAATGTTTTACTTGAAGTTATTTTTGTAGCATTTGTGCACATTGCTAAAATGTTATTTAAACTTTCATCTGATAAATTTGGACAATTAGAAAACATATTCTGCATGCTAGTAACATTACTTGTATTTAATAATGGTATTGTTGTTAATGATGAGCAATTTGAAAACATAATACTCATGTCAGTAACTTTACTTGTATCTAATAATGGTATTGTTGTTAATATATCACAATGAGCAAACATACCACTCATGCTAGTAACTTTACTTGTATCTAATAATGGTATTGTCGTTAATGATGGGCAATAATAAAACATATTCTGCATGTTAATAACATTACCTGTATTCAGTAATGGTATTGTCGTTAATGATGAGCAATAATAAAACATATTATACATGTTAGTAACTTTACTTGTATTTAACAATGGTATTGTCGTTAATGATGAACAATTTGAAAACATATTCTGCATGCTAGTAACTTTACTTGTATTTAACAATGGTATTGTTGTTAATGATGAGCAATAATAAAACATATTTTGCATGTTAGTAACATTACTTGTATCAAATAATGATATTGTCGTTAATTTTGAGCAATCTGAAAACATATATCCCATATTAGTAACATTACTTGTATTTAATTGGTTTATACTTTTTATGTATTTATATATATAATTTGCCGAAGTTGATGTACCAAAATCAATAAAGGTATTATTAGGGTTCTCAGACATAGTCCCAACTAATTTTTCACCATTTGAATAAGCTGTTTTTCCTTCTAAAATATCTTCTGCTGTTGCTGTTGCATCTGTTGTGTCAATAAAATTAGGTAAATTGCTTACCTCGTTTTTTATGTCCTCTAGTAAGGTATTATTTTGTTCTAATCTTTCTCTATTTGTTCCTGTACTCATTATTCTTCACCTCCTGAAATTTTAATCCATTCTGTTCCGTTTCCATTATAGGTTGGTATTGTGTTTAATAATTCTCCATTTTCATTTTGATAATATACTTTATCATAATAGAATTTTGCATTTTGTATTCCATAATCAGCTATGTTTGTCTTCTTTGTAAACCCACCTTGAGATATTACTATTGAGTTATTACCATAATCATTTGGTATCATTGTCATTACTTGTACTTTAGTTTGGTTTGCAGCTCCGCCAAATAAATATATATCTGTTCCAGTAAATATAGCTGAACTTCGATAAAAATCATATGGAATATCAGTTAATTTAGTATATGTATCTGTCAATGTATCATATTTATAAGCTATATTACGCTTAGTAAAATCACCAAATAAATATATATTTGTTCCTATAGATACAACTGAACCATCATAAAATTCATAAGGAATATTTGTTAATTTAGTATATGTATCTGTCAATGTATCATATTTATAAGCTACTGTACTATTGCCACTAGTACCACTAAATAAATATATATTTGTTCCTATAGATACAACTGAACCACCATAAAATTCATAAGGAATATTTGTTAATTGCGTATATGTATCTGTCAATGTATCATATTTATAAGCTGCTGTACTATTGCCACTACCACCAAATAAATATACATTTGTCTCTATTGGTATAGCTGAACCTCCATAAAAATTATAAGGAATTACTTTTAAACTAGCCATTTTAGTAGTATTCCATTCCTCTCCTGCAAATATATTTTCATCTGCAGCTATATTATCTACTTGGTAACTCCCTTTAAGCCAAATACCATTTTTAGTAGTTGGTTCTGTTTCTTGCATAAATACATTAGGTTTAGCAGAGCCACTTGTTTTATTTGCTAACTCATCTTGTAATTGTTGTATAACTGTATCTTGTGCGTCTAGTTGTTCTTGTAAATCTTCACTTGTTTTACCTGTTCCTTCTATACCAAGTATAGTATTTCCTTCTATTATTTTATCTGCTGTAAGTCCTATAGCTTCTGCTGCTTTTTCAAAAGAAGGTCTTATACTGATTTGATTATCAGCTCTAACAATAGTATCTGTTCCTATATTAGTATGTACTTCAAGATAATCACTTCCAGTTTTTGCAGTAATATCGTCTTGATTGTCTAATGTTATTTGACTGTTATTATCTATTAGTGTACCTGTAATTTTCCTCTCATTTGCATATGCTGTTTTATTGGCAGCTATATCACTTGCTAATGCAGTAGCATCAGAAGTATCTACACCTGTTTCTATATCATCTATTTTTTGAACATAATCTCTAAAAGGTGTTTCATCTGTTAATTCTTGTCCTTTATTTATAATTGCTGATTTAATTAATCCTTTTGTTTCATTAAGGTAAGCCAGTTTTTTCTCTATTGATTCATTATTTGTTTCTTCCATTAAGCATTACCTCCTTCTGATTCAGTACCAGAACCATTTATTTTATCTAATAAAGCACTTATATCTCCTACTTTAGTATCTAATTCTACTACAGCTTCCTGTACAGTAGTGGCTTCTAATGAAGTTCCTGATGTATCTATTACAATCTCACTAGCAGAAGCTATAAGAGGTCTCCATTTTTCATTACCTTTCCAATATTGAATAATCCATTCATATGGTTCGATATCAGTTGAAGTCATTGTTGCATGAAATACATTATTTGAATATATTTCAACTTTCATTTCTTCATTTAACATTCCAGGAGCTACATCTTCAATATCTGTTAATCTAGTTCCTCCTAATATTATCGTTCCTGGATTTAAGTTTAATGCTTTTACACTTTCAAAAAATTCAACTGTAGTTCCATTTGTAACTAATCCTTCATATTCACTAAATGAATGCATTGCTTCTATATTAGCTATATCATGTCTTAATTGTGCTATTTCTTCAGTATGAGTATTTAACTGTTCATCTATTGATTCTTTATATGTATCTATTAAAGTTTCTAATGATGTTACTTTTTCTATTAAAATTTTATCTTCAATTCTAACTCTTTGAGAACCTACATCTAAGTAACATTCACCATTATCTTTTACAAATATTAATTGTCCATCTATAATAGGTACATCTGTTAAACTATTTGATTGACATCTACTAAATTTAACTTTCATAGTTTACTTCCTTTCTATATAATTATTTATGTAAAAGGGCTATATTTCAAGCCCTTTTATTATTAACCTACCTGCTCAGGTATTCCAATAAGTTTCATATAACCATTTTCTACATCTTTCATAAAGTTTTCATATACTGTTGGTTCAGTAGCACTAAATACCCATGAACTATTCCAAATATTCATAGCCATTAACATAACACCATCATCCCTTGTATATGTTATAAATTTTGTAATTGGTGTTACATTATCAATAGCATCTGTATAATCAACTATTTGAAGGTTTAATTGCATTTGTAAATCCTTAATAGATGATAATATTTCATTATCTTTTGTTTCTCTAGCTGTTGCCTCATTATTTATATTAGTTTGTAATTCTGATTTTGCTGTATTTATTAGATTATTTATATTTGTTGTATTTTCTGTTTTAAATGTTTCAAAATCAGTTATTAATACTTTTTCATCATCTAATGCTTTTAATTCTCTTATTGCAGAAGCTAGTAAAGTACTTGTTAACCCAGACTCTTCTGGTTTGAATTCTACTCCTTCTGCTTCTACTTTAAATCTATATGTAGTTGGATTTACATCTTGACCTTTAGTTAATAGTATAGAATCTGATTTAGCAAATACACCACCTTGTGTTGTATATCCACCTGCACCATCTGTTGGTTGATAATCCCACTTAAATTTGATACTATCTAAGTTTTCTCTATTAGATCCACTATCATCAATTCTAATTCCTGAAATTAAGACAGGTGCAATAGATTCATCAATCTTTTTATCCAAAGCTTCTTGTAAATCAGCTTGATCTGCTATATTACCTTTTATAGTTCCCCATACAGCTTGAGCATGTTTTGCATAAGTTATAGTTACGCAAGTTCTAGCTTCTTCATCTATAGATTTTACTCTTGACCAAGTACCTTCAGAATCAGAAATAATATCATGTAATTCTACTTTTTCTTTATCTGTAGATGTTAAACTATCAAATGAAACTGTATTTTCACTTGGAATAGTTGTATTTAATATTTGTGTAGTTACAAAGTAATTAACATCTATATCTAAATTAGTTGCTAAATCATAACCAGTTATATTACCTTCTTTATCTGTTATAGGGACTGATACTAAAGTATTATCAGTAGATTTAAATTCAATTACTTCTGAACTAGGTGTTCCATCTACTGGTGATACACTTTTTAAAGTCATTTTTGCTATTGTATTATTTTCAGTTTCACCTAGCTCCACTGATCCTACAACTTTATTATCAGTTTCTTCTGCAAATACTTTGTCAGCTTTAGATTGAGTTAAGTTTGTTACATTTTCTTGTAACAAGTCATTTAATTCAATTATATTATCAGCATTTTTTCTAATAGCTGCTGCATTATTTTCTATATTTAATGCATTTCTAGATATATCTGTTTCTATTTTGGCATCTGCTACTTTTCTATTTGTTGTTTCATTTTCTATCTTAGCATCTAAATCATCTAATTCTACATCTATTCTTCTAATATCTGCTTCTGCTTGTTGCATTCTAGTTTCATGATTTGCTATTTGTTCAGTATGAGTTGCTAATAGTCTATCATGATTTACATCATGCTCTTGTAAAGCAGCTATTTCAGTATCATGTGTAGCAATTTTATCAGCATTAGTCCTAACTTTTAAATCGATTACACTTGAATCAAATAATAAATGATCATTTTCTCTAGTAATATTTAAATCACCTTTTTGTCTAAAATGCATATGATGAATAACTTCTGTCTCTGTATCAGTATTTTTAGAAGTTATTTTTAAAGTAGGTTCATTTACTTTTTCACCATCTTCATTAGAGAACTTTACATCTACAACAATGCTATCAGCAATGTCTTTATCAATCTTTGTATCTAATCCCTTTTGTAACTTATCTTCTATATCAGCTTTATTATCAGCTATTGTTTGATCAGTTTCTGATTTTATGTTATCTACTTTAGTATTAATTTCTGCTTTATTAGCTGCTATAGTAGTATTTAAGCCTGCTACTTCTTGATTTATTCTATTATTTATTTCTTGTTTATTAGCATCAATGTTTGTTTGTAATTCTGATTTGGCATTAGCTAATTCTTGTTCTGATACTACATCTACACTTGTTCTTTGTTCTTCAGATGAACCATCTTTTAGTGAAACTTTATCTTCTACTAATTCAATAGATCCATTTTCTTTGTTATAATTTAATGTTACATCTCTAACTATTTTAGCTCCTTCTCCAGCTACAACTTTATCTACTTTTGAATCTAGAACTTCTCTTATACTTTGTTTAACTTTTGCTTCATCATCATAATTAATATCATCTGCATCAATTTGTATATTTTTTGAAGTTGGATTAGCTTCTATACCATTAACTGAATCAACTGTTCTTAGTTCATCTTTATCATATAGCATTTGCTCTCCATCTTCATTTGTTCCATAAACTTTATAAGGTCTTCTTGTTTTTTGAACTTTTTCATCATCAAGATCTTTAAGTTCATCTAATGCTGTTTTTACTGTTTTAGATTCTAGACCAGATATTTTATTATCATATCTAATATCACTTGAATGAAGAGAAGCTAATATAACCCATTGTTCAGGATTAAATACAACACCTGCTTCAAAATCAGTAATAGCTCTATATAATTTATTATCGTAGAAGCATATTTGATCTACATAATATTTTCTTTTAGGTGTATAATCATCAATAGAAGCATTAGCTTTTAAATCTAATATTTTCATACCAGTTTCATCTATTGACCAAAATCCTTGAATTGATTGATCTTCTGATTGAATTAATAAATAATTTTGTTTTGTTCCAGCTGTTGCAACATCTTTAGTAGTTTTAGTTATTTTTCCAATTTTTCCATCTTCTGAATTAATAGTAATACCTGCTACTACTGAATTTTGAATATCATTAAATACTTCATATGAAATTTTAGTATCTAAAGCAGATTTTAAAGCTTCATTATCTTCTACTTTACCTTGTAAATTTGCATATGTTATCATGTATTCTAGTCCAAAATGTTCATAATTTAATTCAGACCATTTTGACTTACCATCACCACGTTTAATTCTATGAGTGTCATCTTCTACACCATATTCACCAAGTGCTAAGATAGGATCATTTATCATCCATTTAGTACTTTCATCATGACGTAAGATAATTGTATAAAATTTTTCTTCTTCCACTCTTAATTACCTCCTTATTCAATATCTATAAGAGCTTTAACTTGCTCTTTTTTATTTGTAAATTGTATAACTTTTCCAATTGACCTAGCTTTGAAATACTCATCATCAAGATAATCTTTTGATTTAGCCTTTCCTGGACGTGAACTAATACATAATCTATCTCCTAGATCTACAAATCCACATATATTTACTACTTGCTCTCCACTATAAGCTACTTGGATTATTTCTCTAGAATTTTGATCTGATGTACCACTCTCTATAATAATTGTTTGTATAGAATCTGATACACCACTATCTATTAATTCTCTATCTAACTCTTCTGAAGATCCTCCATCTAACATATCAGGTATTGGAGCTGTGTTATTAGATTTAACACATACACCAACAATTAGACGAGAGTTTATCATTAAATCTCCAAAGTCATTAGCTACAGCTCTTTTAATATAATTAGTTCCAGGATCTAACATAACAATATCACCGAGTTCTATTATTTCTGAAGGTATTGCTTTTTTATAGGTCATTGTATTATTACAAGCACATGTATCAATCATTTTTTTAATACCTCCTCTATTAATATTCATTCCATTCTAGAACTTCATTTATTATATTAATTTGATTTTGCAAATTCGTATTCATGGCATCAATATCAGCTTTTGAATATGAATAATCTTTTTGAATACCTAGCATTTCCCATTTATAAGTACCATCTTCTAATTCTATATATTTCCATTCTTGATATCCATCATCTGGATCAGATGAAACTTGAATTAAATATGATCTTCTAGTTGAAATATTTTCTGTAGGTAATTCAGTAACAATTAAAGGTTTATTATCACCTACACCAGCTTCATCCATTGCAAAGTGTACATCTTCAATTCTTTTTCTAGCTTCTGCTTCAGTTTCATATTCCTCAATTAATTTTACACCATTTATAGTATAAAAAATGACTATGTTTTTATCATGTTTACCTTGGAAACAATCTTGTAACCAAAATAAATTTAACATAGCCCCAGATTTCAATAGTATAAACATTCCTCAACCCTCCTATCTAACATCTCTGTAACCCAGAGCCCTTTAATTAGACTTTAATTATTTAATTTATTAATAGTTCTTTTTGTAATTCTTGATATCTAGTTTCAGCTTCTTGAGAAGAATCAAAATGCTCTTTAATATTATCTAGACTACCTTTAGCTGATTCATAAACAACATCATTTCCTTCTACAGAAATTTTACTGATATGAAGAACATTAAGTTTTTTACCATTATTTAATTCAATAAATACCATAATTAATATTCTCCTTTATTACTTTATCTCAATAATATTTTACTTTGAAGCAAAATAAAAAAGAGTTAGATTTTATTCTAACTCTTTTATCTTAATTTTAATATTACTAAAATTCTCTATTGTTTAATAATTCATAGAAATAATCAGTAACTTCTTCCTTATCGTAAGGAATATTATCTTCTTCTAAATCTTCAAAAATATATCTTAATAAATCTTCATCTAGCTGACCTGCCTCCCAAGCTGTTTTACAAGCATCATAAACATAGTCCTTAGCTGATTTAGTTTTAGCTTCATTTAATTCTTTCATAGGAAATTCTTCTTCAGCCCAATCCCAGAATTTATTATTTCCTTCATCATTATCTTCAAAATCTTCTTCATGTTCAGTCATCCAAAGTTTATGTCTTTCCTCTGTACTCATTTCTTGAATATCATCATAATATAATTGATGATCTTCTGTCTTTATTTCCTTACCGTTTATAATTTCTTTTACTCTTGTTATAGCATCTAATACATTATCTTCCATTATTCCAACAATATCTTTTTCATCTGTATTTGTAACTTTAGATCTTTCTTCTATATACTTTTCCACTTCTTCTTTTCTAGTTGATATATAATCAGATATTTCATCGTATTGATCATCATTTATTGCTTCTTCTTCATATAATTTTTCAATAACATTTTGTAAATCTTCAAAAGAATCTATATCATCAAATTCAGTGTCAGTAACAGATTCAGTTTTTACTTCATTTAATTTTATTTCCCCATTATCTAGGAATCCAAAATGATATTGAGTTTCTATTTGATCTAATCTATTTGTTAATTCTTGTATTTTGTCTACATATTTTTTACCTTGTTCTATATCTGTTGTTTTAGAATGCATGTCATCTAATTTATTTATTTCATTGAATAAATTTCTTGCTGTTTCTAGTACATGTTCAGGAATATTATTCTCTGTTTTTATTTCTTTAGATTCTATTGTTAATTCAGGTCTTTTACCTGTTATTCTTTCAACTTTATCTTGTATTGCATATGTTATTGCTGGGATATAATATAATCCATCTTCATCTTTGGTATCTTCATCATATGTATTCAATATAGCTAATACATCTTTAGCCATTCTTTCTACAGTATGTGGATTTCTAATACCACTTTGATTTAAACAAGCTTTTATATTAGCTAAATTTTTATCTTCTACTGATTCTGTTTTAATTTCTTTTGATTCATCTAGTGAAGACATAACTCCCTCATATCCAAATCCATAAGAACCTACTTTATTACCATTTATATCCATTATAGGTCCTTGATCAATAGTATCATCAAGTTTATCAGCTACTTTACGTAATTCTTTAGCTACATTTTTACTTAGCATTTCACCTACATCAAAAGTATCTTCATTTGAACAATCTAATTTTAATTCAAATATAGTATTACCTTTATCAAATACTTCTGTTTTAATTTCTTTTGATTCATCTAAAGGCATATCTTCTATATGAAAAGCTGATTTAATAGTATTAAGTTTATTAATGTGATCTTCTTCATCTTTTATAATTTCATTTATTTCTTTTTCAAGTACTTCATATAATGGAGGTAATAAAGTATTTTTAGCTTGTGTTAAAAATCCATTATAACCTTCAATAGCAGATTCTTCATCAGCTATTAACACATCTAAAGAACTGTTAGCTACTTCTGTTGCAAGTTTATCTTCTTCAGTTGGATTTTCAACTTCTTCTACAGCTTCTTCTACATCTAATTGAGTTTGTGTTTGATCTTCACCTGATCCTTCTAATTCAGCATCACTTTCAACTTCTTCTGGTTCAGCTGTTTCTTCTTCACTAACTTCATCCTCTAATTCTTCTGGAATTAGTTCTTCAAATGTATCTTCTTCATTTATATCTTCTTTTTTCATAGTAAAATTCTCATTAGCTTTATCTTTTTTAGGTCCATGTAACCATAGTTGATAAATCTCATCATATTCTACTTCTAATAAATCAGATAGTAATATAAATATTTCTTCTCTAACTACACTATCATTTACTCCTATAACATCATATATATCTTCTTCATTATTAAGAGCATCTAGAACTTTTCTAAATGTAAGATCTTCAGGTATTTGATCTATAAAAGATCCTTCTTCTGGAAATCTTTCTTCAAATCTAGGTTTTACTCTTAAATCTAATGTAGGATCAAATTCTTCTTGTAATTTAGATTCTTCTTTTTTATCTTCTTCAGAAACAGAATGATCTTCTATATTTTCAGGTTTTACTTCTGGTTGTTCTGTATAAGGAATAGGAGCATCTATAAATCCATAATATAATTGTTCATATACTTTATCTGTTGTATATCCTGAAACTATATTTGGTATCATTTCTGATACAATATCTCCTACATTTTCTTCCTCATCTTCACCATTTAATTCAAATATATCATCAAAAGTTTTATAATGATTTCTTACAGCTGTAGTTACATCACATACAACTATTCCTGATTCTAATTGACTTTCATCAACTATATTTAATTGTTTACAGAATTCTGCCATAAACATATCAAAATAATCATCACTATCTGGATCATAATCCATATATACTAGCATGTCATAAGTTTTATCTGCTACATCAGCAGCTCTTCCGTCATTAACTATATCTGCATATGTTTTATACATCATCTTATCCTCCTTTAATAAACTTTCTTTTTTAATTGATTTAGATTCTTCTATACTAACCAATTTTAAATAGTCAGAATTTTCTTCTTTTATATTAGTAATAATTTTAGCTATTGATAAATCCTCTTTAGGAGTATATTCAATATTTTTAGTTTCACCATTTTTGTTAATATATGATACATTATATTTTGTATCTTTTTTATAAACTATTGGTTTTGCCATTAATATATCTCCTTTCTTAAATTGTTTCATTATGTTTTGATTCTTCTAGATCATCTTCATCATCTTCATCATAGTCATAATTATCATCTTCATCTTCTTCATCATCAAATTCAGAAAATTCAAAAGGCCCTTCACAATCATATATAGATCCTTGTTTTTCAGCTTTAGCTGCTTGTGCTAAGAAATCTTTATCAAGAAATGTATCAGCCAATTCTTTCAATAAAGATTCATAATCATTTTCATCAACCATATAATATATATTTTTCAATATATCTTGAGTACCATCTACATATTTATATAACCAGTTAGCATAACTAGATAAATCATTAGCCCAACCTTCTAAATAAGAGTGTACATTATCAAACACATCTCCATCATTATACCATTTATAAATTAATTTATTTATAGCAGTAACTATTTGTGACGCAAATGTTTCTCCTTCTCCTTCAGTTGGAAGATATTCTTTATCAATATCTTTAAATTCTTTTTTATTATAATAGCCCCAGTCTACATGTTCTGTTAAAGCTTGAACTGTAGCATCTACTATATCAAATTTTCTACTCATATTTATTCTCCCTTCTTATTATTTTAATCCCACCAAGCTCTTATATAACCATCATATACACCATATTCTTGAGGTCCACTATATTCAGCTCCATATTCAGGACCATCTTCTAAATGATTAACCCAATCATATAATATAGATGTATTAGCTTTATTGTTAGGAGCTTTAACTCCAACTATTTCTAATCGATAATCAGATCTAGTTGGTTCTACTAAATATATTTCAGCTATAAATTGAGGATTTTCTTCCATGAAATTTAAAAACATAGATTGAGATGGTGCATCATTAGCTTGTAAATTTTCTTTCCAAAAATCAGGAGCTTTTTCAATTGCTTGTTTAAGTTGATCTAAAGTAGAATCAGCATATATAAGTCCTCCTATCATTTCTGATTCATCTGTATTATATATCTCCATTAACCAACCCCATTGACTTATTAAATTTGGTTTCATTTTAACACTTCCTTTCTTTATGTTCTATCTATTCTTCTTTGTTTTTTAGAATCTATTTCTTTCATTCTCTCAATAGCATCATTCCATCCATGTACTACATCTTTTTCTTCTTTAGCTGGATCTATAACAGTCCAATCACCTTCTATATCTGCTCTAACAGATATAGCATATGAATAATCTGTTAAATCATAAGGATGAGAACTTGTTATTTGAAATCTTCCATCAGTTCTACTACTTAATGAATAAGGTCTTTCTAATTCAGGTAATCCTTTTTCATTTATAGCCATTTGACCTTCTATTTCTTCAGTTAGCATTTTAATAAGAGCCTCTTGCATTGAAGTATTTTTAGGATTTTTATTTGAATCTATTTCTTCTTGTATATGGTTTATATAATTAGCTTCTATTTCTTCTAATTCAGAAAGGTTTATTTCCTCATTATCTATTTCTGATAATTTACAAATTTCCTTTCTCACTTTATCTTCAAGTATTCCAAATCCTTTATTTCTTATTTCTTTTATAAAACAATTATCAAAATGAACAGTTATAGGAGAAGCATCTGTATTAATTATTAAATCATGTGAGTTAATATAATAAGGACTATTACTAGCTATTTTTGCTCCTTGTAATAAATTATATTTTTTAATATATTGACTATCATTACCTGCATATATTCTAGTCCATACCATACCTCTACTTTCACCATAACTATTGTGATATCCAATAAGATTATCATTATAATAATATTTAATTATATATCTTTCATTATCCATTATCTTCTTTCTCCTCATCAGAATTTATATTAGAATCATCCAAATCATCACCATTATCACTGTTAGTATTATTGCTATTGTTTTGGTTATTATTTTTATTATCTTCCACATTATCATTATTATCATTAGAGTTATCAGTATCATTATTGTTGTCAACATTATCTTCTACCTCCTCTTCAGGTTCATCTTCTAATTTATCTTTGAATAATTTAGAATAGAATCCTAACTTAGCATTTTGTCTTGCTAATTCATTAGGTAATGTTAATTCCATACCTTCTTTTGGTCTTAAATATTCATTTACTTTATCTATATTTTTAACAACCCAATCCATAATAGTACCTGTAACTTGTTGTAACCATTTTTTATTAGATAACATTGAGATTAGATGTTTACAATTATGAACAGCATATAGTTCTCGAGTAATTAAATAACTCTCATCTTCAGCTACTTTTAAATTATAAACTTGGTTACCTTCAGATGTTAGGATATTTTTCTTATCTATAAATGTTAAATAATACGTTAAATCATTATAATCTACTTTATTTTTATTATAAGATGATATAGGGTGTTTATAACTATTATCAGCTTTAACTAAATAACTATCTTCATTTAGAATATCTTTAATATGTTCACCTCGTAAACATATTAAATAATGTTCACATGGAGTTATCAATTTATTCATTCTTTTACTCCAAAAAGGTTTTTTAGTCATACTAAATATTCTAGCATATGTAAAACTTCTTATTAATATATACAGCTTTTGCATAATGTCTTTATTACTATTATATAAAATATATTGTAGATAACCATCTTTATTACCAGTTACTCCAAATTGACCATCGCCCCAGAAAAATCCATTAATTAAATCTAATTTATCTTCATTGCACCAGTTAAAACATTTTTCATTTAAAAATTTTGAGTGATCCTTTTTATAAGTAAAGCCTCCATATTCAATTAAAAATTTTATTAAATCTCTATCATATATTTGAAGACTAATACATTTTGTATCATGTCCATATTTCTTTTCTCTAAATCTATATTTAAATCCAAGTTCCTTTATTTTATTTTCATAGTACTCTTTATAAGTTTCATCTAAAGCTATAGTTAGCTGATTTTGGTATAAAGAACCATTAGGCTGTTTTCTACTATCTATATGACCATCACTTAAATATAATCCTAAAAGAAAAGCATAACCTTTAGGAAGTTTAACTTGCTCTTCTAATTTTAATTTAGGACTACAAGCATAATTATTAGCCCAATTAATTTCTGTAAGATTTAGCCAATTAAATTCATTTTTATTAAATATATAAAAAGGATGATTTTCTGTACAATTTATTAGCTCTGTTCCTATTTTAGCTTGTAATAATTTTTCTTCATAATGATTACTTTTATCTAGAACAGGTCTTAATCTTCCTTTATGTGTAAATACATTTTCCCCTACTTCAATATCCTTTATAGGTTTTAATCCTGTTTCAGTAAGTACTAAAGTATCACCTGTAAAACACATTGAACCATAGTTATGTGGATTGGTAATATCTGCAGGTCTATTTTCTGGTTTTCCATATTTATAATCAAGCTGGGTTGCTAAATATGAAAATCTATATGAAAAATCTGCGCATGTACAATTAACTTTAATTTCTAAAGCATCTATAGCTTCCATTAAAGCAGCAGTTATTGCTTTAGTATTAACTTGATTATTTGGATTTCTTTCTGATTCCATTTGGATCCAAATTAATACGTCCATTAACTGAATAGTATCATAATATTTTCCTACATTACAGGTTACTGTTATAGTATCATCCCTTAATAACATTGATGTATCAATATCTACTATACTAAATCCTTTATATCCAGCTGCTTTTTCATATCTTGTTTTTGTTTGCATTTTAGCTAATGCTAATAATTCATTTCTAGATGCTTCTTCTACTTTATATTTTGATTCTACAATTTTAACCGTATCTTCATTTTTATATATAATATACCAATTATCATTGTGAGTTATTATACCATCATAACCAGCTCTAATAATTAATTTAACAAATACATTAGGATCCATATTATGACTTAAAATTTTTTGTAAATCATCTCCAGTTAATTTCTCAATAGCTGAATCTATGTCTTCATAATCTGTATAGGTTACAATTATTTTATTACCTTCTTTATTTACATTAGGCATATTACCCAAATATGTTCCATCTAAAGATTCCCACTCTTGTTTTTTATTTATATAAAATTTAAATCCTATTTTATTATCAGTAACTTCATAATGTTTTCTGTTATATCTAACTATTTGATTTCTTATATCTTTATTATCTAATAAATCAGATTTAACAATTTCTTTTATATTTTGAGGTAATAACTCCTTTAAGTTATATAAATTTTCAGTATTTAATGAGACGTTATATACTCTACCATCAGGTCCTGAATATTCTCTTGCTTCATTATAATCAGTGGTCAAATATATTCCAGCACCAAATTCATCACCAGTTGTTTTTTCTTTCCCTATTTCAAGCTTAGTTAGAGATTTATTAGGTGAACCATGGTATAATAAAGCTTCTTCTAATTTATCTGCACTAACTTCATTCATTAATTCATATAAACAATCTTTTTTATATTTATTTTCTATATAGTTTGTTCCATAAGAAGTAGTATAACCATCTACTAAATCTATCATCCAAGTTCCTGTAGGTGTTTTATAAAAATCTTTTACCATATGTCTATATTTTTTAGGTATCTCTGTTATATTCTCCTGAAATTTTAGTATCATTATTATAACTAACTCCTTTCAACTAATATTATAATATATTTTTCAAAAAATGGAACGTATAATTTTTTGATTATATTAATTACATTCTAATAATATTTTACAAAGAAAATAGATAGAGTAAGCCAAGACTAAACTCTATCTATTTAAATTTATATTATTGAAGGAAAATTTATATTAATTAGGTATTTTAAATACTTGTCCTGGATAAATTAAATTAGGATTTGATATTCCATTTAATTCAGCTATTTTTTGATAAGTTGTACCAAATCTACTAGCTATACCTGATAGTGTATCTCCAGATTTTACAGTATATGTTTTATATGTAGGTGCACTTGGTTGAGATGAACTAGATCCTTTAACAGGTATTTTTAATACTTGCCCTGTATAAATTATATATTTAGGTCCAGCTATATTATTTAATTTTGCTATATCTTTCCAAGCTACTCCATATTTAGATCCTATGCCAGATAATGTATCTCCTCTTTTAACTGTATAATATGTAATAGTGTCTTTAGGTTGATTATAACTTGCATTAACTATACCTTGAATTGTATTATAATCATATCCAGCAGCTTCTAATCTATTTTTTCTATCTTCACCATTTCCCCATAATCCAGCTTTTACCTCTTCAGCAATTTCTTCATTAGATTTTGTAGGAGTTGGTTTTGGTTGTGGAGTTGGTGTAGATCCTCCTTCATAACCTTTTACTATGAAATCTTTATATCCATAGTTCATATCTAATCTACCATTATATCCATTTAAAGTACCTTCAGATGTAAATTGCCATATACCACAATTATTAGCATTTTCTCCATCTGGAGATGTTGCATTTCCTTTTTGTTTTCCACCAGATGTAGGCCAATGAGCTACCCATTTATCAAATCTTGTTAATCCTTTTAATTGATTATTCCACCAACTAGAACTTGCATATACCATTGCATAATATCCAGCTTGTTCAAATGTTTCTCCTTCTACTGTACATATATCTCTTAATGTTTGGTTAGAAGGCATACCATATTTTCTTTTATAACCATCGGCATCTTCCATATCTATTACTAAGAAATTTGGTTTAATTGAATATGAATTTGCCAAAGTAACCATTCTTTGAGCTTCTTCCTTAGCTTGAGCTGTATTTAAAGCATATGAGTAAATATATAAACCATAAGGTTTATTACTTTCAATAGCTAAATTAACATTTCTATCTACTTTACTATCTTTTGATGATCCAGCATATCCTCTAAATATAAAGAAATCTACTTGAGATGCTAGTGCTTTTATATCAATATTTCCTTGCCATGAACTAATATCAACGCCCTTATAAGCCATTACCCATTACCTCCTTCTTCATAATTTCTTAATTCTTCTACATTTTGAGCTTCTATATCAAAAGCTTCTACATTTGCATTTTCTTCATCCATATCAAATTACCTCCTTTATATTAATATTTTACATAAAAATAGACTTAGATTTTTTCTAAGTCTATTTTAATTATTTTTAATATCCTGTTGTCCAACCAGCAGCAGTAAATGCTGAATAATTACTTAATGATTGACATCTAGTAGCTTGGTCTGAGGTTAAACCTATATATTCTAATGTTTTATTAGATGTTATTTTTGTAGCGTTAGTACACATTGCAAGTATATTGTTTAAGCTCTCGTCTGAAAGACTAATGCAACCGTAAAACATACTTCGCATAGTAGTAACACTACTTGTATCTAATAATGGTATAGATGTTAAATTATTACAATATTGAAACATATAAGCCATAGTAGTAACACTACTTGTGTTTAATAATGGTATAGTTGTTAAACCTCGACAGTAAGCAAACATCTCAGCCATAGTAGTAACACTACTTGTATCTAATAGAGGTATTGTAATTAAACTATTACAATAAACAAACATACTCATCATATTAGTAACACTACTTGTATTTAATAGAGGTATTGTTATTAAGTTAGTACAATCTCTAAACATACGTTGCATAGTAGTAACACTACTTGTATCTAACAAAATAGTACCATCTGTTTTTGTAGGGATAAAATATATATTTTTATCTATAGTTTTATCAGTATCTGTTAGTACTCTAGGTGTCATGCTATCATAAGCTTGTTGAATATTACCATATACAGCTGCATTAGTATCTGCAAAACTATTAGATACATTTGTAGCTAATGTACCAGTAGTTACTCCAGTCTTTCCATAAAATTTAGTTGCATAAACTTCATCTGCAACAGTAGTTAAATCTGTAGGAGCTAATTCCCAAGCGGTACCACTATATTTATATAAACCAGTAAAAGATGCAGAGTCTACTTTCATAAAGTAACCGAAGTTATAATTCCATAGTGTGCCTAGTTTAACTACAGTTCCTAAGTCTACAGGATTAGTTATAGTTGTATCTCTAGTATAAGTTATTCCATCTATCGATGTATATTCTACGCTTATATTATATTCGTCAAAATCGCTAAAACGGTCAAAAACAAATGACGTTTGACTTAACATTACTTGAGAATCAAAGGATACAGAACTATCTACCGCTTGGAGTGCATCATCGCTAAAATAATCTCCAGTAAAAGCTGTAGGTAATGTTACTGTATCAGGAAATGTAATATATTGTGTTTCTGTATCAGCAACCATATTAGCTAATGTATTTCTATATACTATTGCTAAATCTCCTTCTGTATTTCCTGTAGAATTATTCATTTCTTCTATTGTAGTAAATTGTTTTATTCCTTCTACTGTTCCTCCTCCAGAACCTTCATAAGTACCTGTTATACCTAAAACAGTTACATCTTTTTTAATATTTTCTGGTAGTAAATAGGTATCTTTTTGATTTTTTATCTCATTTAAATTATCTAATAATTGTTTTGACATTTATTTTTCTCCTTTCCTAATTTAAAATATCATTAACCGTATTAATATATTTTTGATATTTAATATCATTAACATTTAATTTTGTTAATGGTATGGAATTATATAAATTTGTATTAGAATCTTTTGTATCTGAATAACCCCATCTTATTGTCATAAATAATTCATTCTCTATAGGGAATTTAGTTACTTCATTATACTTATAATAATTTGCTTGTTGTTTATATTTATGTAAGATAAAATCACCTGTAGTAACATTTATATAGCATGATTCAGTAATAGGATTATTATCTCCATCTATCATTATTCCAGAAATACCGTAAGGGCTTATCGAAGTATTTATATAAAATGGTAGTAATTCATTATTATTTAAATCATGGAATTTATATGTATTACTATTGTACAAACATAATTTATTATTGTAGTAACTTAAATAATAGCTTCCTATATTACTTGTAAAGGTTGAAATATTTATAACAGTCATATTTGTTAAATTTATTCTGTCTAATCTATAAGTATAAATACTATCACTATAACTAGAATAAAAGATATAATATTCATCATTATATTTAGCAAAATTACTATTAGAGAATGATTGAGTACCTGGTAAAGTTAATGTTTTATTTAAATATAAATTAACTATATAAGTTTCAGAAGTTGAACTGTTATAATAAAATAATAAAGGTCCTACATCTTTTAAGTTACTCCAATTATTAATACTCCAACCTAAATCAATTGTTGAAGTATATATTAGACTATAATTAAATGAATTATCTAGTTTACAAATATGATATGTAGAAAAATATGACCCTCCAGAGTTAAATGATTCACATGTTAAATAAAATAAATCATTTGCTCTATCATAGGATACCTTATCAACATGATAGTATTCACCAGATCCATATTTACCTAAATTTAAATTAGCTTTAGCTATTCTACTATTTGAAGTAATATTATATCTATATATAGCTAGATGGCATCCATCAGTCCAACCCCTAGTTCCTGTGGTAAATACTATTATAATTTCATCGGTTTCAGGAATATAATTACAAGCTTCTATAGTACAATATGGGAAATCACCACTACCTGAATAATTACTATATGATATAGGTTGCCAGATAGTTGAATCAGACATTTCTCCAATTCTTTCTCCTGTCTCTTTATTGAATATAACAGCATTTATAGATGTAACTTGTTGTCTTCTATCATTATTAAAATTAACTCCAATTGTACAAAAATAAGTTATATCATTATATCTATAAGTATTCTCGTATCTATAAGTAGAAGAATATACTTTATATAAAATGTCATTAGAATCAATTGTTTGATCTATAGAATTTATATTTATTGTTTTTTGAGTTATAGCATCATCTTCAGAACAATTTTCTATATCAGTATATTTAATTTGAGATCTTTCTATAAAGGTTTGATAAGGAACACTTTTTCCTGTTTGATATACATTAGTATAATCTGTTGTATTAGAACTAGATAATTGAGGTAACCAAGTTTTTATAAAATCAGTTGTTTTTATATTAGTTAAATAACTTCCATCACCTGTTACAATATTATCTTTATCGTATACAATCTTTCCATTAAATAATTCATTTTTATTTATTTGGGTTAATTGTGAAGGAGCTGGTAAATATCTAGGTCTCTTATAATATAAATTACTACTAAGGGTTGTTTCTGTATATGTACCATCTTCTTTATGTGTATATACAGTTATACTTTCTGCACTAAATGTAGAATTAGTTTGTATATTTACTCCAAATACTTTTGTATCATTATTTAGATTTTTTATAAGTGCTATATATTTAGAAACTTCTCCAAAAGTCTTTCTTTCTAATACACAAGAAGCAGTTTCTGTGGTATGGGTCATATCTATTAAATTAAAAATATGCTTTGTATAAGTAGGGATTGTAGTAGGCTCATTATCATAAGCTGTATAAATAATATCATATTTTTTATTTAAAGAGTAGATATAACTATTAAGATATAATTCTAGTGTCTTTGGAATGTTATTCTCATATTCTGAAATATAGGCAATTCCATATAAAGAACTAGTATACTCTTCATTTTGTAATATAGACCAAATTTTATTTCTTATATTTATTATTTCTAAAGGATCTATATTATAAGATAATTTATAATCTTCTTCATATGCAAAATTATAAAAAGTATTAAACCAGTTTTGATCTATTTGATCATCTCTATATTCAAATAATCCATTAAACTCAGATTTATTAGTTTTAAATACTTTACCTATAATATCAGACCATTCTCCATTACTATAAGATAAACTTGAAGAAAACGATATTAATCCAGGAACAGCTCTAAACTGATCGCTGCTACTTATATTATCTATAGCAAATGTTAAACCATCTTCAGATATGTATGAAACATGTAATCTAGCCCAATATTGTGGACTCTCCTCAATATAAATAGTTGCAGAATTTGTTTCTAAATTTATATTTAAATTAGTACCATTTCCACTCCAATGAGCATTATAAGAAGTTTCCAAAGTATTTTCTAAAGTAAAAGATTCAGGTATTAATATATTATCGATATTATCTTCTCTGTTTATATCTACAAAATTTCTACTATATAATATTGCTTTTTTACCTATATATACTTTGTCATCTTGATTCATTTCTTCTTCAGATGCAAATATTTTAGCATTAGTAGCATCTAAATTTTCTATATTATTTATTTTTTCTGCGTATGACCTAAAAGTATCTGTATCTAATACCTCTTGACCTTTATTAATTATAGCCTCTTTTATTAAACTTTTTGTTTCATTTAAATAATCGAGTTTATTATCTATTTCATTAGCCATTTATATTTACACCTTTCTTATTATGATTATTCTATTAATATTTTACATAAAAATAGACTTAGATTTTTTCTAAGTCTATTTTAATTATTTTTAATATCCAGTTGTCCAACCAGCAGCAGTAAACGCTGAATAGTTACTTAATGTTGTACATTTTGTCGCTTGTTCAGAGGTTAAACCAACATATCTTAATGTCTTTGTACCCGTATAAGAAGTTGCATTTGCACACATTGCAAGTATGTTATTTAAACTTTCATCTGTTAAATTTGTACAATAAGCAAACATACTACCCATGCTAGTAACTTTACTTGTATTTAATAATGGTATTGTTGTTAATATATCACAATAAAAAAACATATTCTGCATGCTAATAACATTGCTTGTATTTAACAATGGTATTTCTGTTAATTTATCATTATAAGAAAACATACTACTCATATCAGTAACATTACTTGTATTTAATAATGGTATTGTCGTTAAATTTGAACAATATTGAAACATATATCTCGTATCAGTAACCTTGCTTGTATCTAATAATGGTATTGTTGTTAATGATGAGCAAGCAGAAAACATACTACTCATGTTAGTAACATTAATTGTATTTAACAATGGTATTGTTGTTAATTTTGAGCAATCTGAAAACATACCACTCATGTTAATAACATTACTTGTATTCAGTAATGGTATTGTCGTTAATTTTGAGCAAGCAGAAAACATAGTACTCATGTTAATAACATTACTTGTATCTAACAATGGTATTGTCGTTAAATTTGTACAATTATTAAACATATAACTCATGTCAGTTACATTACTTGTATCTAACAATGGTATTGTTGTTAATTTTTTACAACCATTAAACATATTACTCATGTTAGTAACATTAATTGTATTTAACAATGGTATTGTTGTTAAATTTGTACAACCATAAAACATACTAGCCATAGTAGTAACACTACTTGTGTCTAATTGTGGAGAAATTTTGGTAATATAGGTTGTTATGGTATCATTCGTTGGAACTAATCTAGCATTATAATAATTACAATCTATAGAATCTATTATTTGCGCATAATCTTCTATATTATCAGAAGGTGACATACCTTTATTTGTTAGACTTGTTTTGATAGCTTCTTTAGCTGAACTTATTCTTTCTAATTTCTGATTAAAATTATCCATTTTATTCCTCCTCTATTCCTAAAATATTATTTATTATAGTCATAGCTTGGTCATATTCTTCATTTGATAAAGGTGAAGAATCTATTATACCAGTTACTCCTAAAATAGTTATATCTTTTTTAATATTTTCAGGAAAAATATATTTAGTTTTTTGATCTAGAACCTGGTCTAGTTTTTCTTGTAATTCATCATTTTCCATTTATTTATCCTCCCTTTAGTATAATTTATTCATACATTCTACTAAAATATTTTTATAATTTCGACCTATTGGATCATTAGATATTTTAGCAGCTGTAATTAATTCTTGTTTTGTTTTATTATTATCACTTAAATTTGTGATATTTTGATTAAACTTAATATTATCTCGATTACTATCAAAGGTAGTATAATTATTAACTCTTGATTGTATATTTAAAATAGTATTATATATTCCTTGATAGTCTCTAGCATAGATAACATCATGTTGCTTTCTTTCTACATTATCACTATTTATAGCCTCAATATTTTTATTAAAATAAACTTCCCATAATTGAGTTGAATATTTCCTAATAGTAGAATAATGATTTATATAAATTATTTGTTCTTTCTGTAAATCTAATTCTTTAATTTTAGATATTCCTAAATGAATATTATCTGAGTATTCACTCCATATATTTTTATAATATTTTTTCTGAAATCTTATTTTTATATCATAATATAATAACTCAGGAAAAGCTGTAATAATGGATGGATTTATTACAATATTATATTTATGATGAATAATTTGATTACTAAAAATATTGTTATTATCATTTAAAGTGTATTTAAGTTCATAAGCTTTATTCTCACTATCTTTTCCAGTAATTATAAGTTCTATGTTATTATATTCATATTCAGCATCAGATAATCCTAAAACATCCATATCATCATCTTCTGGAGCTTTTAATAAAATTCTAAATTGTTTATTATGCCAATTACTATTATGAGTTGGAAATGATATTATTGGTTTATGTATTCGTCCAATAGGGGTTACAAAAGTATATAAAGTAGAAGGCCCTTCTTTTTTAGAACTATTATTTGGCAAAGTATAATAAGGAATAATTTTTATATAATTTAATTCTCCTCTATATAAATCATCTTTAATATCTAAATCTGTTGATCCAGATAATTCAGTAGTAGGAATAATATGATCTGATCCTACCTGTGTTGTTTTATTATTTCTATATACTCTTATAATATACCCAGAAATCATTCCTCTATCAGCATTTGTAGAATAATTCCAACTAACTGTTATTTTAGGTGTAGTATCTGTATATTGATCAGTTCCGGCTTCAATAGTAGCTCCTGTAGAAGCATTTTTATATCTAACTGTGTTAACTTCATATTTAGGCCAGAATTGAATAGTTATATTGTTTGAACTTGCTTTAGCTTCTACTCCACTAGTTTCATTTTTACGTTTTACATATAATATAGTAGTTATCTTTTCTTGACTTCTTTCATCTTTTGTAAAATTTGAAGTTATAATACTTTCAGATAAGGCCATAGAACCATTATCAAGAGCATTATTTGTATCACCTGTATTAGGATCATTATATCCTGTTTCTAACCAAGGTTTCCCATTAAACTGATAATATGTTTTAAAATCAGCTTCATTATTTGATGTCCATCGTCTTCCATTAGTATACCAAGATAAAGTTGCATTACCTATACCTGAAAAACTTGCAGGACTAACAGATACATTTTGTATTTTTGGAGTTCTATACGTATATAAATTTATAGGACCTGCAGAAGCAGATAACGAAGTATTACCGTTGTGTATTCTTGTTGCAGATGCTGTATATAATGTTCCATCATATACACTTTTTTCTGAAGGTTTAAATGTATAATTACTTTCACCATTTCCAATGCTAGTTGTTTCTGTATTATTGTTTACAGTCACTTTAACTGTGGTAGCTGTATCATCTCCTGAAGTATTTTTTCCTATTTTTATAGTTCTATTTACATCATATCTTGATATTAATACATTATTATCACTAATAGTTATTGTAGGAGTTTTATACGGTTCTGTTGCATTAAAAGCTGTAAACCCAAATCTAAGTGATGTACTAGTCATACCTTGATTATATGAAACTCTCGAATAATTATCTCCAGAAGATGTTGTAGTAGCAAAAGCAACGCAAGTGTTATTTCCATTTCTATATCTATCATGAATCCAACCTACCCATACTTCACTTTTACCACATATAGCGTTAGAAAATGTCCAAGTGAATTCATTGAATTTAATACTGCGACCAGAAGAACCTGGGCCATTATTTGCAAGAAATCCTCCAGCGGCAATATCTATAGTATTATCTGAAATGAAATCCGGAGAATTGTATGTACTATTTGTTGGTTTATTTAACCAAATAGCTCCACGCATTATAGCAGCAGTACCTGTGCAAGGACCTTCATAATTAGTTCCATAATAATTACTTCCACCGTAACCCATTCTAGATGAAAAACTAACTACTCTTGTTGTACTACCTAAGTCTAATTTAACTGCCATACAAAGACCATATCCTGCACCATAATAACTAGGTTCATGCGAGGTATCTCTTACTCTAGGATAATTAACTGCCATTATATTACTCCTTTTCTTAAATATCTATTAATATTTTACAAAAATAAAGGATCTATATTTATTATAGATCCTCTTTAAATTCTTAATTTTTATTCTGTTGCTTCTGAATCTTTAACTACTACTTTAGTTGCATTAGATGAATCATCTATTACAACAGTTTTAGGTTCTTTAAATTCAAACCATCCTTCATTAAGTCCATATACAGCAGATTCAATTAACATGTTTATTTCAGCTTCTGAAAGATTAATTCCTTTACTAGCTAAAATTTGTGAAACTTGTTCTACTGCTTTTTCTAATTTTTCTTTACCATGTAGATCTTTATAAACTTGTTCTACAAATCTTACAGCATTCTCTACAACTACTTTAGCTGTTTCTGTATTTACTTTTTGTTCATAAGCACTTTTTAATCTAGTACCTATATAAGTAAATAATCCTGTTAAAAATGTTGCAAGTATTGGTAAAAGAATTTGAATTAATTGATTTACTACTTCAGACCAATCCATATCAATTTACCTCCTTAAAAATAAATATTAGTAGATATTTCTATCTACTAATATTTTACATTTTCTTAGGTTTCCTTCTAGGTGCTTTATAATTTGTATCAATATCAATATTTAACTCATCACAGTAAGCAATGAATATAGGATGATTCATTTTAAAATATTTAGCCATGCCAGTTCTACTTAAATCATCTGGATTGGTTTCTATATAATCTACATTATCTATTAAGGGCTGCTGTTTCATTTTTAATCTAGAAGACCATATATGATAATTAGTTTCACAATCTATATTTAAATTTTTACAATAACAAGAAAATCTTGCAAAGTTAATATTAAATTTCTTACTCATTTCACACTTAGTTAGCTTATCAGGATTTTGTTCAATGTAATCCTTATTTTCTAATAGGATCTTATGAGCTCTAGCAATTATTTCTTTAGGTCTAGTTATATAATTTGTTTCTAAATCAATACCTAAATACTTACATAATTTTTCCAAAGTTTCATGAGATGTGTTTAATTTTCTAGCCATATTATAACGACTTAGCTTATCAGGGTTTTGTTCAATGTAATCTCTATTTTCTAATAATTTATTACATCTTTCCTTGTAAGAAGAGTAGTTAGTTATTGAATAACAAGTAAATGTATCTATTGAATGCTCCTTACAGTATTTCTTAAATGTACCTACATCCATTCCAAACTTTTTAGCCATTAATTTTTTACTTAATCCATCAGGATTTTGTTCAATATATTCTTTGTTATTTATTAAACTTTCAATATCAATTACTTTTTTATGACGATTATAATTTGTAGTACAGTCAAATTCTAGTTTTTTTATTAAATCATGATAATTTGATTCTTTTATATTAAATTTTTTAGCCATTTCTTTTTTACTTAGCTTATCTGGATTTTGTTCAATGTAATCTCTATTTTCAAGTAGTAATTCTATTTTACTGTTATAAACATCATTAATATATGTAGCAGATTCATATTTTTGTAAATTTATCCCAAGTCTATTACAAGCAGCTACAAAGGTAACTTTACTGGTAGTATACTGGTTGAATAACTGATTCAAAGTTATTTTATTACTATTAGTCTCTATAGCAATTCTATCCTCCTTTAAACGAAGTTCTAATGGATGTAAATAAGGTCCAATATTGATGTTTAATTCTTTACAAGTCTTTTTAAAATTACTATAGTTTATTCCAAAAGATTCTGCTAAAGCCGTTCCAGATAAATTATCAGGATTTTGTTCAATGTAATCTTTATTCTTTAATAGTAGGTCATTTGCAGATATACGAGTTAAATTTAATCTTTTACAAGCATCTCTAAAAGCAGATATAGAGATTTGTAATTTATCACATATTAATTTAAAATTAGGATTATTGGAATTTTCTAAACGATCTTTTATAAACTCCATGTTATTTTTTATAAGCTCATCTATATACTCACGAGAGTGATAATTTTTAAAATTAAAAGTATAACTAGAATACTTAGGATCTTTTAATTTTCTAGCTAGTGTATTATGATTTAATCCTAATAGTCTATCCATCTGATTTATATAATAGTTCGGACTTTGTTCTACAATAAAATCGATATTATCTTCAATAATTTTATCTATACGAGCAGTATTAAATGCTATGGAATTATATTTACTATATATATTTTCAATTTCAATAGTGGTATCGATTAAATTTATACAATGTTCAAACATTATCTTTTTCTGACGAGTACCCCAATTTTCTTTATTAGTTATTGCTTTATATTCACGTTTCAATTGATATAAATGACTTTGATTATTAATTAAATCAAATATTATAGGCTCTGTATCTCCCACAACTCTACCTATTTGCTGAAAATAAACTACAGGAGATTTTGTTTTTCTTAACATAATTTCTATTCCTAACATAGGTAGATGCAATCCTTCTTTAAGCATATCTATAGATATCATTATATCAATATCATTACTATTTTTGTTAGATATAAATTTAGATTTTATGTTCTCTATCTGTTGATATGAATCTTTATAACTAATACTATATATATTAATGTTTTTAGTAGGATATATTTCAGAAAACCATTTTAAGCAGCTTTGTTTAGCTTCATCTATATAAATTGCATTAGGTACAAATACAGGGATTTTTAGATTTTGTAATAATCTTTCTTCAGGTATATAGGTTTTTAGAATATTTTGTACATTTAATAAATTATGTATTCGATATCTATCTATATCTTTTAATTTTTTGTCATATTTATCATCGATATCAGCATAAGCTACAATATATTTTAATTTAGGTATAAATCTTAAATTAATACCATCAATTAAGTCTAAAGGATTTACCTGTACATTATTAAAGAATTCTTCTATAACATTTTTAGAATCTCCTCGTATAGGAGTTGCAGTTAACCCAATCACTTTACAATTCAGCTCGTTTAAAATTCGTTTTACCTCATTATTCCATTTTGCAGCTAATAAATGATGACATTCATCACAGATTACATATTTTACATCTTTAAGATTATCAAGTTGCGAGTTTTTTACATTTTTTAATATATGATAAGTCATAATACTTACATTATCATTATTACTATACAAATTAGAATATTCATTAAATAAAAATTTATTAGGAACAAGTATCATAACCTTCTCATTTAGTTCCTCAATTAATCTTCTCATTACAAAATAAGATTTACCATATCCAGTATATCTTACACAACCTACTCTATCTTCGGTCTTTAATAATTCTAAGATATCAGAAACAGTCTGCTCGCGGTGTTTTTGTAATCCTTCTAAATCTAATTCTATCATTTTCTACCTCACCTATACCTATTATAACATAAAATGAATAAAAAAGAAAGTACTGTATAAAAACAGTACTTTCTTCTATAAAATCATTATATATTGTTTTATGCATATAAAGTTATTACCTTTATATAAAAATCGATTAAAACCTTGATTATGTCTCAAATAACTATATTATAATTCAGGTTCACTTTGAAGTTGTTTTTCTTTTTTATGCTTTTCTTGCCAATATTTATTCAATACTATAATATTCTCATCATAATCTTTTAAAAATTTCATTAAATCTAAAATTACATCAATTTGTTCTAATCTTTCAACATCTGTTATAGTATCATCTTCTCTAATAAACATAGCCTGACCTTTTAGAATATTAGACATTCTAGTCATTATTCGTTCTCTTGCTGTTTTATCTTTCTTCATAATCATCATCTACCTCATATAATTCTTCTTCAACTTGTTTAATAAATTCTCTTTTTGTTTTAGCTCTATTAAATTTTTCCCTCTTCTTCATATCTTTTTCTGTAGTATCATATGCTTGAATAGTTATACAATCTTCTAAATCAAAACCAAAGTCTAGATCTATTTGTATAGGTTGAATTGTTTGTAATCCATTTTCTGTAAGAGCTATAATTCCACCTTGTAATTTAAACTTCCTTAACATATTATTTACTACTTCTTCTTGATCTCTAGGAAGAGAATGAAGATATCTATGAGCTAATTCATTTACTACAGCTCCATTTTCTACAGTAGCTTTACCTCCTTCTGAAGCATGTTGTAAATGATGATAGGTCATATTTTTCTCTAATAATCTGATCTTTTTTCCAGTGTACCTTGTCTCTCTTAGAAATGTTTTGTAAGTTTTAATTGTTCTTAAAGCTTCTATTTGATCTTCTATCCTAGCTTTTTTAAACATACATCCTTTTCCATAAATACTTTCTAATCGCTGCCTAGCTTTGCTATTATCACTCATAGGAACACCCCTTCAAAAAATTATTTTATCATAACTAAAACTTTACCATCTTTTTCTTTTGAAGCTGCAATACCTATTGTATATATATCTAATCCAATATGAGGATCCTGTTTATAAACACATCCACAAGAATCAACTGCTAATATATCTCCTGCATGAATAAATGTATTATCTGTTTTTACCCAAACTCTACCTTTTAAAGCTACTGGAACTTTTTGATTATCCTCTAATCCTTCACCACCTAAAGCAGCACCGTATGTTTCTTCACTTGATACAACTCCTGCTATTGCTGTAGAACTTATACCTTCATGCCATTTACATACTTTTCCTTCATCATTAAAATATACAACATCTCCTGCTTCTATTTCCTCATCATAATTTTCTTTTTCCATGAATTCTACAATATCATTATATACAGCCATATATACTTTTCTATTTGCGGCATCTATAATTTTAGTACCATTAACTGATAAATCTCCATTAGATGCAATAACTGTTTGACCAGATGAACCAAATGTTGTAGTTCCTTTAAATGTACCATTATTTGCATATAAGTTAGCGTTTGAAGTTGCTCCTAAATATAAATCTCCATTAGTTTTTAATGTAGTAGATCCAGATACTTTTGTAATTGTAGCATTATTATTTCCTAATATAAATGTTAAGATACCATTTTGAGTAATTAAACCAGCATTTCCTGTAACAGAGCCAGAAGCATATAAATTACCATTTATTCCTAAATTACCATCTACCTTTAATTTCTTTTCATTTAATACTTTCCAGATTGCTGCATTATAAGCACTATTACCATCATAGAATCTTATACCAGCTGCTTCTGTTGAATTTAGTAATTCAATTTTTCCATTATCATAAATAATAGTATGTATAGAATCAGCATTGTTTCTTAGTCTTATACTTGAATTATTAGTAGAAGATAAACTTGGATTTACTATATCTATTCTTTCAGGAGTAAAATCTATATATTTACTTGCATTAGCATCTGTTAATCTCCATTGAGTTTTCTTTAGATATGTTTTTTCATTTCCATATGTGGTACTATCACCTAAATATAAAGTGCTTTTGATTCTAACATTATTCGTATAATCAGTATTTGGTATTATATCTAGATAACTTACATTATCTTGTAATAATGATATTTTCTTGGTAGTATTACTATATTGCCATATAGATTTACCTAAAGTTTGTTGTATAATTGCTGTATCTTTTATATTAACAATATATTTAAGATCAGATGTGATATCTGAACTATACACTAGACCATCATCTGCTACAACTAAATGATTATATTTACCAGCTGTTTTAGATAGACTAGATAAAGCTACAGCATAATCACCTTTTATATCAATACCTTCTTTACTATTAATGTATATAGCACTTTTGGTATTCCAGTAAAGATCTGATCCCATATCTTTATAACAGTTAATTTCAGTATCTAAAAAATTGATTTTAATTCCCTTAGTATTAGATTCTATAATAAATTCTCTACTATCCCCTGAAGTTATTGAAGGAGCTTTCGTTTTTAATAATGAAGTATTATCATCAATAGCTTGAATTTTTACACCATAGTCTTGAATTCCTTCTCTACCAGGTAAAAATTCTATAGCTCCATATTCTACATCTCCTTCTTTAGAAACATACCAATCTGGAACTTTATATATCCATTCTTGTAGAGTTAATCTAGATACATTAGGATGTTTAGGATCCTTAATTTTACAAAGTATATCTTCTGCCCATATTCTTCCATACTTATCTTCATCTTCTATAATATCACTAAACTGAGTACCATCCCAATTTACTTCTCCTAAATAAAGCATATCAGCTTCTACAGGATCAGGTTTATTATCATAATATGTTAGATATAATCCTTCAAAAGTAGTTGCAGATCCATACACTAAATCTCCTAATACATTCCATGAACTATCTCTTGCTAATTTAAATGCTAAATGATATTTGCCTGGATTCTCTGGTGGATCTATAACTATACTATCTTCTATAATTAAGTCCATACCATTTATACTACATTGACCTTTTAAAATTCTTAGTTGAGGAGCACCTGTTTCTATATTTGTTATTGGTTCTATATTAAATGAAGGTTTAACTATACAAAAATTTTTACTTGATAATCTTGTAACAATTCTTGCCATATTAAATTCCATATTAAGCTTTCCATCATCTGTTTGATTAGATCCTGGATAACATGTTATAGCTTCTCCTGCATATTTAACAATTGGTTGAGCCATTTATTTTGCCTCCTTATTATATTTTTATCTAATAATATTTTACAAATAAAAGAGATACAGTTTAGTATCTCTTTTTTGTATTTTATTTTAATAATTTACATCTATCATAAGCTATTTGTATATAATTTCTTCCTATATCATCTTGAGCTAAATTAGTTATATATTCTTCAATAGGTGTAAATGTTTCAGGTAATGAATTATTTATATCAAATTTAGGTTTAGTATTATCAAAAGTTGTAAATGTATTTACCTTATTTTTTGTTAAAACTATTTGATTAAACAAAACATTATATGTATATTGAGCCTTCTGTATTGAAGTGTTTCCTGCCACAGCATCAGCTGGAGCATTATTCCATGTAACATTGTAAGTATTTCTTATTCTATTTATAGTACTCTTCATATTATTAAAATGAGAAGCTCTCACTATATCATTTTCCGCTATAGTGTAATTTGGTTCTGTTACTGTTATATTACAATAATTACTCCAGTTGCTCCATCCATAGTTATTAGTAGATGTAGCATCATACTTTTTCTTTACTCTTACCCTCAATTTATAATTTGAAGAAGAAGGTATAGTATTATTCACATTTGGATATATTACTATATTTCTTTTATATGTTAAATTAGCTGCATATGCACTAAAAGCATTTGCTATACTTACAGCATCTGATGAAGTAGCTGTGCTATCAGTTAATTTAATTATATAACTATTATTTATCTCTAGCTCAATATTTTCATATCTATATTCTCCAGGTTCATTACCTTTATCTGGATCTTCAGGTAATGTAAAACATATTCTAAAATCTTTATTTATCCAATTTGAATTATTAACAGGATATGTTATTACAGGAGTATTTAAATTAGTAACTAATTCTACAAACTCAAATGATGCTATAGTTCCATCATAATACCAAAAATTAGAAGTATCCTCTGTATCATTTTTATAGTAAGGTGTTATATCTATATAAGTTTTCTGCATTTTTGGTATATCAGCTTTTTGTATACTAATATATTTAGAAGATGTATAATAAGTTTTAACAAGCGAATTGTTTTTATCATATAATCTTATCCTATATCCTTGAGTATATCCAGCTTTAGCTTGATCAGTATCATAAGTCCAAGATACATATACTTGTGATATTGAGTTTGAATTCAATATTTGACCTTTTGTAATATTACTTCCAGAACTACTATTAGTTTTATACGTTGTATTAGAAGATGTAATAGCTATTTGAGGTCTATAATACACAATAAAATTAGCAGATGCTGTATTTGAGGAATACCATGAAGGTGTTGGACTATATCTTTTAAATTGTATTGTATTTGTTAATCCATCATAATTTTTAGGTATTAGTGATCTCATTTCAGCAGCTGTTCTTGACAATGATGTTATATTACCTAAATTTATCCAGGAAGTATAACTATCTGATCCTTTTTTAATTCTATAATGTGTTTGAAATTCATTTTCATAAGAACTCCAAGCTCTATTATTTGTTCCTGATATAGTAAATTTATTATCTTGATTTGCATGTTGACTACTTCTAGAAATTGTTAATGATGTATTTATTTGAGGTTCTTGATATGTATATATAACTAAACCATCTTGAGGATTCCATGAACTTGGAGATAAAGCTTCTCCTCCTTTAGATACTAAAGTTATTCTGTATCTGTTTCCATTAGTAAATCCTCTATCAGTTCCTAGTGTATAACTATCCCATACACCATCACTTGAACCATTAATATATCTTAATACAGGTTCCCATCTAACTCCCCAAGAAGTGGCTCCATAGTCATGAATTGCAAGAGAAATAGGAACACTTTTATTTGATCCAGCATTATAACTATAATGTACTGACCAAGGTCCTACCCCTACTCTAGCTATTTTTGTATAGTCGGTTGGATTTAACCATATAGTAGAAGGTTTATAAGGATCTGGAATTTCATAGTCTATAAAATTAGTATAAGTACCAGTGAAACCATCTACAGAAGTAAAAGGTTTTAAACTTGAGGGAACATTATTAGGTGATCCTACTCTAGCTGCTCCACTATAATATACACTAATTATTACATTTAAATATCCAGCTTTATCAATAGTAAAATCTTTATCTAATGACATTACATGTACATCACTATATGAATTATTATTCCAACAAGATAAAGGAGTGGAGATTTGAGATTGAAATATTTGGTTACCATTAAATTCTACAGTTACACCATCTCCATTATTTCCTTCCCAATATCCACCAATTCTATTAAATACATGCTGAACATATATTGAACAAGCTATTCTGTAATGCGCTGGATTACCTGAATCCTTATATAATTTTCCAGTAGTATGAATGAGGAAAATACCTTTTAAATACCAAGCAGATGCATCTGCTTTCCAGTATCTAGTAGGTTCATTTACATAATTAGAACGCATTGTATGATCTATATTTTTAACTACATCCCAACCCAAAAGTATTTACCTCCTTTATTTTTTAATAATAACTTTTATTTCATCTTCAGCTAATATATTATCAGTTGTAACCTCTATTGTATTTTCATCAACTACTTTATTTGCTAAATATACCTGATTATTATCATCATTCATATTTCTAAAATTAACAACAACATTTTCAGAACCTAAATTATGTGTAATTGTAAATACATTATTTTGACCATCACCTATAACTGTTATGTATTCCCTAGAATTAATTTCATCATCTACATATTTTTTAGATACAGGTTGATAATCATATTTTGGAATGAATGCATTTATAACTTCTCCTTCTAAAGCTTCATTTGTCTGTATAAATGTTGGATATTTAGTTTGTTGTAATGTTAAACTATAGGTTATATTAACCTCTCCATCTAACATTGTTAATCCTATAGTTAATTTGTAATATGAATCATTTATTGTTACTAAACTATTATTTTTATCATAATTTTGTCTATTGGCCATATTTGGTACATATGAATATAAAATTAATTCTTTTGTAGTACCTTCTTCGTAAGCTGGACATGATTTATCTATTTTAAATATTGAATATTCATCATCATTATCTGAAGTATTAGCAAATATGATTAGAGGTTTATTGTATCTTTCATCATAAGCTTTTATAAACGCAGCTTTAAATTTATCTATTACTTCAGGATCTTCAGTATTAATATCTAAAAATAGTGTATTTATATTAGATATTCCTGAATTAATTGTAATCATATTTTCAGATGATACAACAGATAATCCTTCTCCAAAAGATAAATTAGGTTTATAAGGTAATTTAGCATTACCATCATATAGAGTATATCCTACAGTATTTAGAATATTTTCATAACCAGTTGGAGTTATTTCTAATTTTAAACTTATATCTTTAGAGCCATCTGTTTGAGTATTTACACTATCATCACTTATTTTAATATCTCCATAAGTATCAGTTAATATATTAAAAGAATTTGTTAATTTATTTACAGTAGCTCCTTCTATTACACCATCTTGTGAAGTTAGTACTATTTTATTTTGTGGTATTATATCACCTACTGTATAATTTATATAATCTTTTGATATAGCATTAACATCATCATTAGTTAATTCTACAATACCTGTTTTTGAATTAACACTTATTACATTATCATTTGTATTTATATTATTCCATGCACTATTATAATATAAACACCAATCATTTACTTTATATAATTTATTTTCAAATATTCCTTCATTAGATGCTATCCAGAATTGTCCTTCTGCAGGTTCTGTTGAAGGTGCTCCTGTTTCTGGATTCCAATATCCTTGAGGTACCAGTCCTGCTTGAGATACAGGTAATTGAGATTTTGGAATTCTACCATCATCTCCTAATGTTGCTATTTTAACTCCTAAATCTTTAGATTGTAATATGTTATCTCCAGGAACTAATATTGTATCTATATTAATAGTATTTAATGATGTATCTAATGTAGCTTGTCCTTCAACTTCACCTTGTAAGTTTATTAGGATATTATGATTTAATTTTGAGGCACTGGTACTATTTACAGGTAAATTTCCATCTGAATTTACTTTAACAGCTTTACCTATTTCAGCAGTATTACTTAATATATTTAATGTATTTAAATTAATTTCTACAGTTGAAGATAAATCAGTACTTACTTCTGCTGTTAAATCACCTATAAATTTTAATAATACTTCAGAACTTAATCTATCTGCATTTAAAGCAGTTCCAGGTAATTTTAAATCACTATTTACAAGTAATGGTTTTCCTGCTTGTGGACTTGGTGTTCCTGTTATTAAAGCTAGCTTTTCATCAGTTTGTTGCTTATTATAATAATCAGTAGGATCAACTGTTGATAAATGATCTAATTGATCTTGTAAACTATTCATTGTGTCTATATAATTTTGGTGAACATGTCGAGCTGGATTTACTGTTAATTCTGCTGTAGTATCTCCTAAATGAGTTACAGTAGCCGTTCCAGAAACTCCTCCATCAAAAGTTATATTAAAGTTATTAGCACTCATTTTAAATGTAGATGAACTACTAATATATGAAATATAAATTCCTTCACCTATCATATTGTTAAATATTTCTTTTATTTTAACTTCTGCTTGTGCTCTTGCTTTATCATTAAAATCTGTAATATCTGTAGCAATATGATTATGTTGAGATAAAGCAAATTCATCTGAAGTCTTACCATTTAAGTATTTAACACTAAATTCTAAAGGATCTGGTAAACTATCATCTAGTAATTTATTATATATATCTAATGGATTTAATACTTTAATAGCACTTACATCTAAATTTCCTGAGTGGAAGATTTCATATATATGTTTATCGTTAGGATAATCACTAGGATCTGAATCTGGATCTTCACTATAATCTATGTATGCCTCATTATTTAATAAATGAAGTTCTGTTCTAAATATAGATTTACCATCATCACCTATTAATAACTCTCCATCAGTATCCATTTTTCCATTAGGTAGAAATCTTATGCCACCACCTAAAAATGAACTTATAGTTAGATTATCATTGTTGTCTTCTATATATATTTTCCCTTTAATAATTCTGTTTCTATCTCTTACAATTACAGATCCATCTTTTAATAAACCATTTGTATCAACAGGTGTATTAGGATCATCATTATAATAAACATAATTTAGAGAACTAGGATTTGCTGAAGTAGGATTTGCTGAATCATAGTTATATGCAGCAGGATATGTAGAATCTGTCCATAAAGAAATCCATTTATTCATCCATAGCCATAATGAATTATCTTCCCAACAATAATAGGTAGTTCCAGAAGAAGGAGTTATATTATAAAATAAATCATTAGCTGTTTTAATACTTACATAAGTATATCTAACACGACGGCTATCAGTTTCATCATAATATAAATTAAGACTATCTAAACACATATACATATAACCTTGTTTAATTTTAGTTCTTAATAAATCAAACTCAGTCATTCTTATTATTCCATTAATTGTTGGTGTTTTTATTGCCATATTTCACTTCTCCTTAAAAATAAAATTAGTAGGATAATATTTTAATTATTTATCCTACTAATATTTTACTTAATTTTAATTTATATTATTTTAAGGAATTTTCTACTTCATTTTTATAAGACATTGGTAAATTTGTAAACCAATCTAAATAACTTAAATGATTATCAGGATTCTTTTCAGTATATTTATTATATAATGAAGAATATTTTTGTTCTAATTCATCTCCTAAATTGATCCAGTCTTTTAAACCATCTTGACGTCTAAAGTAGTCACTCATTTCTTTATTTATAAAATCAACTACCTCATCCTCAGTATCAAAAAATTCTCTCATATCAGGTCCTGTTAGAGTTACACTAATTTGATTAGTTTCACTATCTCTATAAATAAATATTCCTAATTTATTATTTTTATTACTTGTTAATTGAATATCACCAAATTCATCATATAGCTCTCCATTTATTATATATTCATCAGTTATTCTTTTATCCAATCTATCTAGAAATTCTTTGGCACTAAAATTTAAGTCAGCTGCTTCAGATTCTTCTACCATTAAATTCATTGTTTCATCTAATATATCCATCATTATTCTCCTTCCATATTTACAATAATATTTTACTTAAAACAATGATTTTTCTTCAGCTATTCTTTTTAATTTCTCACTTTGCACTTTTCTAGTTCTATTTTTTATAATTCTATCCATATTCTTTCTAGGAAATAGTTTTTTATATCTATCTATTATTTGATTGAATTGATGTCTGCTTATGCCTATTTTATCACAATAATCTCCTACAGAGATTATATCATTCATATATGATTCGACCATTTCTATTATCTGATCATCTTTAAAATTATGTACACATAAATTTGCTTTATCCAATTTTTCTCTTACATCAAATCTTGTTTTTTCAGCTTTATTTATATTTTCTGGATCTTTTTTACATTCATCACAAATAAATGTTATATAATATGGATTTTCTCTGTTATGAAGAATTTTTCCTTCTTTACCACAAATACAACATATTTTTTGAATTTCTGGTTTTCTAGCGATAAGATTTGCTATTTTTACTCTTTCATGTTGCCATTTTATACTTGCTTCTTTTTCTTTTTCAGTTAATCTTTTTTTACCTCTATCCCATGTTTTCATATGTATTCAACTCCTTTCTGATAAACAGTATTCCTTATATTAATTATACTATATTTTTTGAAAAATGGAACGAGGTTTTATTTATCCATATTCAAGATTTTAGTATCTATTGCCTCTGTCTGTTTATATATCATTTTTAATTCATTAAATGATTTATCAAACTCACTTTTAGTCATATTATGTCTTACCTTTTTTAATTCCGATAAGTTCTCTAGTATACCATTGTATATATCTTCACAGGATAATTCTTTTTTAGATATTTTAGCTCTATATCTTTTTTTCATAAATAGCTTTTCTTAAATTATCTATTTGTCTAAATTGCAAATCATTACTTACTTTATATTTTCTGGTGGCTTTAGTAGATCTATATAAACAATCACGACTACAGAATTTCTGATTGTTATTATACATATCAGGTAAAAATAATCTATGACAATTAAGGCACTCTTTCAATTCTAGATTAATTAAATCATCCAATCTATACTTTAATAATCTGTCTTTATTAGATATATCTATTTTATTTAATTCAGTTTTTATTTGATCTCTTAGTTTATATATAGTTTGTATATTATCATAATATCTATTCATTTTTATTTTCCTGTATCTCCTTTTGATTTATAAAAATTACATATTTCATCTTTACAATATAACTCTGTCAATGCATTACAAGTAACATATTTACACTCATCTAAAGGTTTTTTATAAGCAAAACAATCTTTCTTAATTTCAATATTATCATACTTATTCATTTTATTCTCCCTTACTTAATACATATCTATTTATATAATCTCTATTAGATTTAAAATCAGGTTCATATTATTTCATTCTCTCAGATAATTTAAGTGCTTTACCCATATAATTACCTCCTTATAACATTTTTAATAAATCTTGTAACGATAATCCATTTAAATATTCTTTCATATAAGATTCTTTTTCATTTTTTGAACCAGTTGACATCTTATACATATGATCTATTTGGGAATCTGATAAAGGATTACCTAAAGCTTCTTGCATTTCTTTTAAAGCTTGTTTATCTTCCTTTTCTTTATTATTTCTAAATCCAACCATTATAGAAGGAGGACATTTGAATTCTTCTTCTACATTTCTCCATATATGAAGACAATGATCATTATTATTGATATAATCTTCTTTTTTAGGATGAAGTTGAAAACAAACTTCATCATCTAACCAAAATAGTTCTTTTAATTCATTCATAGTATCCCAAGAAGGTGTTTCATCTTTAAAACTAGCGCATAGATGTTCCCAACCCATTGCCTTAGTAAATTTTACTAATAAAAATTTTTCATATCCATTTGGTTGTAAATCCAATTTTACTTGTATTGCTTTGTCATTCTGAACATTTCTCCATATAATTCTTACTCTATCATCTTTTAATACTTCATTTATATCTCTCATAAATACTCCTCTTAATTTTTATATATGGTAGAACTTCTTATATCTTTCCATTTTATTTTATGTTTTTCTAAAATTAAATATTGACTCTTTTCTCCAATATATTTATCAATTATTTGATTACCATTTCTAAGAATAACTAATACTTTTTGTCCTTTTCTAAATTCATGGTGTACCATTAACTATCACTTTCTTTGTCATAATATTTATGACGTTTATGTTGATAGCAATCAGGGCATAAACAATCACCATCTAACCATATTCTATCACCATCTCTAACAGGATTACCACACCAAGGACATTCTACAATTTTATTTAACCAATCATCAGCATTTTTTACATAATCTGACATACTAATCAACTCCTTTTAATAATTTAATTGCTTTTATTTTTTCAGAATCAAAATCTTTGGATTTTCTAATTAAACTTATCATTTCAGTTGAATTAATAAGACCGCTCAGTTAATTTTCTATTACAGCATTCCACTATAGTTTGAGCTTCTTGAGGTCTATTTTTATATCTTCCTGTCCAGTAATTTAAATATTGATCTTTAGTAAGACCTATAACAGCTACAGCTTTTAATATACTAGAATATTTACAAAAATTGCCATCATTTTGTTTAGCTATAATATCTGAATTAATATATTCTATATCTTTCTCTATAGTAGGTATCTCTAGTTGTTCAGTATCATTCAATTGATTATTCATTATAAAATTCTCCTTTAATTAAAAATTTCCATTGATCATATTTCCATTATTTGTTAGAGCCTTTTGAATAGCATCTTTAATATGTATAGGTGTAAAATTATTAACATCAGTGCCTACATTATAGCTATGCTTAGGTACTTCATAAGGAATGCTATGAATATGACCATGTAAGTGTATATAAGGGTTTGTAGATTTATCCATATGTTTGAAACTTTGAATTGGGTAATGCATTAAACATATATGATATCCATGCCAATGAAATTCTTTATATTCAGTTATTAATTTAAATAGAGATCTATCAAACCTTTTATTCTTGAGGAACATACAATCATGATTTCCTTCTATTAAAATTTTATCTCCATGTAGTTGTTTTAATATGTTCATAGTTTCTTCAGGTTTATGAAAACTAAAATCTCCTAAAATTATTACTAAATCTTTAGGTTTAACTACTTTATTCCAATTTTCAATTAGCTTATTATCATGCTCCATAACACCTGAGATATTCATCCTAATATCTCGATGCTCATACTGAATTATATTACTATGTCCAAAATGAGTATCACTAGTCAAATATACATTAGGGTATTGTTCTAAATTAATATCAGGTTCAATGATCTGCATATCTTGTTTTAAAGATACTTCTATAATACTTTTAAATAATAAATGTAATTGATTTTTATATTCTAAATGTTCTTCGCATACTTTTTTAACATTACAATCAAATACTTTATTCAATATTTTTCTATGGTACTCATCATTAAGTTTAGAAGCTTGCTTATATGTATATGTTTTTTCTTTACAATTTAAAATAACTTCTTTGATATCTGCATCAAATGTTTTTATAGCATCTTTATATAATAGACCATTATTTAAATTCTCAAATAAACTATTTAATCTGATTAAATGATATAATTGTTTTCCATTATATTTTTTAGTTTGATTATTATCTTTAAAATTATAAAAACATTGATTAGCTATACCTAATATATTTTGAATAAGTAGTTTTCTATTAATATGAGTTATATTTTCATTCATGTCATATAAGGTATTAATATATTCACGATATTGCTTATTTACTATCTTATATTCGGTAAATAATATCTGTAAATAGTGAGTATTTTGTTTTGTAAATTGATGTTCTATTTCTCTAATGTCTTTTACATCAATATGTTCATTATTATCTAGTACTATTGTAGTACTTATAGGTTTTTTATTATTACAAATATCATCTAAAGAAGGGATAATAATAGCTATGCTATCCACATCAGAATTTTCTGTATCCAATTCATAATTTTGACTTCCTTGTAGAGCTACGAATAAAATATTATATCCTTCAGATTTTAATCTATTATAATGACCTTTTAAATGTTTAAAAATTGATATCTTGTCCATTTTATCCACCACCCTACATAAATTATCATCTTAATATAATAATCTTGTTAAAATTGATTTTAATGCTAAATAAGATTATATTTAACCATACCTTTATGTAACTGATCTACTAAATCATCATATTTTGTAAATAAATTATCTAATCTAGTTAATTCATCTCTAACAAGACTAAAAGGATCTACAATTCTATCAGATAAAGTAACTCCTTCGTCAGATAAGGCTTTTTTCATTTCTTCTTCACTTATTTCACCTTTACCAAGCATTTCAAATGTCACATTAATATCTTTTATAAAACCTTGAATATTATCTTTATCTACTTTACAATCTTCTGATAATGTAGCACAATACATTAAAATTGTTAAAAAAGAATCAGCAAAATCTTCAGTCATTTTTACATATTTTCTCTGCATCTCTTTAATATAAGCATCTGCTACTTGACTTTCATATTGAGCTAGAAATTCTTTTAAATGTTTTTTATCTTTTTCTCTAGCTGCTTTTTCTAACCTTCTAATATCTTCTCTTGTAATAATTGGTAGATCCTCCATTTTAATTAACCTCCAGTTGATTTATATTAATTTTATTTCTGCATAATCATCTTTATTAAACTCTGTATTATAAGATATATCATTAAATAATTCAGGCATCTTTTCTTGTAAGAATAACAATAAAGGTATCATTACTTGCTGCACTGATGGATGAGCATGTTTGTCTGCTCTTAGAGATAAAATATGTCTCCACTCTCTAATATTAGCTGTCATATATAATTCAGCTGCAGTACTATGAGGTAATAACATTCTTAATTGATCCACTGTAGTACCTTCTATTCCAGCCATATTATTATAACATTCTTCTATCTTTTGCATACATTCTTCCCAAACATCATATCTTGAAGTTCCTTCTTCTATATTACAAGGCCTAATAAAATTAATTTGATTATCAAATTTATCTTTACTATAATTACAATATCTAGTTGATTCAATACTAAAACTAGCATGTCTATGACGTGTTATATCTTTATAACATCCGTACATCACAACACATTCTAATTGATATTTTTTCATGTTCTATAACTGATTCATGGCCTCTATTTAGACAACTTGTTAAAAATTTCTTATAACTATCTTCAGTTATATTTCCTTGAGATCTATAACACTGCTTTGCAGCTAATTCTAAATTTTTCATCATTTGAATACCATCAAAGTCTCTAATTTCAATCCATGGTTTAATTATTTTCACAATTAATTCCTCCTTAATATTATATAATATTTTTTAAAATAATGAACGGGTTTTTACTATTTTTAAGCATAAAAATAGATGTTATACTTATTATAACATCTATCTATTTAATAAATTAACTTAAAACATATATAATACCATTAGACATTCCTCTATCTTTAAATGTTTGTTTCGCAAATTTTTTAGCATCTGTATAACTCATAGCAGGAGTAAATACAACAGTATCTGCATCATAATCCTCTACTTTTGAAGTTCCAATAGAAAATCCCCAGCGACCAAATCCTTTTGGATCTTTACCATGAGCTCCTATATACGAAGTTGTATCAAAAGTAAAAGCTTCCTCTAAAGATTTTTCTTCTTCTAATCCATTTCTAGATTCTTTAGCTTTCTGTAAGATATTATCTAAACTATCACATATTTCAGCTAAGTCATCTCTATAAGTATTAAGGAAATCAGATTCTCCACCTATACAAGCATCCCATAGTTTATTTACAGCATCTCCAGCATTTTCTAAATCTTGAACATCTTCTAATGATGCTTTATTTTCATCACTTTCTGTGATATCTTCTTCAATCTTTTTAGATTCATCTAATTCATCTTCTTCATATTCAGCATTATCTTCTAAAGTTGAAATAATAAAATCTTTAACAAAATCTAAACTATCTCCATCTATTACACATTGATCATAAGCCCTTTGAACTTCATCTTCTAAAACTCCATCAGATATAGAATATATTAAACTTTGTATTTCATCCATATCTTCAGCATTTTCTATATCATTATGTAATTGAATAACTTCATTTTCAGATATTGATTCTTCTACCTTATTAAAATGATTTGATGTTGTATATGATTCAGCTAATAAATTCTCTGTTATTATTTCTTTTTCATCAATATTATCATTATTTAAAATTTCTATAAAGTAATTTGCATCACCTTTTAAATAACCTTTATCTAGGTTTGACATATTAGCTATAAGAGTTGTTCCATTACCATCTTCAGGATCAAACCAAAATTCTACTTGACCATGTTTTGGTGTATCTACTATAGCATAAGGTCCTTGATATTTATCAAATCCTTGAACACTTTCTACTTTTCCATTTATTCTATTTGCTATATATTCAACTAAATTTTTCATATCTTCCAACCAACTAGCCATGTCCTCATCAGTATCATCCCATTCACCTGTTTCAATAAGTTTTGCTTCTTCTTTTATCTTAGTTGATTCATTTAAATTGTTACCAAAAATTTCAGGTAAATCTTGAGCTAACTTTTTATCAATTTCTTCAGGTGAGAAAGATAATAAGCCTTTTATATAAACATAATCATCTCTTAACCATTTTTTAGCTGTTTGTAAATCTATTTCTTCGTTATATTTATCATCTACAACAGTTTTACCTGCCATAATGTCTTTTACATATTGTAAATGTTTTTCAAAATCTTTAGCTCTTTGGATATTTCTATTAACAGCTTCATCTCCAAATAAATCTTTAGATAAGTTATGTTCTTCAACAGATTCATTTTTAGGTCTCATTATAGGAGCTATATTCTTGATTAAGTCTATCTCTTCAGAAGTTAGATCTCTTCCAAATTTTTCTTTAGCTGCATTTAAGCATCTTTGAATATAATCAGTTTCTTCATCTATAGATTCATCTAGGCATTCTATTTCTTCTAATTTACTTTCTTCCAATTTATTTCCTTGATTCATTTGTAGAGATGCTACATCTTTTTCTAATTCTGAAGTATCATCTTCAACTTCTACATTATTTACATCATCTGCATACTCTTGAGTTCCAGGTGTAATTAAATTATTATGATCTTCTTCATCATTATCTATAATTCCATTATCTTTTGCAACTTGATCCTCTGCTTCTAATTTTCCTTTCATAACAAAAGCTTCAGGAACTTCTAAACATATAGGACATGTTGCTCCAGGTTCTAATATATCATCTGTAACAAATGTAGCTCCACATAAAGGACAAGTTTGAGCATATTGACCTAAAAATTCATCATCTAAAGGTATATTTCCTTCAGGTGTATCCTCAATAATTTCTTGAGCTCTTTCAACTATTTCATCATACTGTTCAGTATTGACTTCAGGATCTGTAACAACTAAAACCCCATCTATAATACCATTAACATCATTAACTTGTTTACTATCATCTAATTCATCATATAAAGCTTTTAAAGTAGCTTCTTCTAAATTCATTTTACTCATTATTTATTCTCCACCTTCCTTATTATATAGATCCTAATTTTTCTAAAACATCTGTTAAAATTGTTAGGTTATCATTATTTATTTCAAAGTTTCCTGAAACAAAAGCTTTTAAAGGACTAGTAGCATTATTAATTGTAATTTCTATTTGAGCACCTTGTTGTCCTAATAATATAGTACTTTGACTATCTCCATTATCAAAAGCAACTTGAACATCATATCCACTATCTGATAATGAATTAAATAATTCACTTGTTCTAAGAACAATTTGACCACTTTCGGAATCTGCATCAAAATCAGAATCTGTTAACTTTGAACTAATTAAATTTAAACTTTTATTATTTTCTTCTTTTAATCTAGCTTTAACTGATTCTTCAATTTTACCAACCTCATAAGCCTCTATTTGATCTACTATAGGTTTTGGTTCAAATTCTGTTACAAGTTGATCTGTATATGCTATTTTATAAGCTGATCCAGCTTCATTAATCCATATATCTATAGCATCATCTATTTCTACAGCTCCATCACCTAACTTATCTTCTATTTCTTTTACTATTTTTGATTGAGCTTTATCTGTTAAATCACCATATTGATCTAATTCATAATAACTAGAAGCTTCTTCATATGTTGGATCATTTTTTGTTGTAAACCAAAGACCTTCTTCTAGCATTTTATTTAAAAGCATTTGTATAATTGTTTTTTCATCCATAATTCATACTACCTTTCTTCTTTATTTTTTACTAATAATATTTTACTTAAAAATATAAAGAGATGATATTTTTAATAACATCATCTCTTTTACTTTTAGGTAAATTGATAGAATTTATAATCATATAGATGAGTTGTAAATAAAGGATCTTTTAGATCCAGATAAACTTTCTAACCTATAAAAATAAAGGAACAACTTTATATCTATTTGATTTATAATATTTTACCTATTTAATCTATTAACCCAGTCAAATATCCAAGCAGCTAATTTATTATTTACTGTTTTAGGATATTGTTTTAACATAACATTTGTTTTTACAGCAAATTCCATATTCCAGAAATTATAACCTATACAATATGTTTGATCTTTACAAAAAGCTATTTTTATAAATTCACCTTTTCTACCAAAATTAACTAAGATATAGTCATTACTATTACGAGCATCTTTTATTTTAGTTTCCATATCATTAAGAAGTAATCTATCTTTAGGTTTTAAATTAATTATATGTTTCATAAAACAATTACCTCCCTATAAAATATTTACATCTGTAATTTCTATTGTTGGCTCCATTTCATCAACTATATTATAGGTTATTACATAAGCATCTTCATCATCCCAGATAGTTACTTCTTGAGGTTCAGAAGGATCCATATTATAGATTTCACTTGTTTGTAAGAAAATTTCATTAAATTTACCAAATATACTTTGCATTATTGTATTAAATTCCCCTACACTTATTACTTGACCTATTCTATCTTCTATGTAATCTACAATAGTTTTATTATCATCTAATTCCTCATTATCTTCTAAAGGAGCTTCATCTCCTTGTACAGTATGATTATCTTCTTCTTGTAGTTTGATATTTTCTACTTTAGATTCTCTTACAGGTTCTTCTTTTTCTTTAAAATTAGGATCTAACTGTTTCATTATATCATCAAAATATTTTTCAGCAGTTTCTACTTTTCCATCCCATCCATTTTTTCTCATTTGAGTAAATATTTTTGCCATATATGAAATAGATAATTTATCTTGATAATCTTCTAGTGATTCTGTTATAGGATTTAACTTATCTTGTATAATATTCATTATAGCTGTAATTGTAGAATCAGCTTGATCTTCTGTCATACCTAACATAACTAATTGATCTTTTAAACCATTTTTAGCTTCTTCTGAGTCTTCTTCAAAAGATTCTAATAATTTACATTCTTTTAAATTAGTTATATCTTGAACATTGGTCATTATATTAATATAATGAGGTTCTTCAGCACCTTCCATTGTACCATCAATATATAAGTAATCTTGAGCTTCATCTTCATCAATATCCATAATGTCAAATAATATTCCTGGAGCCTCTTTTTCTGCATATGCTACAGCTATCTCTAAAGCTTGTTGTTCATGATTAGCATATACTTTATAAACCACTCCTCCTACATTAGTTCCGTTTGGAATATATACTTTGAATAGTCTATCATAATATTCTTTATCTTCAGGATTTATTAATTTAACATCTTCATCCAAACTTTCTTGTTTTTTAGTATTATGTTTATTAACATATTCAACAGCTTTTTTAACTTCTTCATCAAAAGTTTCTTTTGATATACCTCCATTTGCTAAAGCATTTGTTATAGCAGGGCTTAAAAGTTGTACATTATCTCCTTCTGGACAAATATTCATATGTTTAATTCCAGCACCATAATCTTGATATACTTCTAATATATTCATTTGCACTCCTGTTTGTTTTTCAATTTCTTCAGCTAAGTCATTAATATCATAATTACCTTCAACAGGCTTATTCTTTTCTATTCTATCAGTAATATCTTCAAATCCAAATGAATCTACATAATAATATTTACCATCTAATTTGATTATATCTGATACAGATATACTTCTTGATTGAGAATTAGCTTTATGATAATCTTCACTATTACCATATGTAAATATATTCTCTAGTTTACTGTTTATAGAATCTCCATTAATTTCATCATCTAATAAAACAGCTACTTTTTCATAATCATTTAAATTTATGTTACCAGTTATAGTTTTTATTCCTTGAAAAAGCTTTCCATGATTTTCAGGATTAGCTTTCATTTGATATATAATTGCAGGCATAATTTATTAATCCTCCTCTCTAAGATCTGTTACACCAACTATAGTATTTATACCTTTTTGAGTATTATCATCTACTTGTTTTAGTGTATAATAAACTTTAATATAGCTATCATTATTATTTTTATCTGTATAAACAACATAGTTATTTCCATTAGTTAATGTGCCATACTGTTCTTGAAAATAATCTTTACCATCTAAAGTAATTTCATTAGGTAAATCATTTAATTTTTGAAAATACTTTTGTAATTCTTCATTATTTTCAAATCCATCAAAGTTAATAGACTCTTGTAAATGTCTTTTATTCATTATATCTTCAATAGTATATTGATTACCTCTATACCAACTAATATCACTACGAGGATTCATTATATCATCATAAGCTACATAATAAACATCGTTAGGATTTTTTATAGAAGCTTGTTTAGCTTTTTCTTCTGCTTCTTCATTAGACATTTCATCCCATTGATGTAAAACATGTCCATTATCAAATTCTCTATATCTAGCTATACGTTTACCACTTTCAGTTTTAATTTCTTTAGATTCTTCAGTTTTAATTCTATCTATTCTTCCTAATAATTTATCATAAACTCTATAAGCATCTTGAACAGTAACATCAGATCCTCTATCTAAATAAGCAGAGATTTCTGTATTATCTCTAGACCATTCTAAACCTTCTTCTTTTACTATTTGTTTTACTTTTTGAGCAAAATATCTTTTTATATCTTGTTCAGATTTTCCTCTATATCCACTTTCATAATTTTCTGTATTAACAGATATATAGATTTCAGATCCTTTCTTTATAATATCAGCATATTGCCAATATTTTTCCATACCTCTACTATTTTCCCAAATTCCATCAGAAAGTTGTCCTATAACTGATAGCAATACTTCTTCAGCTTTTCTATCAGATAATCCTGTATCAATTAAAGTATTTTGTGGTCTATTATAATCCTCTTCAAGTTCCTCACTATATAAACCTTTATTTATACTATCTTGTTTAACTTCATTAGAAGCACTAAAAAGTTCTTCTTCTAAATCATAAGAATGATCATAATATGGTTCTAAAACATTTTTAATTAAATCATATTGATAATCTAGTTCATGAGATTCTAAAAAATCTCTTAAAAATAGTTGAAATTCTGCATTATCTGTATTTATAAATCCTCTAGAATCAGCTATAGTATTAGCTACTTTGTAAAAGTCATCTACTACAGCAGAGTCAACATCCCATTCCAAAGCATCAATAATATCTTGTAATTTTACTTTCATTTCTTTTAACTCCCTTCAAGTATTCTTTAATCTATTAATATTTTACTACATTATCTTATTTAAATATATACTTTAATACCTACATTATATATTAGAATTACTTCAATTATAATTATAATACTCCATCTAATAATGTTTTAGGTTTATCTTCTTCTATTGTTTTCTTATGAAATTCTATATTCATATCTTTTATGTAATTCATTACAGCTTTACTTTCATCACCATCAAGGATAACATCAGACATAGCTCCTTTGCCATGTAATTTCTTATAAATCAACTCATCATAAGTATCTTTGATTAACAAATCTATTATTTGTACAGTATGCTTTTGACCAATTCTGTGGCAGTTGTGAACCGGTAAATTTCCTACCATATAAGACTGGTCATCCTCTACAGAAATATCATATAATTTCATTTTAGGCTGATTTTTTACAGAATAATATTTTATATCTGTAATTCTCCCCACTTTATTATCTTTATCAGCTCTTACGTTATCATTAGCTATTTTATTAAATTCTATTCTCCACTCTCTTTTACAACCTCTTTCATAATTAAATACTGTATAAAATCTTGCTTTGTAACCTAATCGATACAATAAAAACCACACGCTAGTAGCTAAGGAAGGAGTAGTAGTAACAAATTGTCCTTGCTCCGTATTATTGTCTTTATAAACTGTATATCCATCACTACGCATTAAACCTTGTAAAAAACTCTGTAATAAATCTTTTTTTAAACTAAATAACCATCTCGGAATAAATTTTTGTTCTCCTATACGTCCAAAATTACATTCTATATATCTAGCCAGAGGCTCTATATTTATTCGTAATTCTTTTCCCCTTCCTTTAGATGAACAAATATATGAACTGCATTTACATATAGAATTAATATATTTTTGTATACGAAGTAAAGATTCATATTTAGTAGTTGAATTACCACATATACTAATAAATTTATAATCTTTTTGCACAAAACCATCCCCTAAATACATACCTATGAAAAACATAAATTCTTTATTTATTAATAGTTTATCATCATACATATATTGAGTATCAGAACATTTTACTTTACCTTGAGAATTTTTAGCTCTATTGCTAGCTTCAATAAATAAGTCTAAATCTACTATTTTATCCTTTCCATAATTATCATTTATTTCAGGAATTTGATAAACATAATCTCCTATTTGAAAATCAGATACACATTTCCATTCTCCTTCTGCAGATAAAATTTTATGATCAGCTGTACATTTTATTTCATATTCAGTTCCTAATCCTTTAATTTTTATATTAGCCATTAACTTTTGATTATCTTCTATTATATGAGTAGCTGTAACCTTTTTTATATTTCCATAAGGAGTAAATACATAATCTCTAGTTGTAATATCTTGAATATATTTAGGGCCATCCAAAGTCATTATTATTGTATTTTTAGCAAAACATCTATCAGAGCATTGATCATAAGTTGCTCTATTCCAAGGAGGGCTTAAAAATACACATATTTCAGTATTTGTAAGGGTAAATCCAACACCTAATGTAGCTTCTTGTGCAAACAATACAGAAAAACCATCAGTGTTTTCATGTTCATCTACAACTTCTTGAATTTTAGTGCCCATTCCTCCACATACTAATTTTGGTTTATATTCTTTACAATATTCTAAGCCTAGTTTTAAAGCTTCAGTAAAGGGACAGAATACTAATACTTTTTGTCCATTTAATCTAGCTTCTTCTAATATATCATTTAATCTTTCAAATTTAGTGCTATTTACTTTCTTTGAAGTTAATAAACCTGCAGCTACTGTAGCTTGTCTCATTCTAGTTATTATAGCAACGGTTTCCATAGGTTCATCTATTTTATCTAAATTAAAAGGTTTATTTCCTGTAACTTGATCAAATACATCTTGTTCATCTTGTGTAAACTCTAGCCATTCTTGTTTATATACTTTATCTGGCAAATCTAATAAATCTTTAGTTCGTCTTAGACTACTTTTATATAGTATATCATGTAATTCATCCATATTTTGGTAACCTAATATTTGACCCCAATCATCTTTTATGACAAACTTCTTCTCAAATAGCCATTTATTGTAATTTATTAGGCCACAAATACTCATAGGACAATATAAGTCATATGGATTATTTACTAGTAATGTACCAGTCATTAGCATTTTTCTAACTGATTTATCTAAATTCATTAAACCTGTAGCTTGAGCTGATTGTAAATTTTTTATTTTATGAACCTCATCTACAATTATCATACCTAAATTTTTCTGTATAATTTGATCATTTAAATAGTTAATTATATTTGTACCTCTTTTGATTTCTCCAGTTGAAGCTCTCATCTTTTCTATGTTAATTATCCAGAAAAATTCTTCAGGACAACTTTCAATTTGTTTTTTAGTTTCTTCAATTGTAATAGAAACCATTTTACCTTTACTATTTTTCCTTGTACCTAAAACAATTCCTTTTTCATTCTTACAAAATTTTTCTATTTCTCTTTGCCAATTCCATTTAAGAGAATTAACTCCACAAACTATTAAACAATGTTTTAAATTATTATGTTCTTTTAGGTATCTAGCAAGTACTATAGATTGTAATGTATTATGAGTAACAATAAAATTATTTGTTATATATAATTCATCTTCAGCATCGACTTTTATACATCTACATTCAAAATCACCTATATACTTTATTTCTTTAATTTTTCTATTAGGTTTATAATAACATTTAGGATTTCTAGTTAATCTTAAACGAGCTAATTTTCTAGGTAAAGTACAACAAACTATATTATCAGGAAAAGATATTCCTATTGTTACATACTTATGGTAATGTTTATACATATTGGGTCTATACATAACTTTAGCCCCTAAAGATTCACATAATTCTTTTACATCTTCTAATAATTTTGTTGAAGTAGAAGTAAATTCTACTAATCCTTGTTTATTAACATATCCATCAGTATCTATTAATCCTTGTAATAAAGCCAATCTATTTTCTAGACTATTGTATTTATAAATATCAGGTATAAATTTATCTTTACTTGTATGATTGTATAATTTTAAATCATCTAATATTTGTTTTACTTTATTAACTTTCATACTTCTTTTAGTTTTATAAATAAGCTCATTACAATATAAATAAGAAGAATTTTGTTTTAATTTCTTACATAGATCTGCAGCAAAAGTAGTAAAAGCTATTTTTATATTATATTTAGATTTAAAATACGTATATACATCTCTGGCGCAATTAAACTTCCTATCCCCTATAATATATTCATAACAACCAGTATATTGGAAATTTTCTAAATCATTAATTACTCTATAATCATATTTACTATGTTTATTGAACTTTAAATAATAATGCTCCGGTAATAGAGAATTAAGTTTTTCTACAATAAAGCTATCAGCTGAAGTGAAAGTTAAACTACTTTTAGACATATTACCATCACCTAATAAAGCTCCTAATACATAAGGATCTAAAGGTAAATCTTTTTTATCAAAATCCGCTTTATTTATCATTGGTATATAAAAAGTTTCATTACTTAAATTTTTAATTAGATAATTAGTATCTACAGTGTAATACTCAGTGGTATTTAATTTTTTAGTAATAGTCCACAAATGATCATTGCTGCAACGAGTACTAGATCCATCAGAAAATTTAATTTCATATACAGGTAATATTCCTCTATCATAAACACCAATTACTTTAGTTTTAGCATTTCTTCCTAATACATAATCTCCTACTTTTAAATCTTCTATATTAACAAATCCAGAAGGAGTATAAATTTTAGAACCATAAGGCTGAGCCTTACCAAGACCTTGTTCATCTAAAAGTAACCAATTATAATGGTTAACTCCATATTTAACTCCATCTAATTGATAATCATATAAATTATATCCATTAAAATCTAAACCATTTAATATATCATCATTATCTACTAATTTTGCCTTAGGAGGGTTATTTAGATAACGTATGTCTTCCCCTTTAAAAAGTTCTAAAATTTCTTGATAACATGAATAAGGAGTTTCCCATTCCCACTTCGGTTTACCATGACAAATACGATTCCAAAATCCTTTTATTTTAGCTACATTTTCCTGAAAGTGTTCTCCTTTAAATGTTATAAATAAACTATTAGCATCTAAAGTTTGTTTTTCGGCTGCACCAAATTCAATTATAACCATTTTTCTTCCTCCTATTTAAAACTCTCTTCTCTTTTTTATATTCAGCTACTTTTTTATTAGTAGTTTTACCGAATAATATTAATCGTCTTAATAATCTAGCATCTATATTATATTTCTTTTCTAAATCTATATATGTAGCCCCCTCTTCATGCTCTATCCTTAATTGACTAATAAAATCTTGAGTATATTTCATCTTATTAAAATATGGATTTTTAGATCCTTTATTATTATCAGAAAATTTTTGTAATGTATCTTGTCCCAATACTCTCTCTTTATTATATTTAATTAGTTGAGATCTATTATAATCACTTATAGTTGTATTATCTGTTTGATTATATAATCTATCTGAATACATTCCTCCTAATAATTGAATCCAATACGTCTCTTTTTCGATTAAATATTCTTCATCAATATTATTTTCTAAAATTTCAAATGTAAAACTACTCTCACCATATTTATTATAATCTTCTTGTAATTGAGTATTATAATGATTCTGATTTCTTAATTCTCTAAAATGTTCATTTTTTCTTTCTCTCAAACTTCTTTTAGTTTGCCCTATATAGATTTTATTTGTTTCATTATTTATTATTTTATATATTAGTCCCATAGTTTATTTAACTCCTTGCTTCCATACATTTTAATAAACATTGAATTAGCATCTAAAGTTTGTTTTTCAGCAGCACCAAATTCAATTGTTATCATAATAAATCACCTCATATATTATAACAAGTTTATCTAATTTAATTATATAATATATTTTAAAATTTGGAACGTAGTTATAGAGTAAAAAAATAAAGATATTTAATATCTTTATTTTAATTTATTAATCTTCGTATTTAGATACATCTCCACTTCTACAAAAAGGGCATGAAGGATTACCATCAGCATCTGTTATATACACTTGAGAATCCTCAAATTCATTACCACAGTCCATACAAGTATAAATATTATGTTCTTCTTCAAGATCATAGTCTTTTAATTCAAATAATTCTTTATAAATATCTTCAGAACCATGTTTAATAAATTTATTTCCAGCATCATTACCAAATACTGATATTTGACCATTAATTCCACTAGCAATTCCTGAAACTTGAGAAGCATCTTCGATTATTTCTACTTTGGCAGATTCTTCTAATACATCTTCCCATCCTCTATTTTTAATTTCAGCTACCAGTTCTTTATAATTTAACCCATTTAAATAATCTTCATCTTCTTCAGATATATCTGGATAATTAGAAAAAACTTTAGATAATAAGAGATGAATATTTGACTCATCATTTTCTATATTTTTATCTTCGTCCAAATTTTTATTATATATAGTCATATTGATACAACCTCCTACTATTAAAAAATATTTCATTAATATTTTACTAATGTAATAGAGATAAAAATATCTCTATTACATTACTATATATTTGTTATGCATTAATCATTCTCTTTATTGATCATATTATTTAATACTTTTATATCCCAATTTATACTATCCATTTTCTCTTTTAAGTATGTTTTATAAGGTTTTTCTCTAGTATTAAGTTCTGTATTGATAGCCTGAAGCTTATCAGTAATATTGGCTACACACATTTTCGCTCTATTCTTCTCTTCTTCATCTAAATATACCATATTATTTATGCTCCCTTCTTTTCTTCTTTTAATAAAGTAACAATATCTGTAAATGTGTCTTTTAAGCCATCTAAAGCTTTATTCATTTCACTATTTTCGTCTATTGTTATCATATCATTATTTTCAATAACAAAAAATTCATTAGTTTCTTCATTCTTTACAATTTCATAAATATCTTTTTGATATTCTCTTTTATAAATATTAACAGGTGTTCTATTATTTAGCTTGCCAAGAGTACTTCCTAAGTTTTTGCCATTTATAATCATCTCTAAGGCTAAATTTTTAGAAATTTTAATCATAAAAATCACCCCTCTAATTTTCTTTTTTATCTTTTACTATAATATTACCTTTTACTTCAATAATTGATATATACTTTTTATACATTTTAGTTCTTGGTGAATAATCTTGTAAAAATTGTTTTGTATTCATTTGAGTTCTTGTATAAGGATGTTTAATTGTTATATCACAATTTTTACCCTCTAATAGTTCTGTTCCAGAAGCTTCCATATTTTCATATATTTCACCATCTAATTCTTTATCTTGTATATTTAAACTTGCTATTTGCTCTATAATTGACATATATTTTCCTAATAATTCATTATCTTTATAAAGTAATTCCATAGCAGCTTTTTCAGCTTGTAGTTTAGATATTTTTCCTCTAAGTTTATCTTTCTTTTTAAAAGACTCCGTTAATTTATTTTTGATTAAATCCTCAGTAGCTTCATTGTATCCTTCGTTTAAATTTTCTAATAATTTACCTTCCATTTTATATTCCACCTTTCTTTTTTACAGAATACTCTCCTTATAAATATTATAACATATTTTTTAAAAAATGGAACGCCGTTTATAAAATAAAAAATGAAGATATTTATAAAATATCTTCAATATAAAAATTATTCAATTGTAATATTAGAAATAGGGCATGTAGCTGCACATGTACCACATTCTATACAAGAATCTTGAAAAATCTCATAATGATTATCATCTGTTAAATAAATTGCAGCTGCAGGGCAATTATTCATACAAGCTCCACATAAAGCGCAATTATTTTGATTTATTTTATAAGCCATATAATTTTATCTCCTTTATATAAAATCTTGTTAAAACTTAAATATGCAAGAATTAAATAGATGATTTAACTATAAGTTTAATTCCTGTTCTAGCTTCTCCTTCAACTTCAACTTCCATAAAAGCAGGGATACATACCAAATCCATTCCAGATGGTGCTACATATCCTCTTGCTACTGCAATAGATTTAATAGCTTGGTTTAATGCTCCAGCTCCTATAGCATGTAATTCAGCTTTATCATATTCTTTTATTAGTCAGGCAATAGCTCCTGCTACTAAATTTGGTTCAGATTTGCTTGATATTTTTAAAATATTTTCTTTCATTTTTATTACTCCTTTTCTTCAATAATATTTTGTTCTAATTTTATTTGTTTTGTTCTTTCCTCTTCAATACTTAAATCAATGATTTTAACAAATATTGTAGTCATAAATATGACTATAGTTATTACAAATATAATATATCCATCTATTTCAAACTTTCCAAATCTCATTATTATACCTCGGTAAACATTTCTATTATAGTTTCTTTTGATATATTTTCTAAAGATAGATCATAATCAACAGGTCTAGTAACTTTTTTAAATAATTTATTTCCATCTTCATCAACCTGATCAGTTTCTACTAAAGTTTCTACTAAAGGCGAATCTGTTAAAGTAACATAAGGTTTTATTAATTCTTTTAATTCCATTTGAGTATCTGAATATGATTCTAAATAACTATAAGCACCTTGAGTAATCTTATTCTGATGAGTTACAATAGATGTACCTAATGAAAAGTCATTAAAGTAAAATCTAATATTATCATCTTTAATCTTAACTAATCCAAGTGTTATTTGGTTAACTTTATTTCCATTTGCATCATATTCAAATTTTTTATTTACTTTTGTAAGAATATTATTAGGATCCACAATAAAATTTTTGCAGATATCTGCAGTATTTGTTTTTGCTATAATAAATTCAAAAGGCACTTCATCTCTATTTGCAGTATAATTATTCAAAGTTAATAGAAAGTTTTTATTTTCACAATTTTTACCTATATAGAAGACTTCAGTAGCTCCTAGAGGTTTTGGTGCATCTGTTACATCTCCACTAAAGAAGAAATTAGCAGTACTTGATCTGTATAAGGTATTCCATCCATATTGTTCATTTTTATTTTGCATATGTAAATCTAAATCAACCCTACCATCATATCCATCCTTATCTAAGTTAGTCCAATGAACTCCTACTAACATATCTGATTCTCTTGGAACTTCTATATATGATCCTTCTGGAATATTATCCATAAATTGTTTTTCAGATTGAGGAACCATATATTTTATATTATCTGGTATATAAACAGTCTTACCTTTTAATTTTGTTTCAATTCTTTTTGTATATTCTTCCAATACAATATCCTTAATTATATTAGTTACATCAAAATATGACTCTGAAGCATTATATTCTTTAACATAACCTTTTCCATTTCTAACTTTATATAAAATACTTGTATTCTCTTCATTAGCTCTATAAGATAAAGAATTTATAATACGAGTCATTCTAAATAAATTAATATTTTTTAATTCCTTGATCAAATCATTTTTAATATCATCTAATTCAGCTTTAGATTTAATTTGTGTTAGAGTATCTAGTATATTACTTTCTAAAGGTTCATGATATTTCTTTGATAATTTACTAATATTATTTATCATAGAATTAATTTGCTTAGCTTCTTTATCATTAGGTTCATAATTTTTTCTTTTCATAGCTAAAAATAAGTTTTTATATCTTAAAAATATTTTTGCTAAAACTTCATATCCATTTGTTAATCTAGGTTTATCTTCTTCTGATTGATATTTATTTCTTAATTTTTTAGTAAATTTATTATTTTCATAATATCCCTTTAATACAACATAACCCTTCAATTCTGACCATAATAAATGAGTATCTGCTTCTTGTAAAGCTTTTATTGTAGCCTTATCTTTTATTAATAATGTTTTACCGGTAACTTTTCTAATCAAATATCTTAGAAATTCTACATTATTACTAGGTACTATATGGTATTTTTCATATAAAGCTATTTTAACTTCTCTATTTTTAACATCATCTACCATATCTAAATCAATATAATCAGATAATTCCATTACATCTGCTATTGTTTCTTTTGATAAAGCTATACCACTTGTTAATAATATCATTAACTTATCTTTTAATTCTTGTTCAGATAATTTATGTATTACAATCATAGGTATATCCTCTTCTAATTCTGGGATATCTAATTGTTCATGAGGAATATATACCAAGTCTTCATTATATAAACCTAAACTTTCTAATCCATATGTAGTAAAATAATGAATTAATTGTTGAGCTATTAAAGTAACTATAGGAGTATCTCTTACAATAGAAAAAGATTTATGAAACGTTTGATTCCATTTTTCTCCATCCTTACCATATAATTCTAGGGCTTTCTCTAATATAGTTGGTGAAGGTTCTTCTAAGAATAAAATACCATTACCATAAGCATTCTCTCTAAGTTTCCCATCATAAGACTCATTTTCACTAATAGTATAGCCTTTAAATAATCTCAATTCTGCCTCAATTTGTTTCTCATTCATCATAAATTTCTACCTCCTTATTATTTATAACATCTTTATAATACTCCTTTAATTGCTTATATGATGCTATATCTTCATAAGGTATAGTATAAAATTTTTGATCCTCATCCCTCTAAGACAAATTCATTTTTATCTAACTTCCTAAATAAAAACAGGTTGAGATGTAATAATATCATTTGCTTAAAAGGCAAATCCACATTGGATTTTATAGATAGGAACATCTTATAACCTGTTTATCTAAATACTTATAATGACGAGATGTAAGCATTTGCCAATTTTCGAGATCGGTGCGTCTACCAATTCCGCCACTCCCTCATTAAAATGGTGAGGGAGACAGGACTCGAACCTGTAAAAACTAATAGGAACATCTTATGCCATATTTTATTTAATTAGACGAGAAGTATAAACAATGCAATCGCTCTACCAACTGAGCTACATTACCCTAAGGTAATGATAGGATTCGAACCTACGACAAATTGCTGGACCATGTAATTTAAAGGAACTTCTTATGTCTAAATTTATTATTAAATATAGAGTACCGGAAAGTATAAAAACAATCTCCCAAAAATTGCGTTGATTACTCAACATCTTAAAAGGAACTTTCTATGGTACATGAGCAATGTAATAAGACGAAGACTAAATTTTAAAGTAGCCCAAAGACTACTCTTGGAATCGAACCAAGTAGAGTCTATTGTATAGACTCATTAACCATTTTTATAAAGGAAGTCTTTATGTCTTATTGTATTAGTATATCATACTAAAATATAAATTACAAGACGAAATGTACAAAATGGCTTGCAGGATAGGATTTGAACCTATGGCCTTAGATTATTAATCTAATGCTCTAACCAGCTAAGCTACCTGCAAAATACTTTTTTACAAAAGTACTTTGATATTATATAGGAACATTTTATGTCTTGTATTATTTAATAAGGCGAAAAGTATTTAAGCGCTCTAGCCAACTGAGCTACAGTTACTATTTCTAGTACCTGGTTGGACTTGAACCAACGACCTCTCCGTTATCAGCGGATAATTTATCAAGGAACTTTTTATGCCTATATATTATAACAACTTACTAAATTTATTTAAGTATATTTTTATGACTAACATTCCAAATATCATTATATTGTTTAATTTTATCCCAGTAAGCATCATAATTTATTGAAAATCTACACCCAGTTTCTTGCCAGCTAGAACACCCATAAAAAATTTCTCCTGTATTTCTATTTACTTTTTCATTAAGATTAGATCCACAAGATGGACAAAACCCCTGTAATAATCGTTTCTGATATAAATTAAAATCATATTTATATTTATCTTTCAGAATAGCTTTATCTAAATATAGATCATCCACACAGTTAATTAAAGCCTCTCCTAGACATACACTTGTATCATAATGTGTTACAGGTATTTCAAAAGAACTTTGATCTGATGTAGGAAATTTTAATTTAATTTTTTTATATTCATCTAATAATTTTTTATCTATCAATTCTTCTAAACACCATTCTATATGCATTATATTTTTTGCTAAATTATTATAATATTTAGAAAAATGATTGATATTAAATTTACAATATTTACAATCATTTTGTATAGAAGCAAAATAATTACCTCTTTTACTTAAACATTTTGATAAAGGGCATTCAACAGCATCACTTGAAAAAGGATGTTTTAATTTAATTTTATCTAAAATTGATTGATTAATTTCTTTAGCTTTTTTATTGTATATCCAATATTTACAAGGTGTTTCATTACAAATAGCTTCTATAAGATCTTGTTCTGTAATATCACGATCAAAAGAAGATAAATCTATTTCTATTGTAGAAAGATTAGCTATTTCTAATTTAGCTTGCTTCACTTCATCAACTTTATGAGTAACATATATTTCAATAGCTATTTTTATACCATTAACAACAATTATAATATCAGGTATAAAATCTCCTTCACTTTTTTCTAAATATACTTCTTGTATATCAACTTCTCTCCAAGATGTAATAGGTCCTACAATACTATCTACAGGAGGTAATTTTATCTTTTTTATTTTTGTAAATATATCTTTGGCCAATAAATGCAAACTTGTTTGATAGCCGTAAGCGCAGTTAGAACCATTAATATGACTAAAATGCCATATATTTACATTTCCTTTTCTAGCGATTAAAGGGCTCCCACATGCAGGACAAATACAATTGCAATTTTTACCTCTTTCAATATCTTGTATTTTAACTATTTGATTATCTTTTATTGCAACTTGCATATTACAATGATGATTCAATATTGATCTACCTCCAATTCCACTATAATAAAAAAAGATGTTATCTTTATTATTAATAACATCTTTATCATACAAATATTATTTAATTAATGTAAGGATAATTAGCTAACCAAGCTTGACATGCCTCTAATATACCAGAACTCTTTAAATCTCTTATAGCTTTATATTGTTTATAATTTTTCTTATCCTTATTATATTGATCTTGTAATTCAAAGTTCTCAATTAATTCACCATATAAACGACTAAACATTTCTCTATTGCTACAGTTGTTCATTTTCATTTTTAATTGAGTTTCTTGTAATTTAAGATCTTTAGATACAAACATAGTAGGTATTTCTATCTTTGTATAGTTAACTAATTTCTGAACAGTAGTCCTTATTTCATCTATACTAGGCAAAGTATTATTAGTTACATTATCTCTATGTTCATAAGCATCTATTAATGTCTCACATACAGCTTCATATCCTTTTAATAAAGCAGCTAATTCTTTAGGACGGACTGAATAATATATACACCATTTAGTCATATTATCTGCTGCAGTTGCTAAATTTAATGATCCATATTCAGGATATTTAAATCCTACAATATGATGTGTATCAGCTTTTCTAACACCGTAAGCCAATAAACACATAACATCTTTATGAGCTTTTTTGAAGATAGAGTTATCTTGAGGAGATACCTTTTCATATCTTAAATTGTTACCTTTAAAATAACCCTTATTAAAGACTTCACAAATACCTGTTTTAGAATCAATCGCTACTTTACGATATTTTTCATAAGACATGATTATTCATCTCCTTGGTTATCATCAGTTATTTCCATTTTAATATGTTTTCTTGATTTATCATCTTCAAATAAGTTTGATAAACGAGTACGTTTAGCTTTAGCATTGTAGTTATAGATAGATTCAACTTGTTCAAAACATGTTGCAACATCTTTCCAAGATTTCATGAAGTGGCCTGATTCTCTTAATACATTTATTAATTTTTCTTTATCTACTTCTGGATAATCATAGCAAAATACTAATACTTGGAATAATTGTTGTATACTACTTCCTCCAGGTAAAGCAGAATAATTATTCTTGTATATTTCTATAGCTTGATATGCATAGTCTAATCTTTCTATAGCACTTTTATATTTTTCTTCAGATATAAATAAGTTACCTGATTTAATTGGTCTTGGTGTTGCTTTACTTGTTTTAAATAAAGCTGTAAATAAAACATTTAAGTTAGCTCTAGGGTATTTATCAACTAAATCTAATAAATATATATAGCTTTGATTTCCTTGTTCTGCAAAGCATTCTATATAATCCATTAATCTCCAAGGTGTTTGATTTATATTCATTGTGATACAATCATTAATTCCTAATCCAGGTTTAACTATATAGTAGATAGGTAATTTTAATCTACTAAATGCTTCTAATCTTCCTTGACCATCTATAACCTCATATTTTTCATTTACTAATACAGGCATAGGTTGTGGTCCTATTTTCTTTATAGAATCAATTATTTTTGCTACTCTTGATTCTCCCACTTTTCTATTTCCTTCTAATCTTTTAAATTTTCCATAATCTGTTGTTTCTAAAACGTTAATCATAATTTTAATACCTCCATTTGATAATTTGTTCAACTCAATTGATAGTTGTTTGATTTTTATTCTTTATTTTCTATTTTCCATTTATCATCTTTTAGATTTGTTCCCATCATTTGTAATAAAGCTTCAGCTTGTCCACATGTTGAGCATATTTCAGTTTTATTATCCTTTCTACTTAAAGCTGGATAATCTATATATGTATTTCCACATCTAGGACAAATTCTCTCTCTTAAAGGCATCTTTATACCTCCTTTCTTCAAAAGAATTATAATGCCAATCTTTAAAATTAGCTGTTAAGTATTCTTGAAGTTCTTTTTCTTGTTGCTTCTTAAAATTATAAACTTTATTTAAATTAACTATATCTTCTTCTAATATACTTAATTCTGATTGTGTGTATAAATATTTTCTTTCTACTTCTCTACAGTAACGATCTCCCTCTAGCTGTACTACAAATTTACATCTATCACACTCATCTTTATTATAGCATCTTTCCCACATTTTAATTTTAGCCTTATAGTGCTTTGAACCTTCTTTAGGTTTTTCTCCTTCAAAAGTATTTTTCTTAATAAAGACCAATTCAGCTTTTTTGTAATTGTATTGACTATTAGAACTATTAGGCCATACCAAAATATATACTGTATCTCCTACTTTAATATCATAGTCGTCCAAGTAATCAACTAGTTTAATATAATCAGATCTCATCTATTTCTCGCTTCTTATTATTCATCATTTTGTTTTATCATTCTCCAATTATAATCTTTATAGGGTAGTTTCAATTCTTCATTTGTATTTAAATTTAATAATACTAAACTAACATCTATGATAGTTTTCTGGTTAGCTGAATATGTATGCTGTATGTCTAAGATTTTGTAGTGCGCATCATCTTCATTCTTAGTAATAATATCATCAATTTCATAAGGTATAAATAACATAAACTTTTGCAAATCCATTCTATAAATTCTCCTTCACGTAATTATCTGCTAATATTATATAATATTTTTGAAAAAATGGAAAGCTATTTTTAAAATTTCTAATAATTTTTAAAAGATGGAAAGAGATATATAGACTTCCCATAGTACCATATTAGACTCAAATAACAAAATAAGGCTAGTATATTACAACTAACCTTTAAAATATTTTTTATATTCAGATAATTCTTCCTCCTCATATTTTTTAGCTTCTTCTAAAGCTATTTCACTAAAAGATAGATCTCTTTTTGATACATAATAAGTATTACCATTCCATTTAACAATACACCAAGTACCATAAAAATTAGTAAAATTCTCTTCTATTACATCTACTATAGCCATATTAGGTATATTACTATATCCTCTAGCTAATTGTGTTTTCCAATCTTGATTGGCTAAAGTATTAAGTGCTACAGCTTGTCTCATTATTTTTCAAACTCCTTATCTTTTCTTTTTATTATTTCATTTATATCTTCTATAGTTTCTACAGAGTAAGCTATTATCTTGCTATCTAAATCGTCTATAGGTTCATTTATATTTTTATAGCAATACCAAAAGAAATTATCTCTGCAAGATTTATCTTTTTGGATTATTTCTTCAGTAGCATTCTCATCAATATCATATTGTAACCATTGTAAATTAAAAAGATTAAAATATTTATCATTAACTTTATCTAGTATATCCCAATCTTTATTATATAAATTTATATCTATCTTATCTTTTCTTCTAACTGTTACATCTATTCTAGGATAACAACCATCTCCATGATCTTTAATTATATAATTAAATTGTGTAAGTTTTTTCATATAATGTTTAGAAATAAATATAGTATATTTTAATTTTAACCATTCTTTAAATCTATGCTTCCATTCATATATCCAATCATGAATAAATTGTCTTAATAATCTAAAAGAAGATCTATCATCTTCCCATATATATCTGGTTTGACATCCAGCATATTCAACACTTCTAATTCTATGCTTTTTCATATATTTTAAAGCTTTTGTTAATTCAAACATATCAAAAGGTTCTATTTCTTCTTCATTAGGGTCAGGTTTACATAGATACTCATTCCTATGAATACCTATAACAAACCCAGATCTAGATGGCCTAAATTTATCTAAATCTCTTTCATACTGTGTAAAGAAAATAAGTTCTGTTAGATAATCTAGATCTAATCCATTTAACCATTCTATATGTTCTTCTTTAAACCAATCAGATTTATTTTTTGATCTTCGAGCATTCCAGAAAGCGAACCTAAATCCTGGAATTTCTTTTATATAAAATTCACATATAGTATTTTGATCAGCTTTTTCAGTATATTCATCATCATTATATTCTTTATTTATAATATGAAACCCAGTTTCCTTTTCTATCTGTTTAAAAGCTATTTCTATTAAATCTTTATTTGATTTTATAGGCACTCTCCATCTTTCTCCCATTGAGCTTCTTGCTCCCTTCTTCTTTTTATTATTTGGTTGAATTCTTCTATATATTTATTATAATCAGGTTCATTTTTACTACTAATATATTTTATATTCCCTCTTTAATAAAATCTATTTAAACCTTATTTTTGTTTGAATTTGTCTTATTAAAATATAATGAAGGACAAATAGTTTTTGCTACTTCAATAAATTTTTCTTCTAGCTCTTCTGATTCATTAATGTTTTCTAAAATATCTATACCAATATCAATTAATTTAGCTCTCTCTTTAGCTTTTTTCCAAGTATGAGAATGTATTATATTATTAGCTATAACCATTAAACACAATGTTAAATTAATTGCACAACCATATCTAGAAAGATGTAATCCTGTTAATACATCTATAATAGTAGTTGTAATTAAGATGACTGTTTGTGTACTTAACATAATTATATTTAAAGGCATATAGCTTTTCATATGTTGATTAAAAATTAAATCAGATAACTCTGTTTGCATCAGCATTTTTAGTAATTTTCTATCTATCATTAATTATTACCTCGCTTCCATATAACTAGCTCATATAAAGGTTTAAGCTGTTCTATTATATTATAACATGTATTTAAAAGATTAGTATTATTAATTTTTTCATCATATCTAGGAAAATGTTTTAACATAGAAGACCACATTCCATCTTTATCATATTTTCTATAAAAAGATATGAAATCTTCAGCTTTTTCATTATCCAAATCAAATGCATGATTTTCTTGCTCGTTTCCTATATTCCAAACATAACCATAACCTTGTAGCTCTTTAATTTTAGCTATAATTTTATCTTGTAAATCTACATCATCTAAATGCTCATGCATATACATTCTATCTACAGCATAATTTGGCACTGAATGAAAAATTCCTATCTCAATACCACTATAACAAATATTTACTTGTAAGCAAGCATATTTTTGAAATCCTAGTTTTTTATCTTCAGCTGTCCTTTGATAATTAGGAAGACTATTTATTATTTCTTCTAGATCTTGAATATCTCTAGAATTTCTACCATATCTAATACCTAACCAATCAACTCTATAATTATTAAAAGCACAAGGATAAGATAATGATGTTATATGCTCAGGATTTTTATGAATAGCTAAATTTAATCCTCCTTGTAATATCTTTGGATATAATAATTCTCTATTTAAGTCAAGAAGTTTTTCTTGAACTTTTTTCCTTTGTTCTCTTATTACACTTGTATTTAGTGTAGCATTATCTTTATGAAATGTATTATAGTCATCATCTGTAAAATAAAAATTACTAATATCTTTAGCCATTTTTATATTCCTCCTTATATATTATCTAAATTTAATTTATTTAAAAACTCTTTAACTTCTTCATCTGTAACAAATGAGTGTTCTGTTTCTTTTTGATATTCCATCTCTTCTTCATTTAATTCTTTATGTCTTACCATGTATCTATGTATGTCATCTTCATTATATTCTTTTATACAATTATAATTACGTACATATACTTCATAATATATTTCTTTATTATTTTTAATCCAAGATTTACATATTACTCCAATTAAATAATTTTCTACTATAACAATATCACCAAAACAAAATTTCATTAATTTCTACCTCCTAATAAATAACAAAAGTACCTGAATTTTATAGTTCTATCTAAATCTTTACATATTGAGTATGCTCTTTGTTTTGTTATATTATATTGGTTTCCTAGCTGTTCATAAGATAACTTTTGAGTCATTCTTAACTTAAATATATCTAAATTACGTTGATTAATTCTAGGACGACCTCGAGCTTCTATAAGTAGATCATTTACATATATATTATTATTCTCTATTTTATAGTTAAATACACCATAACTTAGATATGAATTAAAAGCTTTTGTTATATCTATAATCATTCTAACTTAACCTTTCTATCAAGATCATAGCCTAATAGAGCACATTTGAGTTTTATTTGATCTACATTTAACTCATTTATAGGACTATTAAGAACATGTAAAAATTGTTGCTGTACAACCTCATCAAAACTCTTTATATAATCAATAGCTTCTTGTCTTTTAGCTTTTAGTTTATTTGAATAGCTTTGTAAATCAGTTTTCCCTCTTTCACATAATCTTTGTTTAGTTTGATAACTTCTTTCATAATTATTATTATGTCCTTTTTGAAAACGAGTATTAACTCCTGCTCTTTTTAATTGCTCATCCATGTTATTGTTTAATGCATGGTTGTGCATTACTTCACTATACTCATTAGATGTCATTTTAGTACTATGGTCTAATCCATATTTATCACAATATTCATTTTTAGTCATTTTATGAGCATACCATATATGCTGTTGTAATTTAGTAAAAGCTTTACCACATATATGACAAACAGGCCAACCATATTGTGCAGAATCTTCTTTCTGTACTCTTGATAAGCTTCCATATTGGGAAGGATACCAACTACTATAATTATGTAATATAAAATATTGATAACAAGATGTACAATAACCTAAACTTAATGGTCTTTTTTGTTCTTTACCACAAAATTTACATTTATTTTCCATAATATACTATCCTTTCCAATAACAATTATCTCTATAATATTCCCTATCTTTAAGTGTTTCAAGATATTCTTGTAAATTCTTCTTTCGTTTTTTATTTTTTGTTTCATTAATTAAATTAATAATATACTCTTTTTCTTTATCATCATTAATATAATTATATCCATCATTTTTATCCATCAACTTTATATGATTTACTCCTTTCTATAAATATGACTATCTTGTAATTCATATTCATAATAATTAAAATCATCATCTATAGTTTTGAATCTATCTCTTAATAAATCTACTTCAGTAATTTCCACCATCTCTAAATTACCTGTATTAAAGTTTTCTCTTTCCCAATAATAAGTTTTAGGTTCTTTTTGTGTTACAAGAGCTTCAGTTAACTCTTCTAACATTTGTTTAACAGTAACCCTTTTCATTATTCAACCACCTCAGGTTTTAAATTTCTATTTGTTACTTTATATTTAGGTTCTATTGACAAATCCCAATTTAAAACGTTATTAAAACCTAAATTACCATATATTAAAATCCATATATAAGTTTGTCCAATATCTATTACTTTGCATAATAATGATATCTTTGAATTATTAGCTCCTGTAGTATTATAGTATAATTCTTGACCTATAATAATTTCATTTTTATTCATAATATCCTCCTTTAAATAAGCAGAATTTTTGCTATCAATAATATTATATAATATTTTATAAAAAATGGAAAGTAGTTTTATAAAATTTTTATTATTTTTAAAAAGATGGAAATATATTTAAGATAAAATAAAAAGAAGTAGTTTATTCAACTACTTCAGTATTATCAATTATTAATTGTTTTGTATTATTTATTGCTTGTTTTAATACATCTTCAGGAATTGTAATATCATACACTTCTCCTGACCTAGCTAATCCAGCACAAGTACAATCTATAACCATTTCTAATACATCTATAAGATTTACATCTTCAGGAACACTATCATTTAAATGATGTCTTTCTGTTTTATGAATTTGCCACCAAGGTAAATCTTTAAAATTTTGATCTTTCTTTCCAGAAGTAAAATCTTGATAGAATTCATCAATATGATCTACTTTTGTATGATCATGATTCAATACTTGTTTCTTTAATAAATCAGCTATTACATATCCCCAATGTTGTACATCTTCAATATGAGATAGAGTATTATCTAATAATAACTCTTTTGACATATTACCCTCAGCTGTTCTTGTATCTGCATTTTTACTTCTTTTCATTTTAATTTTATCCATTTTTATTATTCCTTTCATTAACTTTATCTTTTAAATGTTTAACTTGTTTTTTGAATAAATCTATTAGATCATCATCAACTAGATTATTTTTTAAATTAATTAAAAATCCATTTATTATACCAGCTAATTGTTCAAAATCATTTTCCTTCCAACCTTTAGTAGTCATAGCAGGAACACCTATTCTTATTCCAGATGATTTCATTGGAGGTAATGTATCATTTGGTATTTGATTCTTATTAACAGTAATATTAATTTTATCTAAAGCTGCTTCTACTTCTTTACCTGTCAATCCTAAAGAATTATATACATCTAATACAAACATATGATTTTGTGTTCCATTAGATATAACTTTATAATCTAATCTTATAAATTCATCTGCAAAGGCTTTTGCATTTTTTAGTATTTGCTGAGCATATTCTTTAAATTCTTCTGTCATAGCTTCTTCAAAACAAATACCTTTAGCTGCTATGATATGTTCTAGTGGACCTCCTTGAATACCTGGAAATACAGCTTTATCTATCTTTTTAGCTATTTCTTCATCATTAGTTAATATTAAACCACCTCTAGGACCCAATCCTATTTAATTTATTTACATTCATCTTAATTTTGGACCTGTTTTAAACTTTCTCCTACTACATCTATTTCAGTTCCGCAATCACATATACAGTGCCATGTAGTTTTTGAAACTTTTTTATTTTTCCTATTATAAACCTTGTTTTTAGTCCTATATAATACAGTTAGTCTAAAGAATCGCTCTCCTGTTAAATCTTTTAAATAACTCATAAACCTACCTCTTATATATTTATAACAAGTTTTATATTTATTATTGAATGTAAATTATAGATACGCTACTATCTATTTAGGTTATTAACCTCTTATATTTTCATATAAGTTTAGACTATATCTTCATCTTATATAAAGATGCCCACCACTTCCATCATCAATAACTTATGATGTACTCCTTTCCAGGATAGTCGTTGAACCTTCTCTTTCGAGCTTGGCTGCTGATTGCCTATTATTCTAATACTTAGGATTTAACCATATATCATCTAATTAATTTTTTCTACTTTCGTAACATTCACATTTATATCATCTAAGATATTATGTTTTAGTTTAATTAGCTTTAAGGGTTTCCAGCAATTCAATGGGTTTATCTTGCTCTTTATGAACAAGTGCGCTTTTTCTAGAGATGATTTAACGCAAAGTTTTATGAGTAGTACTTGTTACTACATCAGCATATTCACAAGGGTTTGGGTGCACTCCTGCTGCTACTAAACCTGCAACATGTGCCATATCACGTTATGTTATTCTATATATCTCTATATAGTCCAGACTATACCATTAACTTTTATATTTCCAAATATATGGATTAGGTCTCTTTATTTTGTTATTACAAGAATTATATATAGTATACTTAGATATACCTGTTATCTTAGATGCATCTAATACACTTTCAAATTCATTCAATAAATTATTATTTACATCAAATTGCATAACAGCTTTTCCATGAGTTATATGAGCTTGTAATTTACTATTATCACATAGCCCAATATCATAAGCATGTTGTGTGTTTCTAGATGGAGTACACCACTCTAAATTAATAGAAATGTTATTAAACTTATTACCATCCAAATGATTAACCTGAGTTTTAAATTTTACATCATCATTATATACAAAGGCTTTAGCAACCAATATATGTAATAAAAAATCATATTTTTTATTATTTTTTCTCAAACTTACAATTATATATTCCGATTTTCTAATAATTTTACTATAATCATATATCTTCTCTTTAAATTTTGCTTTAATCTTTTTACCTTTTCGTATATATTCTACTTCATGATATAACCTTTTAATTCTAGCTAAATTACTTATTTGATATAATCCTTCAAAATTTTCTATATCTTTCCATATTTCTTTCATATAAAGTCACCCCTTGGTAGTCGTTGAGAGCTTACCTTATTATTTATAATATATAACAACTTAGGTCTATCTCTGCTGATTGTCTAATCTTTTAAATTTTCAGATATATTAATTATTTCTAATTAATATTACTATTAAAAGCTCTAAAGAGTTTCCAGCATATTCAGGGTTCGATAATATATCACTATATTAAAGGGCTGTTTCACTTAGGCATAAAGTGAGTTAACCATATAAATAGGTCTATAACCTTTAGTATTTATAAAATCATCTAATATATCACTAAATACTCTATAATCTATTATTTGTGAATATGAACTAGCTCCTACTATAATCATATGAGGTTCATATTTATATAATTTCTCTTTAAAGTCTTCTATATCAATTTTTCCTTCTTCATTTACTCCATAAGAAACTATATTATAATCTTGACCAGAAAAGCTCATTTTATGTCCGGTGACTTAAATGTCCACCATGAGACAAATCCATACTTAATACAGTATCTCCAGGCTTTAATAATGCTCTAAATACTGCTTGATTAGCTGAACTACCACAGTGAGGTTGTACATTTGCATAATTACATTTAAATAATTTACAAGCATCATTTATAGCTTTTTGTTCTATCATGTCAACATATTCACAACCACCATAATATCTTTTTTCTGGATAGCCTTCTGCATATTTACAGGTTAATATAGATCCAGCTGCATCTAATACTCTTTGACTGGGGAAATTTTCTGAAGCAATTAATTCAATATTATCATTTTGTCTTTTTCTCTCTAATTCAATAATCTCTTCATAAGTTATAGTATCCAAATCTTTCATATATTAATTCTCCTTCACTATCTTAAATGTATAACCTGTTTTTAATTTATCACAGGTTACAATATAATTTCGATTAATTCTAGTTGCAAAACAATATTGTTTACCTTTAGAAGTTTCTGAAATTAAACCAGTTTGAATAACTTGCTGAATATAATATAAAGCTTCATAATCTTCTAAATCAGTATAGTTATGTATTATTAATTTATCAGATTTTGCCACTCTATATTACCTCTTTTCATATAATATAACTTTATTTTTCTTTAAACTTTGTTGTATATCTATAACTCTTTGATTTGTTGAACCACAGTATTTTAATCTTATATCTTTATGCTCTTCTTCAAATCGACCATCTACTAGAACATCTATATATTTGAATATATCTTTATTTATTACATTTTCAAATAAAAATCCTGTCCATACCCATATTGTTTTATCTGGAAATTTTTCTTTAAAGGCTTTAGCTAATTTTATAGTTCCTAATATATTAAATTCATGAAGTGGTTCTCCACCTAATATTGATAATCCATTTATATATTCTTTATCGGATAATTCTAATAATTTATTTATTGTATCATATGTAAACTCTTTACCTTTATTAAAATCATGTGTTTCTGGATTGAAACAATTCTTACAATTAAATGAACACCCTTGTACAAATATTGATACTCTTACTCCCGGTCCGTTAGAAATATCCATTTTTCTAATTTTATTATATCGCATCATTACACCTCAATTCTCATTATCATCTTCATCAAGTTCTTCCTGACAAAAAGTACATATATCATCATTATTTTCATGTTGCCATTTTGTTATTTTAGAATCACATATTTTGCAATAATAATTTTCTTCCATTATTTTTTCTCCTTAATATAATGACCTAACTGCCAATCATCATAAGTATATTTTTCTGGCATTCCTCTCTGTTTTTCAGTTTTAGTTCTACCCCAACCAGTTCTCCAATCTTCTACCTCATCTGGAATGTACTCCCATACTTTTGTAATTACTTTTCCATTAGATGATTTATAGTCAAATTTTTCAATTCCATTTTGATATAAAAATTCTTCCATTTCCCATCTATTACGAAATTTATATTTTAACAAATCAGGAGATATATTTTCAAAGTAAACGAAATAATCTTTTCCTATATGTTCTCCATAACCTTTAATTTTTAATGAATCACCTATTATTAAATTATTATTGCACATTAAAATATACCTCCTATTATAATATATTAAGCATCTTTGTTATCTAAGTGGAGTACCCTTTCCTTTATTTCTTGAGTTCTTCCTTTATTCCAGAAATTACTTCCTATATATCCGCAAGTTCTTCTTGCTACATTTAAAGTATCATGATCTCTATTACCACAATTTGGACAATACCATTCTAGGTTCTCATCTATTAATATTTCTCCATCATATCCACATTTTTGACAATAATCTGATTTAGTATTTAATTCTGCATACATTATATTATCGTAAATAAATTTCATTACTTCTAATATAGCTTCTGTATTATTTTGTAAGTTAGGCGTTTCTACATAAGATATAGCTCCTCCTGGGCTTAGTCTTTGGAATTCACTTTCAATACCCAATTTTTCAAAAGCATCTATTTCTTCAAATACTGGTACGTGGTATGAATTTGTTATATAATTTCTATCTTTACCATCTAGTTTTTCAAAAACATCTTCACCAAATCTTTGTTTTAAACATTTAGCAAATTTATATGTAGTAGATTCAATAGGAGTACCATATAATGAATAACCTATACTTTCAGCTTGTTTCCATTCAGTACACTTATCATTTAAATGTTGCATAATTTTTAATCCAAATTCTTTACCTTCTGGATCTGTATGTGATTTTCCTGTCATTGCTTTAACACATTCATATAATCCAGCATAACCTAATGATAATGTTGAATAATTATTTAATAGTAATGGTTCTATTGTATCATCTTTATCTAATCTTGCTAATGCTCCATATTGCCATAATAATGGCGCTCTTTTTGCTTGTACATTCTTTAATCTATTATGACGACATTGTAAAGCTTTATGACATATATCTAATCTCTCATCTAATATTTTCCAGAATTTATCCATATCCTTATTTGCTGATAATCCTACATCTGGTAAATTTATTGTTACAACACCTTGATTAAATCTTCCATAATATTTTCCTTTTCCTTCTTGGTAATTTAATGCTTTTGATGGATTACCTTTTACTGTCCAAGGTGTTAGGAAACTTCTGCAGTTATGTGATATAATGCCAGATAAATCAAATATATCATTAGATACTTCGAAATCATAAGTATCATACGTATCGTTATCTAATTCAATATCAATTATATCATATAAAGTTTTAGTATCAGTAGACATTAATTTATGTTCTTTAGTTAGTTCTATAGTTTCAACTCTACCTAAATTAGTATGTAATGGATGATCTTCAGTTACGTGCAAAGTTTGTTCTACCCCATCCTTAATGAATGTTATAGCATATAATTTTAAAGGACACTTATTTTTAAAATTATGTAATATAGCTAATACAGGTTCCCAATGTTGTCTACTTTTTATATATACATTAAAGTTATCTGTTCTTTTTATCCAAGTAAAAGCTCTATTTGAAAAAGTGCTATATGAGCTACCTTTCATAGCATTTAAACAGTTATTACTATCAAAATTACCATTACAAATACAATCTTTAAAATTTACACATAATTCATCTGATAAATCAATATATTGTGATTCTATAGATAATAATTCATCTATTGAACATTCCTCCAATAATTCATATTTATAATTATTAATATCAAAATCAGCTATATAATAATTATCTCCTAAAGTTCCCATATGAGTTGTTCTAGCTCTATGTTCACATAGCCTTCTATGAATATTTTTAGAGCTACCTATATAATATTTACCAGATGGAATATGAGTTATTTTATATATACCACATTTATCCTTAAACTTAGTAATTTCTGAAGGGTTATTAAATCCACCTCCATGATTTGGTGTACAAGCATTTATAATTTTAAAAGCTTCTTCCACAGTTATATCATTAAATTCTTGCTCATTTACTTTGATAGAAACAATTTCATCCCCTTTTACAGCACCCATACAAGGATAACAATCTCCATCTCCGTATTGATTTATTTTATTTTCTTTCATTACTTTTTCAGATATATAATCAGGTACTAATCTTTTTGCTGTACATTTTGCAGCAAGTTCTGTTAGATACCAATATTTGCTATCTTCATGAATATTATCTTCTTCTAATACATAAAGTAGTTTTGGAAATGCGGGTGTTACATATACACCTTTTTTATTTTTAAATCCTAATATTCTTTGTTTTAAGAATTCTTCTATTATCATAGCTAATTCTTCTTTATATTCATCCGTTTCACCTAAATACATACATACAGATAAGAAAGGCGCTTGACCGTTTGTATTTGTCATTGAATTAACTTGATAATTGAATGTTTGTACTCCAGCTTCTACTTCTTTTCTTGTTCTTTGCATTGCTATTTCTTTTATTTTATTTTCATATTCTTCGTTAGATAAATCCCCTAATATATGTATACTTTCAAATTCTTTACTTACTTCTTCATAATATCTATTATAACTATCTCTAACAAAAGGAGCTAGATGAGTTAATGAAACAGTAGCACCACCATAACTTGATGATGATACACCTAAAATTATTTGAGTTGCTATTGTACAAGCAGTTATAAATTTATGAGGCTTTTCTATCATTACTCCATTTATATTTGTTCCATTTTGAAGCATATCTTCTAAATTAATAAGTTCACAGTTATGAATTGGTTGAGCAAAGTAGTCTGCATCATGAAAATGTATTATTCCTTCATCATGCGCTTTTACAACATCTTCTGGTAATAAAAATCTTCTTGTAATATCTGTAGAAGTAACTCCAGCAATATAATCTCTAAGTACGGTTACAGCTTTAGCGTCTTTATTTGAATTTTCATTATTCCAATATTCACTATCTCCTTCAAGAAGTTCTTTTATAGTCTGATCTGTTGTATTAGATTTACGTACTAAATCTCTTTTATATCTATAAGTAATATACTCCTTGGCTAAAGCATATTTACCAAACTCCATTAATTTTTCTTCTATTATATCTTGTATATCTTCTACAAGCATTCTCTTTTTACCAAGACTTTCTACATATGTTATAATATCATTTATTTGTTCCTTAGTTGCTCTTTCTTTTGGCTTTACTTCATTATTTGCTTTTCCAATAGCTGTACTAATTTTTTCACTATTATAATCTACAATAGTTCCATCTCTTTTAACAATCTTCATAATATCCTCCTCTTCTATTTGAGATATTATATAATGATTATAATTATTTTATATCTTAAAAATTATTATAGGTTAATATAATATCAGTAATTTAAAATATTAAATTCTATTTAGATTTTTTCCAATTAGAATTATAATCATTGATAAAATTTAAAAGTTGTTCTAAACATTTGTTATCCCAAATAGTATCAGATATTGGATAAAAACAAAATTTTCTCCAAGCTCCATACCATTTAACTTGACCTAAAGGAATATTTTGTAAATTTTCAATATGTATAATAGGAGTTTTTCTATTATCTAAATATTCTTCATATAATTTAAAATAATCCCCTTTAAATATAAGATTTTTCATTAATTATTCCTCCTTTATTTAAGAAAATCTTCTATTATATTAGATATAGCAATACTTAGACATCCGAAAATCCATTCTATTAAATAAGAATATTCAATTGCATATTTATTACGAATAATAGTACCTAAAAGAGCACATATAACAATTGTAAATATTATTAGTAGACTTTTTAAAATAATCTTTTTCATAATTATACCTCTTTATTTGTCAGTTTAGCTGGGTCCCAATAAGCTGATCTAAAACCTCTAGCTATATCTATTAGATACAGATCATAACCACAATTATCATGATTTATTTTAGACATAAAATCAATACTCCAGATACCTTTAAGATCATCATCAAATTCTAAAGTATTAATATCTCTTCTAATCTGTCCTTCTAATATTCTCATAGTTTCTTGATGATTAATATTTCTTCCAGGTATTTTATTATGAAACCAATTAAATATTATATTATCTGTTTTATTTGTAATACTTTGATTACAGTAATCATAATCCCAATAATCTACAATATATTCTATTTGTTTTAAATCCATATTATAAAATACTCTTATTTCTTCTTGTAAAGGCATTCCATTATATATAGTTGGTATTTCTCTTGGATCAGAATATATTAAATCTCTAATAACCAATTCAGTATATCCTCCAGTATCATACATTGTAGATTGATAATTTATTTTCCATAATTGTTCTGCAAGATTATCTTTAGATGCTATACTTGTATTGAAATCAAATTTATTTGAATAACATCCATTTTTAATATTATAAAGTTTATTTGAATCCATTTTATCTAAAGAAGGTTTTAATATTTCATTAATTTTATTCCAATTAACTTTATTTATATTATCAGTTTCTTGCATTACTTTTATATCTTCTAAGGTAAATATTTGATTACTAATAATATCAGCATGTTTAAAATTACCAAAGTTTATAATATGGTTATACCAATTACTAAAATTTTCAGGATATTCTCTATCATCAATATAGCATTTCTTAGTTAATTCTTCAAAGTATTCAGGAGTAAACTGTTTACTTACTTTAGATAATAATTTATCTAAGTCTGTATTATTCATCATCTTCCTCCTCAGGTATATTATAAGTTTGTTTCATAATAGCTATTGTATCACAGAGAATATTAACTGTTCTTATTAGACCTTCATTACTTAATTCAGATAACCATTCATTTCTTTGATCTGAAGTCATATCTTCTAATAATACATTTTGTCTTTCTACTCTTATATAAATTCCACTATTCAT